ATGAGAGTGTTGGTCGTTTGCCTGGGTAACATTTGTCGCTCCCCAATGGGCGAGGCAGCATTACGCAAGCACATCATCGCAATCGGTAAAAACGAGGAAATCGCAGTCGACTCCGCTGGCACCAGTCACTGGCATATAGGCCAACCACCAGATGCCCGTGCAGTCCATTGCGCACGCAGCCACGGTATCGACATTTCCACACTGCGCGCTCGTCAGGTACACCATGCGGATTTTGAGCACTTCGACTGGCTACTCTGCGCCGATGCGTCGAACCAATGCGACCTGCTCCGCTTAGCGCCCCCCGGGACAGCGCATAAGATCGTCCGGTGGTTACCTTGGGCAGGAATCACACAGGAATGCGAAATACCGGATCCATACCTTGGTGACGCGAAAGACTTCGAACATGTGTGGCAGTTGATTGACACGGCTGCACAACGCAGCTTGGCACGACTCACACGTACTTAAAACACGACATCTCTATCCCAATAAACCGATGTCCCGCACGCAAGGCGGCAACGCCGGTGGTGCCGCTGCCTGCAAACGGATCAAGAATCGTAGAAGCAGGCGGCACAATTTTTATTAGATGCTCCATCAGCGCTAACGGCTTCCCGACTTGGTGCCGCTTTTCGCGGGGCGCTGTGCCGGTAGCAAAAACGCCTACCGGCGTGACCGGATGCGCTTTCGCATTCATCAAGCCACAGGACGCCCAGACGATAAACTCGGCTTGGCTACGGAACCGGCCTAGCTGAGGACGACATGCGGGCGTTTTATCCCATACCACAATCCCCTGCCACGCCCAGCCTGCACTCTGTACGGCATCGGTGAGCGTCGGCAGCATCCGCCAATCAGTAAACACTAAAAGCACGCCCCCAGGCCGCGTAACGCGGCGACACTCCGAAAGCCATTGGCTGGACCACGCCAAAAAACCGCGATGGTCGCGGAAGTCGCAATCAAAATCAGGGGCAACGTGTTTCGTGCCGTTGTTGATATATTTTTTTTTCGTGGGCTGGAAGCGATCCGACATCCGCATCGCACCGGAACAGTACGGCGGATCAGTAATCACCACGTCCACGCTTGCGCTGTCTATAGCGCAAAGCAGCCGCAGTGCGTCGCCTTCGTGCAGCCTGTACGCAGCAGATGACGCAACGATCATAGGGTTATGGGTTGGTGCGAGATGATGGCTGGACGCGTTTTTAGCTAAAACCAAAAAGAAATTGCCAAAGAAGCGTACAACTACGTAGAGAAGTATACGCAAAATATTTTTTATGAATAAAAACAACAAGATAAAATCGATTTCGTGCTCCGCGCTACGCAATTCGGCAAGACAGATACAGCGCAACAGCTTCACCCACAAAAAAACCGCCTTTAGGCGGTTTTCATGGCTTTATCCGAGTTAAAAAGCCCCGCGCTGCGTTAAGGAACAGAAGGGGGCAAGCGTGGCACTCAAGAAGCGTTAGCGAAACAAACATAGCGCAACTCTTGGGAAACTATAGGCAAAAAGTATTGGACAATCAAGCCAACACTACGCGGCATCTTCCCGTAACGCCGCTTTCAGCTCCGCCGCCGCGCGCTGTTCCGCCGCGCGTAGCGTGTCTAATAGCCATTCGTACACACCGCGCCACTTTTTGCAGTACGTAGACACATCACGGCCAAGCGCCGCCGCGCGCTTACGCTCACTGATAGGAACCGTGCCACTGCCGCCGCACACGGCGCAGGGACGTATCTGCACGCCGTTACGTACCTGCGCCCACCAGTGGCCGAAGAACGCCAAAATGTTCCCGCCGTCTTGCAGATTTAAGCCGTGACCGGCACTGGCTGGATGGACGAATAGCACGGGAATGTTCCCCGCGTTCCAATCGCGGAGCGTGTCGGGGTGTTGGTCCAAGACACGCCCTTTAGGAAAAGCGCGCTGCAACCGTGCGACATCACTTTTAAAGTGATACGCCACCAACACCGGCATACCGGCGGCCTCTTCGATAATCTCGTGCAGCGCCTCTAGTTTTGCGTCGTGCACGACTTCCCAGGCCTGGCGTGTGTCATCGGTGTACAGCGCACCATTGGCCAGTTGCAGGCATTTAATTGTCTTGCTGGCCGCGTTAAAGGCTTCTACTTCGGCACCGCATTCCAAGGCGATGAGCATCTCTTGCTCCATCGTTTTGTACAAACGTCTGGCGCGTTCTGGCAACACAACGCGAATCGTATTGACAATCGGCTGGCGTAAATCGAAATACGCATGCGGATCAAGCGATAAACAGAGGTCGCGTATCGTGTCCTGAATCTCTTTCGATGCATTGGGCGCGGGCACAAGGCGCACCGCATGCGGATCACTGCCGATCTGCACCGCACGGAACCAGCGATCGATAAACGCTTTAAAATGCGTCCCCAGCCGTGCCCCCCGATCCACCATCCACATCAGCGCCCACAGGTCCTGTAGCCCATTCGGCGCGGGCGTGCCGGTCAACCCAATGTAGCGCTCCACCTTGGTATGCACATACTTGGCCAGTGCGCGGGCGCGCCGTGTGCCTTGCCGCAGCCGGAACCCTTTCAGCTTGGAGCACTCATCGGCCACCACGGTACGGAACGGCCAACGGTCCTGATAAAACTCCGCCAGCCATTTTAGATTGTCGTAATTAATGCAATAGATATCCGCGTCCTGCTCCAACGCGCGGCGACGTGCCGCCGCACTGCCCACGACCACGGCCACCCGCAGATGGCGCAAATGAGGGAACTTGGCCACTTCATCCGGCCATGTCGTGGCCGCAACGCGCAGCGGAGCAATGACCAACATAGGTGCAACGTCTTCCACCACCAGAAGCACATCTAACGCTGTCAGCGTGGCTACCGTCTTCCCCAAACCCATTGGCACAAACAGATTGCAGCGTGGGTGTGTCAGGATGAAATCAACCATGGTGTGTTGGTAGGGGCGTAGGTTCATGCCGAAGCTCCGTGCAGCATTTCAGGATGGGCGGGAGGCGCGCTGCTATACTCGCCATCAGCTGCACCTAGGTAAGGAGCCTGTGTGACATCCGTAGCATTCGATACACTTAAATTTGCGAACCGGTTGAAAACGGCAGGCGTTCCTGCGGCCCATGCGGAGGCGGAAGCCGAAGCCTTGGCGGAAGTGTTGGAAATAAATTTACAAGGCCTTGCTGAATCCGAATCTAAAAATGGCAAGGCATTAGCGCGTCTTGAAGCCGATATGAAGGAAGGTTTTGCGCAGGTTGACCAGCGCTTTGCGCAGGTGGAAAAGACCATGGACCAGCGCTTTGCGCAGGTGGAAAAGACCATGGACCAGCGCTTTGCGCAGGTGGATACGCGCTTTGCTGAGATAAAAGGCGAAATGCTCCTGCTCAAGTGGATGCTAGGCGTGCTCGTGGCGGGCGTTGCTGCACTGATCATCAAAGCGTTTTTCTGAGTCACGCCAGCACCTCATCCACGCCTTGCAAGGAATCGACCACGACCACGCGCAGCCCCATGCGGCGCATACGCGCATGCTCACGGACTTGATGCGGTGTGCACGGCTGACCGGGGGCTTTGAGTTCCACCCACAGGGTGCGCCCGTTGGGCAGCATGGCGATGCGATCCGGCGCACCGTGGCGGCCACCCCATTTCACCTTGCGGATTTCACCGCCCTTGGCCCTGACCTGGGCGACTAAATAACGTTCAATTGTCCGCTCACGGGGGATGGTCATCATTGCTTCCTATACCGGTGGGTGTCGAAGCCTTCCGCCGCTAAGGGCAACCCCTGGGCCCAGGGGGGCGGTGTCGCCATGAGTGCAGCCAAGTGCGCGGCGTTGAAAGCGGCGTTGTCATCGGCTTCGGTGATGATTTCGTCATGCACGGTTAAAACGATCTGATACCCCGCTGCTTCAATCGCAGGCATGCAGGCGGCCAACACGTCGCGGCTCACGGCTTGGGTGATGTTCTCGACCAGCTTGCCGCCGTAGGTGGTGAGGCGCGTCCATTTGCGCGTCACCGGATGTGTACCCATGTAGGACAGCGCGCCGTGCTCATCGACGCTGGGAGCGGCGTAGTAAAGCACCCGCCCCGACGGCAGACGCAGCCGCAGCCAAGCACGGCGGTACTGCACTGTGATCCCGCAGCAGGTGTGCGTCGTTTCGGGGTGGTGGATCGCATCCGTCACCGCGAACTGCAACGCCTGCCAAAACGCCGCAATGGCCGGATGCGCATTGCGCCATGCGCGTTTGAACACATCGCACGCCAGCCATGCGCGATCGGAGAGGCCGAAGGTGGGCCGGTGGTTCGCCTTGGTCCATTCAAGCAGTTCCGTTGCCTCCTGAAGTAGCAGCGGCGGGAAGACGGCCTGCGCGGCCATCGCCTCCAAATCAATGTGGTACAGCGCTGCAAAGGCAGCAAAGGCCCCGACACCGCCGCCATACCCCAAGGCCAATTCCTGCACTTTGCCGATTTGGCGTTGCTCCTTGCTCACGGCCTGGGGCGCGATCCCGAACGAATGGGCATACGCCCGCTTGTAACTATCCTCCCCTTTGCGGACAGGCGCGTCCTCGGCATTGCGTTGCAAGGGGATCGGCGCACCGCACAGCGCCGCGTGCGTGATGGCCTCGCCGCTGTGCCATGTACCATCCACCCCTTGGCACGTATCAAACTCACGAAACGCGTGCAGTTTGGGGGTTTCACCGGCCAGCCACGCCAACACCCGGCCTTCAATGTTGGACAGATCGGCCACGACCAGCTTTTTATGTGTTGGCGCAATCAGACAACTGCGCAGCGCGCTGCTGGTCAGCGCCATGACATCGTCAAAGACTAAATCCACACAACCGGCTTTCATGGCATCGATGCCGACCGCGATCACTTCTTGGCTGAGCGTGGGGCGTGGCAGGTTGTGCGGCTGGAACAGCCGCCCCGCCCAGCGCCCGGTGCGACTGGCCCCGTTAAATTGCAGTGTGCCGCGCAGGCGACCGTCAGGGCTGGTGCAGTGCAGCAGCGCCTGGTACTTAGCGGTGCTGGTGCTGCTGGCTTGTCGGCGGATGGACAGCAGTTCGCGCACCGTCTCTGGGAGTGCCGGATCGTCAATGCACCGCGCGACCGTGTGTTGCTGCATGTCCGGCAACGCCACGCCGTGCGCGGTGTTCAGGTGCTGCAACAGTGCATCGCGCTGCGTCGCGGCCTGCACCGCGCCGCCGGTCAACGCCTCGGTACGCTGGGCTAACGTTTGCTTGGCGCGTTCCACAGCGCCAATCGCGGCCTGCACCAAGTCCGTATCGATGAGGACCCCGCGATCATTGATGGTTTGGTCCAGAAACCACAGCGCCAGCTCCGCCCCCGCGTAGTTGTGGGACGGCAACCGCTTCACCACCTCCCGCATCGCGCCCACATCGCGCCTGGCGTACTCCACAAACTGTGCCCAGTCCGTCGGATGGGTGTCACGTGTGGCGCGGCGCAGCGTGCAATGGGCGGGGCGTGGTTTGCAAAACAATGCAATGAGCCGTTTGCCGTCCTTCTCCTTGGCTTGCTCCACGGGAACGCGCAGCAGCTCGCATAACGTGCCCAACGCCCCGGGCAGCGCATGGGTCAAAGCCTGGGCCATTGAATCGCGCCAGCGCTCCAAGGGGATAGTAATGCCGCAATGGCGTAGTACGGTCCGATCAAAATGAGAGTTGTGGAAATACAGCAGCACTGCGGGATCATGCAGCGCGGCGGACAGATCGTCAGGCATCGTGGCCGTGGCCGTGCAGTCCCACACCTGCACCGGCCCCTCACCCAAGGCGTAAGCAAACAACAACAGCTCGGCGTGCTCGGCATACGCATGCACTCCATGGGCCATCGGTACGGGGGAGTACGTCTCGAGGTCCCCCCATAGGATCGGTGCGGGTGGCTGCGTGGTGGCCATCTCAGGCGGCGACCTTCAGCGAGTCAACCACCGTCGGATTCCAAAGAATCTGGTAGCTGCTATGCCCGTTGCGGGAGTACGGAATGGCTTCGCCCCATACGCGACCGGCTTCGGTTAATTCCCATTCGTCGCGTTCATTACGGAACTGCAAGCCGCTGGAGGCTAATAAGTGGTTCGCCTCTTTGGCCGAGCAACGGAGCTGTTTGCCTAGTTGCGTGGCGTTGAGTAGGCAAAGCGGGTCCCGCAGTGCAGGCAATGCACGGCGTATTTCTTCGGTCGTTAGATTCGTATTGCTTTTGATGCAGGCCAAGGTTGCGGCGGCGGCAATTCCTGGTTTCACGCCCGGCACCGTGGAAATGTATTGGCCGATTAACAGGAGTGCGGCAATGCGATCCTGTGTCGGCCCAGGCAAGGTGGGCAGCGCCCCAGGGGTGGAGTACGTGCCTGTTTTGCGCAGGGTGGGCAGGACTTCCTCAAACACCCAACGCTCGAACCGTTCTGCGGCAGGGAGTTTGCTGCTCACAATCAAGCGGAGCATGTCAGGCTCGGAGATGATCCGGACTTCTTGAACTCCGCCTGGTGTCTGAAGGGGTGTGCGTTTCGCACACCCCTTGCAGTGGGCATCCAACGCTTTATGGGGATTGGCGTAGCCTAATACCGTAGCAACGTCTGTGCCGACAAACCACACTTCACCGTGATCATCGACCACGGTACGCACGGCGTGCGATTCGAATTGGAATGGAGTTACTTCATTCATTGTGTGTTCCTCTGTGGGTTGGAAGGGAATTGAGATGAAAGGCGCGTGATGCAGGGGGACACTGTGTTGGCCCGCTTTGAGGGCTGCGGCTGCGGGCAGCGCTTCATCGGTCAGCCACTGTCTAAAGCGTTTAGCCGCCTCTTTGGTGCTGCCGATGAGCAGGGCGTACATTCCAGACTCATTGAGATAGTTGGCGCGTTGGGGGCCACCTGCCGTAAAGGTGGCGCGTTTCGATACATTCGCTGCATCCACGTGATGAGCAACTGCGGCGCACGGATTTAACAACGCCAACGCCGTGCAAATGTCATTGGCGTTAAACCACGGTGCACCGGCCTCATCGACCTGGACACGCACGGCTTGCGACTCGAACCGGAGCGTAAACTCTTGTGTTTTATTCATGGTATTGTCCTCGGTGGTATGGCAGGGATTGGGGCGTGGGAGGGCGAAACGCCCTCCCACATCGGGGTTCACCCCCACGGCATGGCGCCTTCAACATCGGCCAGCTCAGCAATGGCGCTCAGGTCCTCGAAGTCCTCCACGCTGGCCACACCGCCTCCAGCGAACGCCTCACCATCACCCACGAACTGCACACCACCCAGAGAGGCGTTAATCCGCTTGCCGTAGTTGTTGTCCTGTGCCCAGAGTTCTATGTTGGCGTTGACGTAACATCCGGCATACGGCCTGCCGTCCTGCGCGGCGAGCGGGGTCCGGTCACGGTCGATCACCAGTGGCCGTGCCTTGTTACGCGCAGAGACGTATAGGTGCCCTGCAAACCCGTCATAACTGGCTTTCAGGTCGCCATCATGCAACGCGACTCTGTCGCCCATACGCATCTGTTTAAGCTGGGCCGCCGCCTTAATGCCCCATTTGTCATTGGCCATCTTGTCAATCGCCTGGTTAAGGGCGTTGACTTGCGGATCGGCAGGGTCGATGAGGAAGCAGGCGGAGAACGCGGCTTCGCCTTCACCATTGACTTTCTTGGGTTCAAACAACACAGGGAAGGCTAAGCGCACGTTTTTTAGGGTGAGTTTCATCACGGTGTCTCCTGGGGTGAAAGTAGGGTTGGTGTTTTCGCTGGTGTTGGGTTAGGGGAGCGGCTCAAGTCCTCGAAATCCGTCGCGTCCTGAAGGGCGAGCGGGGGGCGTTGATCCGACGTCGGGACAACAACGGGTGCCCCTGTCGCCCTATGAATGAGCGGCTGGAGCTGGGTCCATTGGCTCTCCCCGATGATTCCGGCCTGGTGGAGTTTCTCGGCGCTCGTGGGGCTGATGAGGGACACGTCATGCAGGTGAGCGACTCCAATGCGCATCTGGATGAGCGCGTCCTCGGCGGCAGTCTCGTCCACCCAACGGCGCGGCCCCTGTCGGCCTTGGACCAGCTTGTATCCAGGTACGGGCTGGCCTGAAAGTAATTCCGCTGCTGCCCTGTCGCGAATAGATTTACACCAGGATTCGATTAACGCTGTTGCACCAAACAGGGAGGCCAGCGTGGTGTTGTCAAACGTGCGCAGGGCCGCGTGGCTGAGCTGCGGGGCCACGGGCTGGGTGAGATCAACAAAATCATCCGCGACCGTGGTCAGTACGTGCGTGGCCAACGCAGGGCAGCTCGCTTTGGCCTTGCAAAACCGGCAGGGCGTTTCTGCGGGGCCGAAATACTCCGAAGATAATTCGCCTACGTTGGTGTAGTGCCCAATCGCTTCCATACACCGCGTAGCACTGCGCTTGACCCGCTGTTTAAAATCCTCCATCTCGGGGAGGGTGCGCACCCACTCATCACTATGTCCGAGCCGTGGTTGCACGATCACTAGCCGCACCTGCTGGAAGTCTTCCACCCATCCAAATTCACTCAGCGCTGCCAGCGCATACAGCTGTAACTGCTCGTTGCCTTCGGCGAAGACTTTGACGCCTTTGCCGTATTTGAGATCAACGATGACTAACTCATCCCCGGACAGGATCACCGCATCAGCGGTGCCTTTAGCGCCTTGCTCCCCCGTGATGGAGGCAATGTGTAAGGGCTGCTCGACCAGGCGTACCCCCGCAATGGCGCGCACGTAGTCCACATACTCCTGCACGGACGCGGCCATCTCTGCGGTCACTTCCCAAGTGCGACCGTTGATCTCATGGCGTTCTCCTACGTACGCGCTGGCATCGGACCCGGTGCGTAATGCGTCGGCAGCCACCGTATGGGCCACGGTGCCTTCATCGGCAAATGGGCTAACGTCGTCTTGGCAGGTGCGCGTTAACGGAACGCTTGCCGGACAGTGCAGCCAACGATGCGCACTGCTTGGGGATAGCATGGCGTGCTGGCTCATGGCTCACCGTCTGAGGGCACAGCGTCTAAGGGCAAACCGCGTTCGTGGGCGATGTAAAATCCGTTGATGTACTCCAGCACTTTCGGAAATAACTCCTCCGGTATCTTGGACAACACTTTGACGCCGAATGACGCCAAAACGTCGTAGGCGTACTTTTCGCCAATCTCCTTAGACAGGGCCGTTAACGCCTTCGCCACCTCAGCATATCCAGGCGTGCGCATAACGTCGGTTGTGCTCTGAGCAGCAGCCGGTTTGGCAGCGCGCTGCGTCTTACCCGCAGCGGGAGGCGTTGCCGCCGTTGGTTTTTCAGGGGCGCTATCGCTGCGCGGTGTAGCTTCAGGCACAGGCTGAGCACAGGCGCTAGCGCTGCGGGACGGCTTAAGCACCGCCAAAACAGCCTTTAATTGGGCCTGGTCGGTAATCGTGACGGTCATAGGGAACATGGGTTTTCTCTCTCGTGTGTGTTATCTGGTGCTGGTGCGGTGTCCGTTGTCACCACAGCGCATCGCCGTCTTGCTCCAGTGCGTCACGCACCTCTTCGTAGTCTTCTAGCAAGCCTTTAAGACGCGATAGCAACTCGCTTTCTACAGGCGTAAAACGCTCCATGGCTTGCCGGGTGGTTAGGTCATTCACAAGTTCGCTATCACTCATCGAACGCATGAAGAGTGCTGTCGGCATGGGAGGCGACATATAAAAACTCCTTCCCGAAAAACGTTCGGGGTTAGTGCTTGATCAGGGTTGCAGAAAGCGTTTTGGCGGCTTCGTAGTGCGCGCGACGAACGCGGTAATTGGCGATGCGTAGTGCGTTTGGCGTTGCTCGGGTATCGCGCGAAATACAATGCGGTAACCAAGGGCGCGAGCTGTAATAGCGGCGCAATGCGATACTCCGCTCCTCCGCTTTGCGATAACGATTCATGCATATTCCTCCTGCATGACACCGCCGCGCATCGCGTTAAAGCATTCCGCTTCTTGGCGTACTTCTTCCTTGACGTCTTCCTCAGCCAGAAGATGCAATTGTTCCAGCCGTAAGCGTCCTTGCACTTCTGCTAATGCATACAGACGAGTTAATATATCGCTGCCGATTAACTGATCCGAAGGAAAGGCGTGTAAATCCGCTAAAGCACTTCCCATCGCTTCATAATGCTCAGTAGATAGTATATCCGCCGCCCATTCATCCGCTTCCGCTAGTTTATCTGGGTTATTTAAATACTCATGAACCCGCGCATCGACCCGCTCGGCAAAATACTCTTTAAAATCATCTTCCGGTGGTTGTAAACGCGGATCGTTATAACTGCTATATCCAATGCCAGCCATTACTCACCTGCCTTTGGCGTAGCAATGGCATCAGTGCGCATCCGGCCACCTCTTTTACTAACGGCATTACGCGCTTTTGCAGCTTCAGCCCTAGCTTTAGCTTCAAGCCTTAATTTAGTTCTTTGTGCGGTTAATATGTTTACTGTGTATATAGTACTTACGTGCCAATACAACGGGTGCGTTGGCCGCACGCGTATGTATTCCCGCCCCCCACCGAAACTAACTTTTATTTCGCTGTCTGGCCTGCCTTTAAACCACGAACGCATGAGCGGACTAAAACGTTTGCCTTTAAACGAAAGGATTTCTAAAGTACCTTCAGGCCCCTTTGCTTCCTTGATATGGAAACCTTCTAGCAACGCCAAAATTTTAGCGTCTTCAAGGCCGCCCAAGTCCAACGGCGGCGCTTCTGTAGGTGCTGATGTGGCTTGGCTGGGCTGTGTTTTTTCGTTGGTGTTAGTTAAGGTGCTCATGCGGCCACCTCGTTACTAACGGCAGCTTCAGCGGCTTCGTATGTAGCTAAAGCAGCACGAGCAGCAGCAAAAGCAGCATCACGCGCTTCTTCATCTTTAGCGGCGTCGTACGCAGCACACGCTTCTTTTTTAGCGGCTTCGAGCGCAGCACGAGCCGCATTACGCTTTTCTTGTCGCTTTTTCTCCGATGCAGCGAGCTGCGCCGCAGATCGATTACGCACCGCCTCAAGGGCAGCTTTAACGTGCGGATACAGTGGATGCGTTGTGGCGACAGTGAACTTATCGTTGTCGAAATAATCCGTCATCACGTCGGTGCTGTTGTACACCGTAAAACAGGAATGCACTAAAGGGCTAAAGCGCGTGTAATGCGTGGCGATGACCCTAATTGCCGAGTTATCCCTGTCGTGCGGCTTTTCGTAGGAGTAATTGGCGCGTTGCAACTCCCCGCCTTTCTCATCCCGAATGCCGTTCCAGTAGAACAACGGCGCTTTTCGAGTCCCTGATAAGGCCTGGTTAGCCTGAGGCTGGGCTTGCTCGCTAATACTCAATGACATTTCGATATCTCCTGCCCCTGCCGCCGGTTGCGGGTGTCGTGGGGCGTGTTTGGGTGTGGGTGTTGAGCGCGGTTATGCTTGGCGCCATGAACTGGACGAATGGGTTAACACTTGCTTTGGCGGTGCTTGGTGCGACGCTTGGCGTTTTTAACGCGGTGTGGATGATTCGCCGCGACACTGTTCGGCTGAAGGTTGCTTACGCGACCATGACTCCAGTCGCCGGAGGCCCGCCGTTCGTATGTGTGGAGGTGATAAGCCTGAGTTACTTGGCAGTGACAGCGGCAGCGGCAGCGGCAGCGGTTGCCTTTCAAAAAGGGCGCACAGCCGACAGGAGAACCCTCATCGTCGGAGACTGCCTTGACCGGAGCAGGCTCCCCCGTCGAAGTGGGCTGTGGTGATGGCGGTGGTGGTGGTGGTGCCCTTGGCCCCCTTGGTGGCCGTGGTGGCGGGTAGGGGTGCCCTAGGAGAGTTACGTTCTGGTGGAAGCCCCCTGTACCTAATTTGAATACAACCCATGCGTTGACTGTGGCACTGAACGCAGCTAAGCAGAGTATGAAAATTTGGGTGCTGTCTAACGACATCTGATATCTCCTGCCCCTGCCGCCGGTTGCGGGTGTCGTGGGGTGATGTGGAGATATTACCTAAAAGGTTATTATCTTTCAATAACCTTTTAGGTAATTATTGATTAAATTTTCTGCGTCGCACGAACATCGCTTGTTTAAGGCGAAAAAAACCCCCGCGCTGGCGGGGGAGGGGTGTTTTTAAAGGTTATGAGCCGTTTAACGGCAACTGATGATTAAGGCTGCTTGGCCGCCTGCGGCGGTGGCTGCAATGCCTGAGCAGGAACCTGGATGATGATTGGGGGGGACTGAGCCGGTAACGCTTGATAGCTCCCCTTGATGCTGCCGACCACGAAGCCGCCAACACCAAGAATGCCTGCGAAAAGGCCGATGGCCGTAGCAAGCATCCATGTGCGGTTTTCTTTTTGAGCCTTCTCGAAATCAGCACGCAATTCACCGGCTGACTTGTTTAAGTCGGCCAGTAGTTCACCCGCCGACTTGTTTAAATCGGCTCGCAAGCTTTCAACATCGGCCTTGGTGGCAAGTGTTGGGATGATGGTTTCAAGTTGAACTATACGTGCTTCCATGCTGGCATCATGCGGCATAGTGGTTGCCACTGGCAAGCTACGCATTCCCCCACATCAACCACTGAGCCGTAACACGCTTGAACCAGGGCAGTTTGCGTGATGGGTGGTCCTTTAAATCGGCATAAGATCGCGTCACCTGGTTTTCACATAAAATATCCAAGGCAACAAAGATCGGCGGTTCATCACTTTCTATCTCCAGGCGCTGTGCAGTCCAGGCAGAAATTTGTTCTTGCGTTGCGTGTGGATGCTTAACGATATCGGACTCAAGTTGAGAGAAGCGTCGGCGTAGGTCGCTATGGATACGGGCCATCTGTGCCGTTCCAGCCACCAGGTTAATGCTCGTGGCGATGGTGACAGTAACTGCTCCGACAAGGGCCATCCACTCTGCTGTGTACTTGCCAAACGAAGCAATGACGGCGGAAGCGCCCAATAGACTGATAAAAGAACTCAGCGTGTTACAGCGGTCAAAGAATGCCATACGGCAGGAGTGATAGCGCTGTGACTTCTGGACTCCCCACAGGAGTTCCCATCGCTTGGTATGCAATTCAGTGTTGTTGGCGTCCATGTCCAACAGCATAGCACTACCGTGTTGAAGGCGGCGGCTCCTATATAGGTTTACAGGGTTCTACAATCCTCCGCTGCCTCCCCTGTCAATCACGCGGCCAAGCACTTGAACCGTTTCCATCTCGTTAGGCGGTACGATCTCGTCCTTATAAATACGATGGCCTTCAGAGTCCTTGTTTTGGTTGTCGCTAACAATGCGTAAACCATTGTTACGCAAGGTGTAGAGTCGCTTGACCTTTGCTTCACCACCAATGGCGATGGCGTACACTTTCCCATCGCGAATACGGGTGTCAGCGAAGTTCACCATGACTCGGTCGTTATCAAACAGGGTGCGCTCCATGCTGTCACCGTGTACGCGCATCAGCTTCACATCTTTTGGATTAATGTGTGCGTGCCTGAGCCAAGGCAGGGGGAAGGGCATTTGGAACTTTGTTTCAATGAATTCAGGAATTAGGACGCCGTTACCAGCGGAGAGCATCACATCGACTTCATCAACAAGTACGTTAGCTTCTGGATCCAACTCCTCACCGTCATCAATTGCTTGAAATTCATACATATCAAGTTTGATGTGTTGGCCTGCGGAGTGTGGTGCATCAGCACTTGGGGGCCTATCAAGGTAAGCGTTGGGCAACCCGAGTTCCGCTTCAATGGCACGTGCCAGCTTATGACCAATACCTTTTGGGTTGGTTTCGGAAATCCATTGGCTCACTTGGGCTTGCGACCAACGACCAGCCCCACACCTTCGTGAGAATTCGACTGGCCCACCGGCGGCGGCAACCAGTTGCTTAATGTGGAAAGTGCGTGCGGATAGTGCATCCATAATCTCTATGATCCCATTTATTACCAGGAAGGTAAATTATCGAAAGGGTATTGCTTGTTAATAACCCTTTAGGTAATGTTTCGGCATGGACATGCTCGACTACATCAAACTCAATGGCGGTAGCGGCAAAATCAACTGCCCTGTGCTCGTGGAATTAGCTACAAGAGCGGTATGCAGCCATAAGACCCTTTACATGATTGCCCTCGGCCACAAGAGAGCGGGCCATCAGTTAGCTAAGTCACTTGAACGCGTCACCAACGGCGCTGTTAGCCGCTATCAACTCCGCCCCGACATCTTCGGCGCTTCCCCCACAGGCCACGTGCAGGAGGTGTCCGATGCGGCGTGAAGGATTTCTCGATCTATCTGATTCCAGCCTGGAGCCTTCGTTAGGAGGGAGCAACCTACTTATTGTGAGAGTCCCCTTCGCCGGTCCTCCCAGCGTACCGACATTCTTTTGGACGGAAATATCCGGACCAGAGAATAAAAAGTTGGCGTATATCAAGTTTGAGCGGCGGCTTTTCATAAGGTCGGAATCACTGTTTGTAGCCACCGAATGGCGTCCGGCAGATTCCGGAGACTTGCCTCCAGAACCTTTTCTGCGATTTTCTGGATACCAGAAGCAGGGGTGTGCTGGGTCGAGAACCGACACCTTAACGCCAATGGCAGGTACGGGCGTCTTGTGTACATGTGGATGCAAACCCACGAAGCGCAATGCCCCCCTGTCTATGGACGAACTCCGCGTTAAGGAATACGAGGCTAAAGCCGAACTGCTGCGGTTGAAAGCAGCAGCAATAGACGATCCCTTACTTAAAGAGCGTCTTTTGGCGCAGTCCAGCCTTGCATCTCTTGGTGCAAAGCGAATTGCAAATCTTTGTAACTCATTCAAACGGTGTGCCGTTTGATGCGCTGTCTTCGATCTTTTCAATGACATTGAATAACCCTTGGTAATGAATCTATGTATGCCGATCCGACCCACATTCGTAGCCACCCAGTAAAGGTGCGTTTTAACGATGCCGAGCGCGAATTGATTAATGCGTTGGCTCAATACAACGGGATGCAACCAGCGGCGTTGGTTCGTGAACTGGCGTTATCGGTAGCCACTGCTGCGATAAAAAATGATAAGCGGCAAGCAGACGCAGCTTGAAGTGCCAAACCAGGCCCTTTGGAGGCCCTGTGAAGATTGATCTAACACCGGCTGTTCAAAAAATATTTGAGCAATACGCACAAATCTATGGACTGGCTTGTGTTGATGAAGCGGTAGAACACGCTGCGAAACACGCACTAAAGGACGCTTATCTGTTACGGGCCAAGAATGGGTATTCGCCTCTTGGAGAAGGCAGGGTGATCCATTTGAAGGGACTTAAAAAGCCCTCAAGGAATCAAGAATGAAAGCAAGCAATGACAGCGTGAGCTTGACCCGTATGAATGACCGTAAGAGGAAAGGTTGATATGTATATTTCAGTGGCTCCCTTCGATGACCCGGCAGGCAGCCTCGTTGGCGAGGGCAACAAGCGCCTTATTATCGATATTGCGGCCGGTCCTCCGGCACCAGGCAACGAAGTCAGCGGATCGTATCTCGGCCTTGACGGTCCTGATGCCCTGGTCATTGAGGCGTTTGAAGTGCTGCTCCGCAGCGGCTTCCCATTCAGCGTACGTCCGATGCCAACGGCGCTCGGGAAGGATGGGCTTGAATGATTCGTAATCGTCTTCTTTAAACCATGCAAAGCCTGTGACCTGGATTTTCCCTTCTTGCATTGCTGCCCTCCTTACGGGCTGTCGTTGTGGTGACAACAGTTTACCGCAGGGCGGGCAGCATCTTTTTCTATACAGATTTCATCCGCTGGAACAGGGCGCACAATGAGTACTGATTTTGATGAGCAGATGCAGGCACTTCTTCGCCGACAGTCACGGTGACACCGTGAGCTTGACACCAATCATACATCTGAGGCAGGCTGCCCATGCAGCAGCAAAATCTGCTGCCGGGTTTAGAAGCCTGAATCCCCAGCGCGAAAAGCGCCCATTTCCGATGTTGGCGCTTTTTCATTGCTCGCTGCCGTCGGCAGTGGGCCTTGCGTACAGCGCAACTCGTCTATGGCGGGTGGCGTGGAGAGACTTTCGAGTCTACCGGTCCTGGGGTCGGTCTTCTAACTCCGCGTCGTCCGCCTCCATGTTTAGAAGCGTGGCGGCGGACTCCACTTCCCCCAGGAGTCACGCTATGTCGCAGTCCATTATTCCGTTCGATTTTCATTCTCACGCTGTGCGCGTTGTGATGCGCGATGGCAATCCGTGGTTTGTTGCTACCGATGTGTGTACGGCATTGGGATACCGCAATCCAAGCAAGGCAGTCGCTGATCATTTAGATGATGATGAGAAATCTAACCAATCGTTAGGTTTAGCTGGGAAGCCAGTCATCATCATTTCCGAGTCTGGCCTATACGCCTTGGTACTCCGCTCCAGAAAGCCAGAAGCACGTAAGTTCTCCAAGTGGGTAACCTCGGAAGTCCTCCCCTCGATCCGCAAGACGTGCGAGTACACAGTTCATCCTGATCTGGGATACGACCAGATGCGCAGCTACTCCAAAGACCGTAAGCATATGGAGGAGTTAAACACCGCTCATAGCCGTTGGATTAGCGATGTCAGACGGCTACTTGAGTCCGCAGGAATAAAAGAGCCTGAATTCCCAAAAGAGTTGGAAGATAGTGAAGCCATTGCCACATCAGCACTCGTCGAACTATTGAGATGGCATCGCTGGGTACTGGATTTCGATCCTGACTTCAGGCTACGGCTGACACCCGTCACGCTGCATACCAATGTTCTTACTAGCGACGAAGTAGCCGATTGGGTCAGACACCCAACGTTTCCAAGCAAGCATCTACCAGATATCGCAAAAGCCGCGATTGAGCGCATGAGTAAAGCGTTCTCAGAAAAAGCCCTCGGCCCGCAGATGGAACAGGCTGCCCAAAAGGTCAGGGGGGTTACTTATCGCCGCTTCAGCTAACACCTGCGGCTGTCTGTCTGGCCGTACTCCTTATTAATTAAGGAGTGACTTTCAAATCGCTAAACCACCCCCGCAGTTAAAAAAGGGCGGGCTGAGGGGGTGACCTCAACTCGCCCTGAATAAAGGAGAATAGTGATGAAGAATGATTCTATCACAATCCTAAAACACCCCGTAAATACCCTGGCCAAAACATGGTGCGCTGATGGCACGGTGAAAGCCTACGACAACGCCAAGTTCTTTGAGGTGGAGCAACGACCGCTCAACAATAGTCGCGAGCTGTCTGCCCTGCTCACGGAGCTGGAGCATAACCGGCACGCCTGTGTGATTCGTGGGGTGTATGTGGGCGATGCCAAAGCCGCTGCGCTTGATACAGAGTTCCAGAAAGGAAAAGCACGGCGCATTGCCGAGTTGTACGAGGATATCCCGCATCACTGGATGCTCGTTGAGATCGATAACTTCGAGCCACTGCGCCTTGATCCGGTCACCGATCCGGTGGGGAGCATCAGCGAGTTCCTCCATGCACATCTCCCGTTCTGGTTCGCAGGTGCGGACTACCATTGGCAGTTATCCAGTAGCGCGGGGCGGGGCGAGTGCGCAGGGAAGCTAAAAGCCCATGTATGGTTCTGGCTACATACGCCGTACACCAGCGCACAGCTCAAAGCCTGGGCCACTGCCTGCGCTCCAGCCCTAGACGCTTCTGTATTTAATACGGTGCAAATCCACTACACCGCCGCCCCTGTGTTTGAAGCCGGTGTGGCCGATCCGGTGCCAGTGCGCAGTGGCTTTGTGAAAGGCCTTCTTGAGGATTCTGTATTGCTGGAGATTGATGCAGCGATCCTGGAAAGCGCCAAGAGTGAAAGCAAACCCAGCCGCCAACACAAGCTCATGGCTGCGGCGGCTAACGACCCTGTGGCTGTGCGCCTTGAAGAACGCGGAATGATCTTATCGAGCGGTAAGGCCGGTGAACTCTTTATCGAATGCCCCTTGGCTACGCAGCATACGCAAGCCTCTAACCCTACAGCCACGGTGTATTACCCCGCACATACCGGAGGCTATGCTAATGGCGCGTTTGTGTGCCAGCACGCCCATTGCCGAGGGCTGCCACAAACGGCGTTTCTACACGAGATAGGAATCTATTCCGATGAGGAAATGCTAGCCATGTTCGAGGACCTCACGGACGGTCCTGCCACGCTCGCCGTTGAGCGGCACGACGTGCCCGAAGCGCTGTACCTGACCACTGACACAGCGAACGCAGTGCGGATTGCCAAGCACTACGGCAAACGGATCATGGTGTCTGCTGAGCGCTGGTTCGTCTGGGAAGGTACCCACTGGGCGCATGATACGGATGCGGCACGCCTGCTAACGTTAAAACTCTCCAAAATCATTCGTGGCGAAGTGGAGCAATGGCGCACCAAACGCGCCGACACAGAGAAGGAGAAAAACAAAAACGCAAAGATCGCCGCTGCGCTGGAGGCATGGGGCAAGAAGTCGGAAATGCGCAGCACTGTCGAGGCGGCGATGGCGCTGGCTAAATGCATGATCGCGGTGAAGCCCAAACAACTCGACACGGACCCCTGGCTATTGAACTGTGCCAATGGCACGGTGGACCTGCGCACGGGGAAACTCAAAGCGCACCGCCCCGAGGACTACATGACGCGGGTCGTTCCCGTTAACTACACGCCGGATGCCGCTGCACCTGTGTTTAGAAAGACACTGGAACGCATCACCTGCGAAGAGGGGCAGGCCCAGCAGCCACTCAGTGACTTCCTGCAACGCTGGTTCGGCTACTGTGCCACCGGCTCGGTGCGTGAGCACAAGCTCGCCGTGATGTACGGGATGGGTCGCAATGGGAAAAGCACGTTGCTGGACCTAATCTCGGGGATTCTTGGTGCTTACGCAAGCGCGGCAGCCCCTGGGTTGCTGATGGACGGCGGCCACGACCGGCACCCCGCCGAGATCGCTAAGCTTTTCGGGCAGCGCATGGTGACGGTGAATGAAACCAGCGAAGGCGGCGTATTGCGTGAAGGCTTCGTCAAGCAGGCTACTGGCGGCGATACGCTCACTGCGCGCTACTTGTACGGCGATTTCTTCGACTTCAAACCCACGCACAAGCTGCAACTGCTGACTAACCATAAGCCTGTCATCAAAGGGCAGGACGTGGGCATCTGGAGTCGCATCATGCTCATCCCGTTTAAAGCGCGCTTCGGCACCGCTGAAGAGGTAGAGGCGGGGATCGCCCAATACCCCATAGACCATAAGATCACTGAGAAGCTGGCCGCTGAGCGAGAAGGCGTCTTGGCGTGGGTTATCGCTGGTGCCGTGGAGTGGTATCGGGACGGGCTGAACCCTCCGGAGATTGTGCGGGACGCTTCCAAGGACTATCAGACGGAGCAGGATCGCATTGCCCAGTTCATTGCTGAGGAGTGCGTATTAGGGATGGAGCACGAGGAGAAACTAACCGCGCCAATGGGTGGCGGCTTGTACCCCGCCTATACGCAATGGTGTAAAGAAAGTGGTGTTTACGCGCTATCCAAAGTCCGTTTTCTTGGCGAATTGGAGCGGTGCGTGCCAAAATTCGGGAAGAAAGTAACAAAGGAAACGGTTGGGGCTGGGAAACGCCGAGAGTTTACGGTGATCCAAGGCATTGAATTAACGGCTGCCGACCTGTAACGCTGACGTAGCGCCCCTCTGCACCTCGCTAACATCTATTTGCGGGGTGCAGAGGGTTCTGGCGTGCGTGTCTGGCGGGGGTCACTGCGCTAAACCTAAGCGTTTCTACGTTTTAAGCTTTTTACAGTGTCGGGTATGTCTGGTCGAAAACGGCATTTATTACCAGACAAAGCGTTTTTGACGGATTCGGCAACCTCCTCATCTGTCAGTTGTGTCTGCTAAGTAAGACCCTTTTTTACTATGTTCAGCCAACTAACTGTATAAAAAATATACAGCATATATAGAGAGAAGGGGGGAATAGGCTGATTAAGCAGACATACCTGACACACGTATTCACGCCCGTACATCCAGCCATTGCCACACAGACGGAAGAAAGCGCCTCCGTCTCGCTTAACAAGCTGACCCCCGCTCCCATCTAGTCCTCGAAAACGGCAACTCCGCGTGCGCCTATGTTGATAGTCCGTTTTCGTTTAGCGAAAATAGCTTTTAAATCAACAACTTGAGAATTTTATGGGCGAATTGACTGGAGTAAATGCTGATTTAGCCCAGCTTGTTCGGCTGGCGCTCGCCGAGCAGACGGAGGATGTGTATCTCTTCGCTGCGCGACTGGTCAGGAAGTACCGGGGGACTGAGCCGGAGTTGGCTGAGCGGGTGGCGCTGCTTCTTCGTGCCAACCCGCATCGGGCGGGGGCGCTGCTGCGCAGATGAACGCGCCCGATGCTGTTCGGACGCGGCTCGAAGGACCATCAGACGGAGCAGGACCGCATTGCCCCGCCCGCACCGTACATCCAGCCACTGCCCCTCCGACGGAAGCAAGCGCCACCGCATCACCCAATAATCTTCTTTACAATCAATGGGTTATACTAGTCCCCATGTTTTTTTGTGATGGGTGAGTGACCAATGCAAACAACATGCTTTCTGCAACGCTCCAATCCGCCTCGCTTGCTGGCGCGTTTGCCTTTGGGTGGGAAGCCCTCCGTTGCGAGATGTGGGGATGCGGTAGGGGTTGGGGTGAGGCCCGCCGTCGCTACCAGGTTGCCTGCCAGTGTGCAGGAGTTGGCGGATGTCATCGGACGGGAGCAATCGTTAACCCTGATTGGTCAGTTGCCGCGTACGTATCCCAAAGGCCGCCGCAGCGGCAAGGTGATTTTGTATGTCCCTAAGGTTTTGTCACCCCATCACCGATTGGTATCCATTCTGGGATGGGGGGATGCACAAAAGCTGGTGGATGTTTTCGGTGGGGAGCTTTTGCAGCCCGCCAATTGCAATTGCATTGCCCGCCATGCGCGGGATTGTGCTGTTGTGGGGCTTTTGCGTAGTGGTGTGCCCTTGGATGTCATTGCCGCGATATTTGGGATCAGTGTCAGGCACGTCAGGAATTTCGCTGGGGGTAGTCCCTGGCACCCGTCACGGAAAACCTGTCACAGGACGTGCGCCGAGGAGACGCGCAGGATGAGCGGCAATGAATGTCTCCGGGACGTGTCATGCAGACCATTGGTGAAGAAGGCATTGCACTGATCAAATTTTTTGAGGGTTGCAAGTTGAACCCGTACACCTGTCCTGGTGGAGTGTTGACGATTGGCTACGGCGAGACGGGCAAGCACGTTGTGCCTGATATGTGTCTTGCCAATGAGCAGGAAGCGGATGCGATGTTACGTGCACGCTTAGCCAAAGAGTTTGAACCGGCGGTGCGGCGTGATGTGCGTGTGCCACTGAAGCAACAGCAGTTTGATGCGTTGGTGTCGTTGAGCTTCAACATTGGTACGGGTGCGTTCCACCGCTCGACGCTGTTACGCAAGCTCAATGCCGGTGATGTGGCTGGTGCGGCGGAGCAGTTTCATGTGTGGAAATGGGCGGGGGGCAGTATCCAGTCGGGTTTAATCATCAGACGTGCCGCCGAACGTGCATTGTTTGAAGGCAGTGACTGGCGTGCTGAAGAGAAGCAACGGCGTGCTGCTTTAAAGGGTCGCCGTGATTGATCCCTCGAGCATGATGTCCTGGTGGAAAGAAGCGTTTTACACGTGCCTTGCGATGGTGGCAGGGATACTTGGCTACCTGATGCGTTCTCTAGACAACGGTGAGAAACCAACCTGGGCGCGTGTGCTGATCGAAGCCAGTGCGGCGGGGCTGGTGGGGCTGTTTGCGATGTGGGTGTGTGAGTCTCTGGAGTTAAGCCAGCAACTGACAGCCGTCACTGTGGGGGTGTTTGGTTGGCTTGGAGCCTCTGCCAGTTTAGACCTAATTCAAAGCTTCATAGTCCCCAAAGTGGGGGGTGGGAGAAGGAGTTCGGATGATCGTTAATACACTGCGTCGCGTCGCAACACGTTTGCCCAGTGTGCGGCTGTTGATTGAGTACATGATGATTGGTGCGTTGGTGGCGTTGGTCGCGCATGCGGTGCTGGCGTGGTCCGAGCGCAGTCAATTAGCGCAGCGGGCGGCGCAGCTGGAAGGCCAGTTAGCGGCGGTGGAAAGCACGTTGGATGCGCAGGTCGCGATCAACATGGAGCAAGACGCTGCAATTGGACGGTTACGCACTTTACGGGAGATTGACAGCCGCGCGATGTCGGGTTTGCAGTCTGATCTGAATCGGATCACGTTGCGCGACCGGGCATTGCGGCAGCGCATCACACATTTGGAGCAACACAGCGATGAGGCGAAAGCTTTTTTGGATATGGATGTGCCTGATGTGCTTGGGTGCTTGCTCGACGGCGGTTCCTGTCAAGCCAGTCACCCTCACGCAAAGCCGCGTTGAAGTCATCGCACCGCCGCAGGTGTTGTTGCAGCCGTGTGAGGCGCCGGAGTTGCCGCGTGTAGAGACCGTCCGCGATGTGTTGAACCAGACATTGGGATGGCGTTTTGCCTATGAACAGTGTGCGGCGCAAGTGCGCTGTGTTGCGGCATGGGTGCAGGCGGCACGGAGGGGGCAGCCGTGGTTCTCAGATGGCTGTGGTGAAGAGGCCGAATGAGGCCAGTTTTTTTAGTTTTTTCGTCTATTAAAAGAAGGGCGATGAAACGAAAAAAACGCGAAGGTTTTATTTTTCATGAAGAGATCGTTGATGGCAGAGACTGGAAGAAAATCACATGTGCCAACGGATAAGAATCGCCTGCTGGCGAAACAATTGACGTCGTTTGGCATACCGCATGCGGAGATTGCTTTGTTGATGCAAATCAGTGCGCCGACGCTGCGCAAGCACTACCGCGTGGAGTTAGATACTGGGCATATCCAAGCCAATGCAAAGGTGGCTAAAAGTTTGTTCCGGTTAGCCACGCATAGCACCAATCCGAATATTACAGCCATCATTTTTTGGCTGAGGACACGCGCTGGCTGGAAAGACACACAACGCGTTGAGGTGTCCGGGCGCGATGGGGAAGCGATTGAACAAAAGGTTGGATTGGCGTTAGTTGATGAAAAGCAAATCGCCGCCATCGTGCAGCGCCTTGAATCGGAGTACTGAGCAGGCGCAAGAACAGGCGGTGATCAAGGCCCGGTGCGAAGCAGATCATTTGTTTTTCACACGGTACTTTTTCAAACAGCGTCAGCAACTGCGGTTTAGGGTGAATTGGCACCATCAAGTGATTGCTGGGGTGGTGGACGATGTGATTGCAGGGCGGCGGAAGGATGTGGTGATTAACGTGCCTCCTGGGTCGTCGAAAACGGAGCTTGTGGCGATTAATGTGATGGCGCGAGGGTTGGCGCTGAATCCGTATGCGCGGTTTTTGCATATTAGTTATTCGGATGATTTGGCGCTGCTGAATTCGGAGACGGCGCGGGAGATTGTGCAGTCCGATGAATATCGTGCGTTGTGGCCGTTGGAGATTGCTGACGATGCCAAGTCAAAGAAGCGTTGGAATGTGGTGGTGGATGGCAAGAAAGCCGGTGGGGTGTATGCGGTGAGTCTGGGCGGACAGGTGACGGGCTTCCGTGCCGGACACATGGCCCCGGGATGGCAGGGGGCGATCATTATTGATGACCCGCTGAAGGTGGAAGATGCCTACAGCAAGATCGGACGCAGTAAGGCCAACCGCAAGCTGGTATCCACGGTGAAGAGTCGTAAAGCCAGTCCGGACACGCCCATCATTGTGATCATGCAACGGTTGGCGCAGGACGATCCGACGGGGTTCATCCAGTCTGGGGGATTTCCGGGCGCGTGGGAGTGTATTGAGATTCCTGCATTGATTGATGATGCCTACGTGTCCCGTTTGCCGGAGCACGTGCAAGGGCAGGTGGTGCGTGATGTGCAAGACCAGGATGGACGCTACAGCTACTGGCCGTACAAAGAACCGTTAGCCGAGTTGCTGGCGTTGGAAGCCACGGATCGTTATGTGTTCAGCGGCCAATATCAGCAGCGGCCCAGTCCGCTGGGCGGTGGGATCATCAAAGGGGATCAATTTGGGCGCTATACGGTGCTGCCGCGCCTTCTTTCGCGCACGGTGTATGGCGATACGGCGCAGAAGACGGCTGAGCGCAATGATTACAGCGTCTTCCAGTTGTGGGGCTTGGGTGAGGACAAGCGTATTTATTTGTTGGACATGATTCGCGGCAAGTGGGAAGCGCCGGAACTGAAGCGGCGGGCGATTGATTTTTGGAATGCGCATCGGTCCTACGACCATAAGGTTTCATCGCCGATCCGGCAGATGAAGATTGAGGACAAATCTAGCGGCACGGGCTTAATTCAGGACATTGCCAGAGGTGGCTCCGGTCAGGGGCGGATTCCGGTGACTGGGATTGCACGGGTGACCGACAAGCTCACGCGGGTGATGGATGTGGTGTCCTACATTGAGGCGGGGTGGGTGGTGATTCCAGCGCAGGCGGGGTGGGTGAAGGATTTTGTGGCTGAGTGTGAAGCGTTCACCGCCGATGGCACGCACGCCCATGATGATCAGATTGATCCGATGGTGGATGCAATCAACGATTTGCTGGCCAATCCGTCCAGTGATTGGAGTCGCTGGGTGTGAGTCAGCAGAACCGAAACAAGCGCGCTACGCGGGGGGCGGCACCTCAGCATGTCGTGGACACCTTGCAGAACCTGGTGGCCGGACTGGGCGATCAGCGCGACAAGATGAGCTATGGGCGGTACCTGCTGCCCCGGGTCATTGATCGTGTGGAACTGGAGGCGATGTACCGGACCAATTGGCTGGCGCGCAAGATTGTGGATATTCCAGCGACCGACATGACGCGGGAATGGGTCACGTTGCAGACCTGCATGCAGGCCGATGCGCTGGAGCCGATGTATCGATTGGAACAGGCATTGAACGTGCGCGCCAAGGTGCGCGATGCCTTGGCCTGGGCCCGGTTGTACGGGGGGGCGGTGCTGTTTATCAATGTGCATGGGCAAGACCCGTCCTTGCCGTTTGATCCGGCCTCGGTCATGCCGGGGACCCGGTTATCGCTGACGGTGTTGGATCGCTGGCGGGTGGCGCTGGGCAGTGGTCAGATGGACCAGGACCCCTTGAGTGAGACCTACGGGCAACCGCGCTGTTATCAGATTGCCGGATCGGTGGAGCGGGTGGATCGTTCCCGAATGATTGCCTTCTCTGGCGCGGAACTGCCCTGGGAGGCATTCAGAGGCAACGGCTACTGGCATGACTCGGTATTGCAGGCCATGTACAACGCGCTGAGCCGCTATGACACCGCGACCCAGGGCACGGCGTCGATGTTTTTTGAGGCGGTGGTGGATGTGCTGCGGATCTCTGGACTCAGCGACACGCTCTCCTCCGACCAAGGGACGCAAGAGATACACAAGCGGTTTCAGTTAGCGGCCATGATGAAATCGTTCAATCGGATGCTGCTGCTGGATGCCAAGGATGAATACACCCAAAAAACGAATCACTTTGCGGGTGTGAAGGAGGTGATTGAGCAATTCATGATGGATATTTCCGGGGCGGCGGATATTCCGGCGACGCGGTTGTTCGGTCAGTCCCCCAAAGGCATGAACGCCACCGGTGATAGTGATATTCGCAATTATTACGACCGCATCAAGGCGCAGCAGGAGGACGAGCTGCGGCCTGTGCTGAGGGTGTTGTACGCCGTGCTGTTTCGGGCCTCTGTGGGGGAGTGTCCGCAGGATTTAGAGATTCAGTTCAATTCGCTATGGCAGATGAGCGAGACAGAACGGGCAACCATTGAGAAGCTACGCGCCGAGCGTGATCAGATGTACCTGGCGCATGGTGTGATCGGTCCAGACGTGCCCTGTGCGGAGCTGCTGGAACAAAAAACCTACTCAAAGCTCACCGAACGCGATGTGAGGCTGGCGGCGGAACTGTCTCAGGCGATGGAGGTTCCAGATGTGTTGCCAGTGGTAGAAACGACGGCACCCGCTTCCAATACATAGGCTGCGATTGGAATCATGCAGTGGTCAGATAAAAAACCGGCGAAGCACTCACGCCGCTTTCAGCACGCGCATTTCCACATGCATGCCAGCCGCCGCAGCCATGTTGACCAGTGCATCCAAGCCGAACAGGTTGATTTTGCCGCGCATTAAATCTGACACGCGAGGCTGCGTGACACCGAACAGCGTAGCGGCTTGAGACTGACTCAGCGCAGCCGTTTCGATGTGTTGTTTCAGGGCCATCATGAGTGCGGAACGTAACTTCATGTTTTCGGCGGCTTCGGGAGTGTCCTCAATGGCATCCCACACACTTGTGAATCGCTCGTTGCTCATTGTCCTACCTCATTAAACAGATCACGGTAGCGTTTAGCCGCTACATCAAGATCGCCTTTGGCGGTTTTCTCAGTTTTCTTTTGGAAGCAATGCAACACATAGACAGCCTCGGGCAGCGTGGCGACGTAGATAACGCGGAAAGCGCCGTCTGCGTCACGGATGCGAATCTCGCGGACTCCACGCCCTACCGTAGGCATGGGCTTCCAGTCGTCAGCGTCGCGTCCGTTTTGCACTTGGTTGAGCTGGTACCCGGCCTCACGTCTTACGCTCACTGGAAAAGTGCGTAAGTCGTCAAGAGCACTGCCTCTGAATTCAATCGGTTTGGGTCCTACCATGCGCCATCATACAAAACTTTGTATGAGCGCAAGGACATCTTTGTCGGCCAACGGAATGGAGGTTCACTGAGGATGTTGACATTACCGGACCTACTGCGCTTGCAGGGACGCCGGATCAAGCAGCGGCAGTTACGCCCGCCGCGCCCCAGCCGCCACGCTGAGGCCACATACAGGAATGAACTGCTGGCCTTGGTGCGGGTGCTGCACCAGGCGGTGCGCGAGGAGGTGCTGCCGGTGCTCCACGCATCGCCGCCCCACATGACACGTGATGCGCCTGACGGCAGCGCCCCACAGGGCTATCTGGCCTCCCAGTTCATGCAGGCCATGGAAGCGGCCTTGCGGCGGGCGGCGTTACGCTGTGGTGGCTTACCTCAATGGGCTGAGCGGATGGCCGCCCAGCAGGTGCAACGTGTGGATCGTCAGGTCGTACAGACGATTGGGAGTACGGTGCGTAGCGCCTTCGGGATCGACATCACGTCATGGATGCTGGCCCAGGAGGTGCGCACGCAGATACACGCGGCCCGTGCTGTCAATGTCCAGTTGATCACCTCCATTCAGCGACAGTATTTCGACAAGATCGGTACCGCTGTGTTGCAAGGCGTCATGCAGGGCAAACGCGCCAGCGCACTGGCCAAGGAGATGGAACAGATCACCGATGCCACGGCATCACGGGCGAAGTTTATTGCACGGGATCAGACATCAAAAATGAATGCGGCGTTGAATGAAATCCGGCAAGTGGGGTTGGGCATAACGACCTACACCTGGCAGACCAGCGGGGATGAACGGGTCCGTGAGGATCATGCCGCCCATGATGGGAACGTGTTCCGCTGGAGCGATCCCCCCGCGACGGGGCATCCGGGACAGGACTACAACTGCCGCTGTGTGGCGATTCCGAATGTGACGCTGGAAGGCCCTTGATGATCACCCTAGATGTCCAACTGACCCAGCGTCGCAAGACGCCGGAAGGGTATCTGATCGTGCCTGCCCGATTTGCGCGCATCGGCATCCAGCACTATGCCGCCCACGAATTAGGGTTGAGCGATGCGGATCCCCAGCGGGTGATTCGCGTGTACCGCCCCCCTGAAGAAGTGTTTGCTGCCGAGGCCATCGCCAGCTTTGATGGCCGCCCGATCACCGATGAGCATCCGGATGAAGAGGTGACCGCCGAGAACTGGCGCGCCCATGCGGTGGGCTTTGCCCGCAATCCACGGCGCGAAGGGGAGTATCTGGTGGCCGATCTCACGATTACCGATGGGGCGACCATCGAAAAGATTGAAGCTGGCAAACAAGAACTCTCCGGCGGCTACAGCGCCGAGTACGACTGGACCCCGGGCTGGACCCCGGAGGGCGACGCCTACGAGGTGAAACAGATTCGGATTCGTGGCAACCACATTGCCGCCGTTGCGGCGGGCCGTGCTGGACCCCAGTGCCGCGTGGCCGATCGCGACATAGCCTTACCCCCACCCTTTGGAGAACACCCCATGACCAAGCGCCGCATTAGTGTCGACGGTATCAGCCTGGAACTTGAAGAGACGGAAGCCAGCGCGGTTGAACACCTGGCGACCAAGCTCAAGACGGCCACCGAGAAAGTGGATGCCCTGCAAGAGGATCTGCACACCGCCCAGGCCCCCATCAAACTGGACAGCGGCGAGTCCCTGACCAAGGAGCAATTGGTGGCCAAGATTGCGGAGCTGTCCAAGCAATTGGCGGGGCTGGAAGCGGCCCGCGCTGCGGACGAAGACCCGCAGCAGCGGGATGAAGCGATTGCAGCCATGTCCCGGCAGATCGGCGATGCCCAGCGGCTGGTGCCGGGCCTGATCACCGATGGCAAGCCATGCAGCGCGATCCGCCGCGACGTAGTGAGCCGTCTGCACCCCACGCATACGGCCATGATTGACACCTTACTGCACGGGGTCCGGGTGGCCGATGCCGCCCAGACGGCGGTGGACCTGGCGTTTCACGTTCTGGCGTCCGCGCCGGTGACGGCCTCGGCAGGGCTGGCTGCTGAGGCGGTGAACGAGGCGTTACGGCGTCAGGTCGTCAAAACATCGGATACCGACCTGGACCCGCGAGCGGCGTATATCCAGCAGCTCACCCATACCACCTAGAACACTTCAGCACCCGAAGGAACACGTATGTCCGGAATTGATCTATCCACCTATGGTGGGCGCTTACTTGATCTTGGCGTTGCGGGGCAAGTCATCGACTTGAACACCAGCCGCCTGTACAGCTACAAGAACCAGGGCCAGACGCCCATTGATTTTGGCCTGTTTGTGGCACGCGGCCCCAAAGACGCCACCTGCAAAGCCCCCGATAGCGCAGACGCCGCCATCCTGGGGATCAGTGTCCGCCATGTCACGATGGTGGCTGATGAGGCCGGAGAGGTCCGCTATGCGCCCCATGCGATGGTGCCGGTGTTGGAGATCGGTCGCATCTGGGTGATCTGCGAGGATGGCTGCCGCCCGGATGATCCGGTGTTGATCCGCATTGCAGGAACGGGGGCCTTGGGCGCGGCCCGATCCGCCGCCATCGCTTCAGAAACCATTCCTTACCCACAGGCGCGCTGGGACAGCACCACCGCCCCCGGAGCGCTGGGCGTGATCCGCATTCTTAACTAAGGGACCTGCATGAACATGATTGACATACGCCGCCGTCAGATGGCCGATGCGTTGACCCCGATGTTGCTGACCGATGCGCGGTATCAGACCTCTGATGCCACCCAAGCGCTGGCGTTTTTGGTGTCGCAACTGACCCATGTTGAATCGACGATCTACGCCCGCCAGCGCCAAGGCATCCAGTACCGGGATTTGGTGCCCATCAGCACCGAAGCGGGCGAGTACGCCACCTCGGTGACCTATCAGATGTACGACTATTCCGGACGCGGCAAGCGGCATTCTGGACGGGGCGAAGATATTCCGACGGTCGATGTGGCCTACGCACAAAAGAGCGTGCCTGTCGTGCTGGGCACCATTGGCTACGATTACACCACCGAGGAACTGCGCCAATCGGCCTTTCTGCGTAAACCCCTGAATACCGCGCGGGCGGATGCGGCGATGGATGCCTATGAGCGCCATATCAACGATGTGGCGTTGTTTGGTGAGGACGAACTCACCGGCCTGTATACCCATCCTGGCGTGCCGGTCCTGTTGAACACCGCCGGGCCTTGGATCGGTCAGTCGCCCGCCCAGGTGCTGGCCTTGTTCAATCAGCTGATCTCCAGCGCTTGGATGAACACCCAATATGTGGAGATGATTGATACCGTGCTGTTGCCTGGTCGCGTCATGAACTATCTGGTGTCCACCCCGCGCAGTGACAACAGCGATAAAACCATTCTGCATTACGTGCTGGAAAACAACATTGCTAAAGCCGAGCGTGGCCTTGATCTGACAGTCCGCACCGGCTACGGCTTAGAGACGGCAGGGGAAGGCGGCACGACCCGCGCCATGGTGTATACCAAGCACCCCACCAAGCTAGTGCTGCATCTGCCCATGCCCATCCGGTTTTTGCCCCCGCAACCCAAGGGCCTGAAGTTTGATATTCCAGGCGAATACAAATACAGCGGTGTGGAGTTTCGTTATCCCAAGTCCGCCCTGTATGCCGACGGCATTTGAGTTGTATTCAACACCGACTACACCAGCGCCCTGAGGCGCTTTTTTTTGGGAGAACGCAGCACCATGACCACGATCATGCTCAGGAATACCCGCACCTGTGATGTCACCCTGGATGGCGTGACGATCCAGGCCGGACGCACCCAAGCCCTGGAGGCCGCACACGTGGAGCAGCTGCGGCAGCACCCTGGCATTGGCCTGTGGTTTGACAATGGCTATCTGGTGGAGCAGGAGATGGAACCGTCATGCGCCCCAGTGGGAGGCGGTGAAGGGCAGACGGACCCTGCGACAGAAGAAGATCCTGCGACAGAAACGGACCCTACGACAGAAAAACCCCCTGTGAGAGAAGAGGCCCCGCATGACGCTGCACCGGGTAAACCAGGCAAATCCAGAAGGACCTGATCATGGCCGAGTCACTGACGATTCACACGTTCCTGGCGCGTTACCCTGAGTTTGAACCGTTGCCACAAGACCGGGTGGAACAGGTCATTGACGATGCACGCCTCTGGCTGGATGCCTCCCGATGGGGGCATTTTTATCCGCAAGGCTTAGCCAGTCTGGCAGCGCATTTTCTGTGGTCGTCTCCTAGTCTGGGTGCCGACCACAGCGCCGGAGCCAGAGGCGCGGTGGTGTCCGAGCGGGCCGGTGATCTACAGATCAGCTACGCGGCGCTGCCCTCTGGCAGTGCCAGTGACGCTTGGCTAGCCACCTCGGTGTATGGACAACGTTACCTGGCGCTGCGTCGGATGGTCGGCCTGGGGGCCTTGGTTGCCCCATGAGTGCCGTCAAAATCCTTCGGTCGGCTGATCCCAAAAAGTGGAAGGCCATCGCACAGCGGCTTCAGGCGCTGGGGGAGCGCGCTGTGGTGGTGGGCATTGCTGCCGCGCAAAACGCCCGGACGGAAGACGGGATCGGCTCGGCTGGACTGTTGGCGGTGCATGAATTGGGTGCGCCAGAGCGGGGCATTCCGGAGCGCTCGGTGGTGCGGCGTTCCATCAGCGCGCACCGAGAGAAGTATGTTGCTTTGCACACGCACCACGTGCGCGCAGTGCTACGTGATGCGATGACCGTAGACACTGCCCTGAACCTGTTAGGGACGGTGGCCGCAGGCGATGTCAAGGCGACGATTCGCCACGCGGATCTGGCCCCCCTGACGCCCCAAACGATCCAGCGCAAAGGGTCCAGCGCGCCCCTGATCGATACCGGCCAGATGCTCCAGTCGATCACCTATGAGGTGCGCGATGCTGAAGATTAGCGCGCTGTTTGGCAATCCACGCTTTGCCCAGACAGTCACGGTGCACCGTGACCACGGGCACTATCATGCCGATGGCACCTGGACCCAAGACAGCGTTGCGCACCCTGTGCGAGCGATCCTGCATCCGGTCAAACCCGATGACCTGCAATTGCTTCCAGAAGGGCAGCGCTATTTGCCCTCTAAAAAAATCATGAGTCAGGACGCGCTGTGCGTCGGTGATCTGGTGCACTACCAGGACACCACCTGGCGCATCGTGCAGCTTTCTGACTGGTCCGAGTATGGGTACTACCGAGGCATCGCCGTTGGACATGACGGGACTGCGCAACCTGCTGCGGCGGCTTTTGGCCTTACCTGAAGGTGCTGTCCGTCCGGCGGATCAGCCCGCGCCCACTGGATCGGCCCCTTTTGTGACGGTGAAGCGCCTGCGTTCTACCCCCTTGGGAGCGGCGTGCTGCGCCTTTGATGGCCGCCAGCAGAGCATCACCTGCGCCTATCTGCACCACATCAGTGTGAATGCCTACGGCACGGGCGCCTATGAACTGCTGTTGCAGGCACAGGCGTTACTGTCCTGCGAGGCGGGCATGGCGGGGCTGCGCGCCTTACGTGCGGGCCTGGTGTCCGTCACGGCTGTCCAAGACCTCTCGGCCATTGTCGGCGCTGGCTATGAAGCCCGCGCCCGGATCGAATTACAGATCACCCACCACCACCGTGTGGTGACCACGCTGGCGGCTGTGGACAGCGCAGACATCCATATTCACACCCGCACCGGTCACATCGCCAGCGTGACCATGACGGCACCGGAGACCCAGTAAATGGCGCTACCTCTTTCAAACATTGTCACTGTGCAACTCAATGGACAGCCCCTGTCGGCCTCCCGTCGTGACTTTGGGAGGCTGGCCTTGTTCACCCCCGAAGTGGGCACCGTGTTTGTCGATACCAAAACACGGTTCATGGATGCCAGCACGCAGCAGCAGGTGGAACACGTCTTTGGCAGCTACTCCAAAACCGCAGCCGCCACCGGCCGCTTCTTTGCACAAAGCCCCCGCCCCAAACAGCTCATGGTGGCGCGTTGGAATCGATTTAAACAACACATTGCCGCCTCCCCAACGACACTCACCTCCGGAGCGATTGCCCAGGCCCAGACGTGGTACAAGGGCGTGGATGACGGCTGCTTTTCCATCCGCATCTATGGTGTGGATGTCACCTTATCCAAGCTGAATTTCACCACGGCCACCTCCTTCTCCCAGGTGGCCGGTGTGTTGAATAAAGCACTGGATGAGTTTGGAGTGAATTGCCGATTTTTAAATGGCTGCTTTGAACTCTATGCTGCCGTGGCCGGAGGAAATCACGCCATTGGCTATGCACAGCAGCGCAGTCCTTCTGGCACCTATGTGGGGCATTGGCTGAAGCTTGAAGCCGATCAGGCCCGCCTGACCATCGGCAACAACGCTGACACCATCGAGGCAGAGACACTGCCGGAGGCCTTTGCGGCCTTGCAGGCACTCACCCCAGGCTGGTATGCCGCTGCGGTGGCCGATGAGACATTGACAGACACGCAGATCCGATCCGCCTCCGCCTGGATCCAGGCGGCAGACAAAAAAATCATGGGATGGACGACCCGCGAGGCGGCGCATTTGGACTTTAAAAAAACCAATGTGTTCAGACAACTCAATGCATCGGGGCATGACCGTACCGTGGTGCTGTACGACACCACAGACCCCTACGCGGTGATCTCGTGGTTGGCCCGTGCCTTGTCGGTGAACTTCAGCGCCAACAACGCCGCCCTGACCATGAAATTTAAGCACCTGCCCGGCGTTGCGGCAGATCAATTGACACAGACCCAGGTGGCCCAATGCCTGCGTTTAGGCATCAACTATTACGCCTACGTTGATGATGTGGCGATGGTGGCCGAAGGCACCTGTCTTGGCGGGCGCTTCTTTGATGAAGTCCATCTGCTGGATTGGCTGGTGGATGCGGTGCAAAAGGAGGTGTTTGCCGTCCTGCATCGCAGCCCGACGAAGGTGCCGCTGACGGATGCAGGCACCCACCTGCTGATCGCGGCCTGCAAAAAAGTCTGCCAAGAAGGGGTCCGTAACGGTGCCTTTGCCCCTGGCCTCTGGAACGGGGAAGCCTTCGGTGCGCTGGCCACGGGCGATTACCTGGAGGCTGGTTTTTATGTCTGGGCCGATTCAGTGGACACCTTATCGACCTCCGATCGCCAAGCCCGCCGGGCACCGCCACTTCAGATCGCCGTGAAGCTGGCCGGGGCCATCCATGCGGTGGACGTGCTCATCCATTTTGACCGATAAAGGAATCCCATGTCCGTCTTCGACCCCAAACAAGTGTCGGTGCTGCTCAATGGAACCCAGATCAAAGACTGGGCCGATGGCACGGATGTCATCGACGCCAAACACAATGCTGATGCCGGTGCCTACACCATCGGGGCCAGCGGCACGGGCGTGTTTGTCGCCAACGCCGATCGTTCCGGCACCTTAACGTTAAAAATCAAACAGCACAGCGCTGACAACACCTTTCTGAGCAGGCGACTGGCCCAACAACGCGGCGCGATCCAGTCCTTCACCCCCTTCACCCTGGATATCCGTGACCTGTTGAATCAGGACGTGGTGACAGCCACCAACGGGTATTTCACGACGCCCCCCGGATTTACCCGGGGCGCCGGACACAATCCGGAAACCTGGACACTGGTGTTTGAGGTCATGGAGATCACCCTAGAAAAAGGCTTTGGCAACACATGAACAATGAACATCGTTTTGAAATAGAGGGCCTCACCTATGTCATGACCCCGGCCAATGCGATGGCGGCGTGGCAATCGCTCAAACGCGCCGGGGTGCTGCTGCGGGGGATGGATGCGGACGCCCTGGCTAACGCGCAAGGCGCCGCCTCCGTGGCCCTAGGGACGCTCCTAAGCCACCTGGGCGACCCTGCGGTCACCGAGATAGAAGCCCTGGTGTTTGAACAGACTGCGATCAAGATCCCCGAGGGCACCACCTACCGGCTCAGCAGCGACCGGCTCAATGAGCACTTCAACACCCGCCGCACCCATCTGCTGCGCGTCTTGATGGAAGGAGTCAAGTATCAATACAGCGATTTTTTCGTTGGCGGCATGGCAGCCTTCCAGGACCTGATTCCCATGCCGCCCCCCACGCAGGCATAACCGATTGGTTCATCTGGGCACCGATCATGCGCGGCTATTGCGATCTTGAGCAACTGCGTACCGTGTACTCCCTCAGTGACCTGTGCGCCTTCCACACCGCGATGGTGGAATGGGATGCCCTCCAGCATGACGCGCTAACCCCCTGCGATGATTCTCGACGAATTCCTGATCCGCCTTGGCGCGGTCGCTGACACCTCAGGCTTCAGCACCTTTAGCACCGGCCTGACCCGCGTCACGGGCCTTGTGACGGTGGCCGCCGCCGCCATGGGCGGGGCGCTGGCGGGAATGAATCGCTTTGTCGGCAGTGCCCTGAGCGAACTGAATGCACTCACTAGCGCCAGCCAGCGCACCGGAGCCAGCCTGTCCTTCCTCCAGGAGCTGGGCTATGCGGCGCGTTTGAATGGCTCCTCTGTGGAGGCCTCGACCCGTTCTATTGAATCCTTGTCCCAAAAAATAGGCGAAGCCGCCAATGGGGTAGGGCGTGGGGCCATGCTGTTCCAGAAGCTGGGCTTGCAGGCCCGACAGGCCAATGGCTCCGTTAAATCTGTCGGCGACATGCTGGGCGAGGTGCAAGACAAGATCCGAGGCTTGTCGGCACCACAACAGCACTCCATCCTGGCCACCCTGGGCATGGATGCCACCATGCTGCAAACCTTGCGCCTGAGTCGTGAGGCGTTAAACGGTGTCTTCCAAGAGGCACAGGATCTAGGCGTCATCACCGCGGATGGTGCCGATACCGCGCTGGAGTATGGCGATGCGATGGAACGCCTGCGCGTGGTGATGGGGGCCTTACGGACCAATATCGCCATTGGGGTGGCACCGGCCTTCACCCGGCTGATTGAGCACTCCAAACACTGGTTGATTGCCAATAAAGAGCAACTGCGTGATGGCATCGGCAAAGTCGTCAAGATCCTCATTGCAGCGGGCACCGCCGTATGGAACGTCACCCGTGCGGTGAACAGCGCGGTGAACCAGACCATTGGTTGGAAAGCGGCGCTGCTGGCCGTGGGCGCGGTGCTGGCCCGGGCCTTTGCACTGAACCCGGTCACCTGGCTGATTGCGGGGATTGTGGCCCTCGTGGCGTTGGTCGATGACTTCATGACCTATCTGGACGGCGGAGAGTCCTTGCTCGGTGCCTTCTGGGGTCCGCTGATCGCGGACGCCAAGCGCGCCAAGGCGGTGATTGAACACCTTACGCCCGCACTCAAAGCCGTTGGCGTCCTCTTGGTAGGACTGGCCATCGGTCAGGTGGTGAGCAACATCGGCCGCCTCCTGGGTGCAGGCCGCACTCTGGCGCTGTGGCTGGCGGGGCCGTTGGTGAAAACAATCCAGGCCGCCGCGCTGGCGTTGCGTGCCGCCTTTCTCTCCAACCCCATTGGACTGGTGATTGCAAGCGTGGCCCTGCTGGCGTATGCGATCTATACGCATGTTGACAAAATCAAACACTGGGTGGGCACCGCCTGGCAGTGGTGCGCTCGCAAGGCAGAGGCCGCGCTAGGGGCCACCCGACAGGCAATGCAAGAGGTTGCCGCCGCCGCCAAGACCACCTGGGCCAGCATCAAGGACGCCTGTGCGCTGGCCTTTAGCCACAGCATCGCCACCGCCGATCACGCCGTGAACCGCTTGCGGGCCGTGTTCAGCGCCATGGGCACCCGTATCAGCGCCGCCCTGAGCAGCGCTTTCAACACCCTCATGAGGCTATGGGATCGCACCGTCGGGCGTATCGCCCAGGGGGCCGAGCGGATCAAAGGCTTGTTCCGAGCGATTGCTCCAACCCTGAAGCAGGCCGGTCGTGACACCCAAGACGTGGCGCAGCGCGTCAATGCACAGGTGCAGGCCGCCCAGACGACAGGCCGCCACGCCGCTGCTCAGGCCGCCACGCCCGCCCGTTCCCAGGCCAACGTCCATTCCCAACAGGATGTCAAGATCGATATCCACACCGCCGACCCGATCCTGGCCGGTCGCCAAGCCGCCGCCGACATCAACAGACACCACCAGATGGCACTGCGCAATACCGGCAGTGCTGTGGCGTTTTGAGGGGATTGTTTAAGAAAACAGACTAAATAGTCTGCCAAACCAGAGTGCAACAGTCGGTACGTGGGGTAGCCAACCTATCCCTATAGATAATGGCAAGCAGGCAGATGATCTCCGAAGAGGAAAGTGGTTATAACTATTTTGATATATGAATATAATGTTAATTAATGCGACTATAATCACAAATATGTGATATCAATAAATCTCCTCTATTTAAAAAATGCGTTTAGTTAATGACTGTAGCATTGGAGGAAACATGAATCGTGTGATTGGATATCGCAATCCTCGTATACAGGGATGTTTATCTAAACAGTTTAAGGAGTAAAAAGATGAGAGAGTTGACCTTTGAAGAAGCTTTAAAAGTGGATGGTCAGGGGTGGGTTGGGGCCTTCTTGACTGGTGCTGGAACTGGTGCGTATGCCGGTGGTCTTATTGCTGAAGTACCAGGCGCTGTTGTGGGTACAGTGGTTGGTGGTGTCATAGGTGTTATTGCAAATCTATTTTGATCCTTCTGTTACCACTTCAAGGAGTTAATTAATATGCGTGAACTTGAAATCCATGAGATCGAATCTATCGGCGGTGCCGACATGCATTTGGTTGAAAATCTTGCCGCTGGTGTTACTGCTGGTGCGACTGCTGGCTACATATTCTTTGGCCCGGCAGGTGCGGCTCTGGGTACGGTAGGTGGTGTTGTAGTCGGTATGTGGACTTCGATATTAGGCGGTTAATGATTTAGTTGGTTGGCCGGGTGATCGGCTCAATAATGAGCTTGTCCTCCTCACGGTGGATCAGAACACGATCACCCGGCAGCTCGAATTCAACGGGAATTCGTACCGCCTGGCTACGATTATTTCGGAATAGCTTCGCTTCCTTGGTACGTGATAACGGAGATGAAATTGGCATCGGCACAGTACCCATTGCATATACATATTTGTATATGCATGAATCTGCATGCCTAGCATTCTCGTCGGTAAATCTCACCCCGGTGACCAACACGCACCACAAGGACGCGCAAAACGCTATCTTGAATGGCGCAGACGACCCGGAAATCACCAACACGATAACGCCAAAAGCCGCCAAGTGGTCCGGTTAATGCTTTACCACTGCTGCGTGGGTTTTCTAGTCCGGCGATGCGCTCATCCATGAAATCGACAATGCGCCGCGCCATGTGCTTGTCGAGCTTGCGTAACTGCTGCTTGGCCGTGTCGGTGTAATCAATCGTCCAGGCCAAGCGTTTTTCTCACGTCGGCAGCAGAATGCACCTGTTCTTGTCCATGACGGACACGCTCCAACACATCGGCAGCAAGGTAGTAATCCTCCATTTCCTCAATGCCATGCTCAATGATTTCACGCAGGTAGTAAGCCTTTGTGCGTCCCGTATGGGAGGCAAGATAGTTCAGCCTTTGCTCCATTTCAGGAGAGAGGCGAATCGAAGTCGCCATGTCAAAACCCCCACTTAGATGCATGTATTCATTGTAGCGCAGATGAGATCGCCCAATTGGCATCTCCAAAGCTGACTCCCTGCTTCACCGAAACAGGTTCCCCCCCCCCCTCATGATCGCCCTGACCCACCGCCACATCGGCACCGTCACCCTGGATGCGGTGCTTGAAGAAACGCACCACGCCGAGCTGCGCATCACTGAAAACCCCGTAGAGTCTGGCGCGATGATTGGTGATCACGCCGTCCTGATGCCGCAAACCGTCACCATCGCTGGCATTGTGGTGGACTACCAACCTCAGCGCAGCCCAGCCCCTGCCGCAGAGGAGCACGGGGCCGAGCCATTGCGTGTCCTGACCGATCGCGTGCCTTTCCCCACGGACCTGATGCCCTTCACCGCTCAGGCCCTGCGTGTGGCCCAACGTGAACTGTCCTCGGTGATCGGCCACGCCACTGCACCGCAGAGCGACGGCCAGCACGCCGTGCGCCCTTTGGCCGACTGGCTTCCTGATGACCAGCCCATCACTTCTGGTGATGACGCTGCCACCACAGGCCGCATTGCCCAGGTGTACACCGCCCTACGGAAGCTACAACGCAGCGGCCAGACCCTGGAGGTACACACCGGCGTCCAGACGTATCAAGACATGTTGATTCTTTCCATTGCGGCCAGACAAACCCAGGATGGTTCCATTGAATTGGTGCTGACCGTGCGAGAACTATTCATCGTCAAGACAACATCCATTTCTGGTGTCTCATTGCCTGCCCCCAAACGCGGTAGAGCCTCCGCCCAAGGCGCGGCGCAACGCCACAGCGGCCAGACCCACCCTAAGCAGGCCGACACCGAGAAAAACCGCTCCCTGCTGCGTCAGATGTCTGGACTGTTCTGATGCGACAGATTTCCGTGGATAGCAGCCCCTACCAAACCCAATCCTTTCAGATGGCCGGGGACGCCTTACGCTTGATTCTGCGCTGGAATCCGGTGCCCTGCTGCTGGTCGATGGACCTGTACACCGCGACCCTAGATCAGCCCGTGGTGCAAGGCGTCCCCTTGATGGTGGGCGTCCCCCTGCTGTGGCGGCGTCCTGTCGATTACTTCTTTTGGCTGACAGATGAAAGTGGTTTGGAGATGGACCCGATGCGCCAACAGGACCTAGGCGAACGCTGCTTGCTGTTTGTCGGACTGAAACGCGAGGTTCGCCCATGAAACAGTTTGGCCGCCAGTATCGCCTGGAGCTGGGGTCCAGCCACGATGGCATTGCCATCGACACCCTGCGCATCGCCTTTGACATCCGCAAGACCAGCGACTCCACCCCCAACCCCGCCAAGATCACCGTATGGAACCTCAACCGCGATCACCTGAGCTTGCTCACCAGCCGACAGTACAACCGGGTCCGGCTGCTGGCCGGTTACGCAGAGCTGCGCCTGTTATTTGTCGGTGACATTATCAAGCCTGCTGTGCGGCGTGATGGGACGGATTACGTCATCGAACTGGAATGCGGCGATGGCGATCACGACTACCGCAATGCCCACGTTTCCTTATCGTTGGCCGCAGGGGCGACCGATGCCCAGGTGCTGCGGGCACTGAGTACCTCCATGCCGTCTATCCGGCTGGGACCTATCCAGATGCAGGGACAACGTGGCCTGACCCGCGGCAAAGTGCTCTCAGGCAATACACGGACCCTGCTGGATGCACTGGCTAAAAATCATGGCGCGGACTGGTCCATCCAGGATGGCGCACTGATGTTACTGCCTGCCGATACCGTCCTAGCCGGTGACGCCGTGCTGCTGTCCCAAAGCAGCGGCATGATGGGCTCCCCCGAAGTGACCGATGATGGATTAAAAATCACCACCTTGCTCAATCCGGCCTTGCGCATCGGCGGCCTGGTGCGCGTGGACTCCCTCATCCCCATCTACAACGGCGACTACAAAATCACCTCACTGCATGACATGGGCGATGTGATGGCCGAAGCCTGGTTCAGTACGGTGACCTGTGTCGGCGGTGATTTTCAGAACGTGAGGCCGTCTGTATGAGTCTGGATGACTGGAATAACGCCTCCCTCAGTGCCGTACTGCAACGCAGTACCGAAGCGCTGGCCCAGCGCCTGCGTGTGGCCTTGCCTGGGCAGATCGTCCGCTTTAACCCAGTCACCCAAACGGCGACCGTACAGCCGTTGATCCAGCAGAAGAGGAACGATGGCTCCCTTCAGCCCTTACCGGTGCTCCAGGATGTGCCGGTGTCCTTCCCGCGTGGCGGTGGCTTTGTGATGACCTTTCCCGTGGCTGCTGGGGATGAATGTGAACTCATCTTCCAAGATCGCTGCATTGATGCCTGGTTCCAGTCAGGCCGTGCGTCCGAGCCTGTGGACTATCGCCTGCATGACCTGTCGGATGCCGTTGCCTGCGTGGGAATTGCTTCCTTACCCAATGTCATTCCGACGTTTGAAATGGACGGCGTGGTACTGCGCACCCTGGATGGCCGCGCCTCATTCAAACTGGATACCCAAGGCGTGATCACACTGCGTGGAACCAAGCTGGTTCTTGATCTTCCCGTGGAATTCACCCAAGGCATCCGTGGTCATGGCGACGTCGTATCAAACGGTATCCGCCTGGAGACACACACCCACGACAACGTAGAGAACGGCCAGGACAGACAGGCCCGGCCCAATGAGAGTGCGCCGCGTGGACAGCCAAGGGGATTGGACCTTCGGCAACGGGCGCGGCAACTATGCGGCCGCCAGCGATTGCGTGGCACAGCGGGTGAAGACACGGCTGCGCTCCTTCCGTGGCAACTGGTTCCTGGATCTGGACCACGGCCTGCCGTGGCTGGACCTGATGGAGCGGCCTGCTGACCTGGTACACCTGGAGCGCGAGGTCAAGCGCACCATCCTCACCACCGAAGGCGTGCGCCGCCTCACCGCCTTCTCAATGGCCTTGGACGCGGATACCCGCACCTTCACCATCCACGTCACCTTGCTGGATGCGTACCAACAGGCGATGACCGTTAGTACCACGCTGTGAGGGGATGCGTTTAACGCATAGAGGAAGGAGTGAATGACATCCGTAAACCAAGCGCCTTAGCCACTTTTAAGATGGTTGAGAAGCTTGGGTTGCCGTCGTTAGAGAGTGCCTTGTCTAGTCCTTGCCTGGACATACCAACGTCACGAGCAAGCTGACTTAAATTACGAGCACGAGCGACAGCACCAAGTGCCCGTGCAATAAAAGCAGGATTATCCCTACCACCTTCTTCCATGACGGCTTCCATATAAGCCGCAATATCTTCTTCGGTTTTGAGGTAGTCAGCGGTGTCGTATCGACTAAACGTCTCATTATTCATGGCTCATCCTTCCACAGTGCAGCCAGTGCCTTAGCCTGCTCTATATCTCGTACTTGTGACGATTTATCGCCACCGCAAAGCAAGAGAATCAGTACTGCACCATGCTTCATAAAATAGATCCGATATCCGGGCCCATGGTCGATCCTCATTTCTGAGATGCCAGCACCCACAGGCTTCACGTCGCCGGGATTGCCAAGTGCAAGCCGATCAAGACGCGCTTGAATTCTGGCGGCTGCTTTGCGGTCACGTAAGCTGTTTATCCAAGCATCAAAAGTGCTGGTTTTGATGAGTTCGACCATGTGCAAACTATAGTTTGCATGTCGTTAAGTATCAACCACAGTTGATAACGGAAATGAAATGAACGACCACACCCGCCACCTTGGCGATTGAGCAAACCATGGGAAAAGTCACCACCACCGGATACGAAGCCGAGCGGCTGGATACGATTATTGCTCGCTTGCAGGAAGGCTTCCGTTCGATTTACGGCAACGATATCAACGTAGACCCAGATAGCCCCGATGGACAGTTGATTGGGCTGATTGCACAGATCAAAGCCGATCTAGAAGAACTGGGCACGGACATCCACCGGCAACTGGACCCGGATTACGCCAGCGGCGCGTGGCTAGAACAACGCGTGGCCTATGCGGGCCTCACCCGCAGGCGAGCCAGCTACAGCTACTTACGCAATGTCACCTTGAGCGGCACACCCGATGCCCCGATCCCGGCAGGTTATGTTGTTTCCGATCCCAATCGCTGCCGCTGGCAGCTCGTGTCATCGGTGCGCCTGGATGCCACTGGCCACGCCCATGCAGACTTTCGCAGCGACGCCTTAGGCCGTGTTGACGTCCCCGCACACACGGCCCTGACCATTGAAACCGTGGCCCTGGGTTGGGACTCGGCCCTCACGACCGAGGACGCCGAAGCAGGGGCAGAAGAAGAGTCCGATGCGGCGCTGCGCGCCCGCTTCTTTAAAAGTCGTGCCAAGACATCCACCAACAATGCTGACAGCATCCAGGCCACGCTCTGGGGGCTACCCGACGTGCGCCACGTCGTCTGCTTAGAAAACTTCACCGATACCGTGGATGCTGCGGGAGTCCCCGCCCACGGCATTAACGTCATTGTGGAGGGGGGCCGGGATGACGCCATTGCTGAAGTGATCTATCACCATAAAACGCTCGGGACAAACATGCGTGGCGCGGTGCGGGTACAGATTAAAAACACACACGGCCAACCTAGAGACATCTATTTTGACCGTCCAACGATGGTCCGTTGCGCCGCCCGCATCGAAGTAGAGCGCGATAGCAGCACGTCCGGTATTGATACCCATGCGATCAAACAGGCATTGGCCGCGCGCTCCTTTCTGATTGGCGAGCACGTCCACCGCAGCCGACTGTATACCCAAATTAATAGCGTCCCAGGCTTTTGGGTGACATCGCTGATGATCGGTCAAGCAGGCCAAGCGTTGTCTGAGCAGAATATTCCTATCGACGTGCGAAGCATGGCGCGCTTTGCAATGAACGATCTCCAGGTCATCGTGCGATGAGCTATGCGGACCTGTTGATCTGGCAATACAAGGGCCAACCCAGGGCCACCGCCACCGCTGCATTGATCAGCGATGCCTTCGGCACCACCTGGAACGGCTTAGCCGATCTGCGCCAGACATTGGATATCGAACGCGCCACCGGAACACACCTTGACCTCATCGGCCAGCATGTCGGTCAATCCCGTGTCTTATCCAGTGAACGCCCCCCCGTGCGGCACGATCTGAGCTTGGACGATGCAGCCTACCGCTTTCTCATCAAGTGCCGGATTGCCAAAAATTACATGACCGGCACCGCGCCCAATATGGAGCAAGTGCTTGACTTCATCTTTCCCGGCAGCGCCGCAGTACTGGACCACTACGACATGAGCTACACCGTGTTTGTCAGTACTGCAATGATTTCAGACGTCATCCGCCATGCCATCACCACGCTGGACATCCTGCCTCGTCCAGCAGGCGTGCGGGTTCGCTACAACCTTGTGACGCATCTGCCCTTCGGATACGAGCGCAGCAACCGTAACTACACACACGCCGCCTTTGGCGACCCACCCGAGCGATAACCCATGACAGAACACTACTTCCGTACCCCCTTTGCCCACCAAGGGGACATGATCCACGTGCCCGAAGCCAAAGACAGTCACGGCTTTGTGAGCTACACCCAAGGATGGGGGCCGGACTATCAAAAAGATTTAACCAAGGAGCCGACGGCTAAACCCGTAGAACGCACTGTTATGAATGCCGTGCTGCACGCCATCACCACGGTGCTCAAAGGCTACCAAGAATACGGCAGCCCTGAATTCATCACCGCCGAACAGAATAACGGCACGCCATTTTCATACATGCGTGGGGTGATCGTCCGATACCGCCCGGATCACGCAAGCCGTTACGGGCTGTATCTGTCCACGGCTGACAACAACACCGATACACCGCTACAGAATGAACCCAACCGCTGGACGGCACTCTCCAGGTACGAGCCTGGACAGATTGTCTACACCGCAGGCAAACGCGCCTTACCCGGCACCCTGCTGTGCGATGGCCGCGCTGTATCGCGGGCCATGTACCCACGCCTATTTGAGGAAATCAACACCAGCTATGGTGCCGGTGATGGTGTCACCACCTTCAACATTCCCAATTTTCTTGAAGGCACCGTCGGCGTTCACACCGCCGACCCTGCCTTGGTCGGCACCTTCACCAGCGGGCAGGTGATCTCCCATGCGCACACCGCAACCGCCGAGGAGGGCGGTACGCATCTTCATCCGGTCACCGTCCATCCTGCAGGCCGCCATACACACCCTGCCAGCGCAGCAGCGGCGGGCAATCATCTACACCAGGCATGGACCGACGAACAAGGATTACACCAGCATACAGGCAGCACCTCTTGGGACGGTGACCACGCGCATATCTTGGGTTCTTTCAGAGCGATCTATGCCTCTGGAAGAGACATGGGTTTTTATGAGCAAAATCAAGGCAAAGTCACGACCAATGTCACTGGAGGGCATCTACACAGATTCACCACCGATGCAAACGGCAAGCATGCCCACAATATCGGTATGCAGGCCGCAGGGCTTCATGTGCATGACATTGCTGTAACAGCAGAGGCAGATCATGCCCACGCCGCCACAGCCGAATCGGCGGGCAGGCATGGTCACACCGTGTCCATTGATCGCTTTGGAGAACACCACAACCTGCCCGCAGGCCTGCGCGTCATGGCATGTATCGCGTATTAATCAGCGACGTTGATCCATCGCATTTTTTTCGATGAGGCTTTGCTCCTCCATCACCTTGTGTATGGCTGACTCCATCTGCTCGCCAACACGCGCGAAATTTTCATAGATACGGGATTCGGGGCTTTCCTGCACCAGGTAACGATCAAGCGACTCTGTAGGCCACAGCGAAAACGCCTGCCCGAATCCCGACAGGAAATCGTTCAATCTGTGAGCCAATTTACTCATCATTAAACACACTCAATTATTGTTTCATTGATGTAGCCACACTTTTACAGATGTGTGCCAATGCTTTAATGAGTTCGACTGAAGGTGCCTTTATTTCTTGTGCCTCATCATCTTTCTTATCGCTGATCATCCTAACAAGTGCAAGACTAAGTGACAGCGGAACCGCAGCTAATAACACAAGAGTTGCTCCCAAAAATATTAAAATATGCCACTGCCAACCTACACTTGCAGCGCTAATAATGGATGCTAAATACGAGCCGAAGAAAATCTTGAATAAAGCAGCCATTAAAAGAAGGAAAAAAAATACAATCAGTCCCCCGATCACGCCGAAGGCCATCCAGCGCATCTTCCGGTTTGCTTTCTGGTTGTATCTAAGTTGATCTTCCGGCCCATCAGGTTCGAGCATAGCGGGCCGTATCTGTGCATTTGAAAGCTCGCCATCAGAAGAAACCTGGGAATGCACGCTTCCTGCGCCTTCTCCTTTCACGGTATCTTCAACGATTCCTGTGACAATGGAATGAGAGTCCGCTATGTCCGGTGATTGTTCGTCCCTGAAATTTTTATCTTCGTCGTTAAGCTGGATTTGATCGATATTTTTCGTAGAGCTCCCCATGTTTATGGGCTTTGATTTTCTGCTCATAGAATTCTTGAATGAGATCGTCGTTTATAGTCAGGTTTATAACACCAGTTTCCTTTCTTTTAGGCCCATTCCATACCTGCCACCACGGCGAACCTTCCTTGTGAGTCATCTCAGATAACTGAATGCCGCCAAAGTGTCCATAGCCATTCCAGACACTATCTAAAATCTCTGCCGATTTTTCGTCGATCTTCGAAACAGGGTTGCTCCAAGAGGCAGTGGCCCAAGAAAACGGATTGACAGGCAGTAACTCAGTAATTCCGCCACTTCCATATTGCTTCATTTTCCTATACAGAGAACTAATAACAGGGCCGTGACGCCATGCTTCGACAACTTCATCAATCAAAGGCTCCTTCCGGAATCCAAGGTGCCAACCATGAGCAATGTAGACGAGCTTCAGCACCTGCATAGGTGTGAGCGCACGCCCTTCTTTAGAGGCTCTTTGTAAGAAATAGTTAGCGATGGTCGCTGGCGAGTACGGCATGTCCGTCACTCCGCAATTTATGAATACTAAATGTCAAAGAGTGCTTGATTTAAGAAGCTATTATTAAACGCTTAATGCTTAAAAGATAGCATTAAATCCTGAATATGGAAGTTTTCGTTAAGTTGTCGGCATGTCCTAGCAATACTGTCAGGGGTTGCTCGTTGGCCTATTTCCAGCAATCCAAGCAGGTTAGATCGTTAGAAATCTCACCATATCCACAAGCCAGATACTGAAACCCCTTACATCGCGTTGCGGCATTTTCTGATACCACCGTCTCGCTTCATGCGGCATCTTAATCCTTGCCGGACGCGGGGCCATTGAGGCCGCTCCACCCGCGAGGCGCTGGAGCAGCGCCTCTACCGGCACCTTAATTTGACCGCTAAAAAAGGTTTTTCGTACTGAACATGTACCACTACACCGAATCAGGCCTAGGTAATGTGTGGTTACGCAACGGGTTTACGGTGCACAAGACACCCTATGGTGACGGCATTGCTATTGATAATTTACCAAGTCTCCATAGAAGCCTTTCCCTAGCGCTGGCGCTAAAACCGGCCACCCTTTCAGGTGCCGAAATCCGTTTTATGAGAAAGGAACTCGAGCTATCGCAGCCCGAGTTCGCGGCTCGTCTGGGTACGACTACACAGACGCTTGCGGCTTGGGAAGAGGGGAGGGCGGCGCTTCCAAACGCCGCAGACAAAATGATCCGCGTTTTGATCAACGCGCATTACAAAAGGTGATGGGTGGATCGGTTAACCTCAAACCCCACGGGTGGAATCCAAAGGCGTTTCCGCTCCGCAGCATGACTGACCCCAAACTGACCCCACGGCGGCGGTAAGTCTTTGATCGGCAAAGAGCCGTTCTGGTACTTATCGAGCGTCTTAGTCCTTGATTTTTATGATCTTCCTTGACCTTGACATGGTAGGGGTCACAGGTTCGAACCCTGTACCGCCCACCAATAGAATCAATAGGTTGCACAATCTGTGGTTTATTGACTGACACGCAACTAACACGCAAGCGCTCCATGTACGCATCAATGGCCCGAACAGCATCGGCCATATAGTCAGGCCGGTACTTGGCGTAAACATCCGTAGTTCCACCATAGGCACGGTGCCCCAGCATTCCTTGAATGTCTTGTGCAGCCACGCCTGCCGAGCGTAGCTCGGTAGCCATCGTGTGCCGGATCACCTTTGGAACGGTGTCCTTGGGTAAGCCTGCATGTGTCCGTAATGCGCGCCACGCAGTTTTGAAGCTTGCAATAGGTTTGCCGTGCCAGTGCACCAGCGGGCCGCTGTCTACTGACAGTATCCAAGGAAGGAGAAAATCACAGATGGGAACGACAGGCCGAAACTTTTTCGTTTGCTTGCGCCCTGGTGGATTCTGCGTCAATAGGCGTCGTTGGATGTCTGCGAACTCACGCCGTAGTCCGAGGATCGCCTCTGGCCTTGCCAGAGTTCCATAAGCAAGCGCAAGGTACATACGTTCATGAGGGAGGGTCGCGGCCTCCCATAATGCGGCTGACTCCTGAAGCGATAACACCTGGTCCCTGGGCGGGGCGTCTTTTCCTGGGATGATGTATGGCACCGAAGTAATTTCCCCTTCCTTGTATGCTCGATTCAATGCGGCTTTCCCTACGGTAAGTATCCTTTTTATATAGCCGTCGCTACGGGGGGTATCGCTTCCCGTCTGTAGCCACCTAACAAACTCCCGTTGCCGTGACGGTGTGATCTCTGAGACTGTCGCACCCGCAAAAAAGTCTGACCAGTACCCCAATGCGACTTTCGCGCTTTCCGCTGATGTGATGTTGCAGGCATGTTGCTGCCAATACCTGGTTAATACTAAGTCCAGGACGACATCCTGGGGCATTTGTTTGCTGATATCGCCATATTTGGCATACCACTCCCATAACCTTACTTTGGCTTCTTGAATATCCGTTGTGCCAAGAGATGCGCGGTTTGTCTGTCGGGTAGCGGCGTCAAACCAAGTGCGGCACCAATTTTTGGAACCTGTGCGCTGGCTGAGCCAGTATTTCCCAATTTGTCCTGGACGTTCCTGCATTGTTGAATGTATTCCTCAATGATTTGGTTGCTGTACCTGTAAATTCGGGTACTGATACGAATGGGATGTATCCGGCCAGCCATGCGTTCTCGGGTGAGTGTGGCTTTGCTGATGAGGAGTCGGCGTGCGGCTTCCTCTTCGGTATACAACTCGGGAAGCTTCTCAGCAGTGCTCATCATCCCCGTGCCCTCCTGTAGCACGCTCCTGTAACCTCCCTAATGCGGCCTCTCGGTGGGTTCCCTCTTTGAGTTTTTCCGCTTTCGCGTCTTTTTCTTTCTCTTTTTCAGCGACCGTATAAGCAGCTAACGCTTTAATAAGTTCTGAAAAATTGCTCACACATTCATTGGATAACTCGAGTGGCGGGGTGGTGTGATGCTTTTCATTTGATGGATCGCTCATCGCCTCATGGCTCCTTGTGGTGTGAGTGGCTTACATGTTTCTCTGCGTTTCACTGCCTCTAGCAGCAAGTCCTGTACTTCGCGTTTGGATTCACGGCGGGCCATCACCAGCTCATCCACCGTGCCCGCCGCCACGATGTGGTGAATGAAGACGGGGCGGTTATGTCCGGCTTGCGCCTGACGTGTGGGGCCAATGCGTTCGATGATTTGTTGGTACTGCTCCAGGTCCCACCAGTGCCCGAAGAACGCCAGAATGTTCCCGCCGTCTTGCAGATTTAAGCCGTGACCGGCACTGGCTGGATGGGCGAATAACACGGGAATGTTCCCCGCGTTCCAATCGCGGATCGTGTCGGGGTGTTGGTCCAAGACACGCCCTTTAGGAAAAGCGCGCTGCAACCGTGCGACATCACTTTTAAAGTGATACGCCACCAACACCGGCATACCGGCGGCCTCTTCGATAATCTCGTGCAGCGCCTCGAGTTTTGCGTCGTGCACGACTTCCCAGGCCTGGCGTGTGTCATCGGTATACAGCGCACCATTGGCCAGTTGCAGGCATTTAATTGTCTTGCTGGCGGCGTTAAAGGCTTCTACTTCGGCACCGCATTCCAAGGCGATGAGCATCTCTTGCTCCATCGTTTTGTACAGACGTTGCGCGCGTTCTGGCAACGCAACGCGAATCGTATTGACAATCGGCTGGCGTACATCGAAGTACGCCTGTGGATCAAGGGATAAACACAGGTCGCGTATTTTGTCTTGTATCTCTTTCGATGCATTGGGCGCGGGCACAAGGCGCACCGCATGCGGATCACTGCCGATCTGCACCGCACGGAACCAGCGATCGATAAACGCTTTAAAATGCGTCCCCAGCCGTGCCCCCCGATCCACCATCCACAGCAGCGCCCACAGGTCCTGTAGCCCATTCGGCGCGGGCGTACCGGTCAACCCAATGTAGCGCTCCACCTTGGTATGCACATACTTGGCCAGTGCGCGGGCGCGCCGTGTGCCTTGCCGCAATCGGAACCCTTTCAGCTTGGAGCACTCATCAGCGACCACGGTACGGAACGGCCAACGGTCCCCGTAAAACTCCGCCAGCCATTTTAGATTGTCGTAATTAATGCAATAGATATCCGCGTCCTGCTCCAAAGCGCGGCGACGTGCCGCTGCGCTCCCCACGACCACGGACACCCGCAGATGGCGCAAATGGGGGAACTTAGCCACCTCATCCGGCCATGTCGTGGCCGCAACGCGCAGCGGAGCAATGACCAACATAGGTGCAACGTCTTCCACCACCAGAAGCACATCTAACGCCGTCAGCGTGGCTACCGTCTTCCCCAACCCCATTGGCACAAACAGATTGCAGCGTGGGTGCGTCAGGATGAAATCAACCATGGTGTGTTGGTAGGGGCGTAGGTTCATGCCGAAGCTCCGCTAATCATGGTGTTACACTCGCCATCACATGGGGCTAAGACAGGGGCATGTGTGACATCCGTAGCGTTCGATACACTTAAATTTGCGAACCGGCTGAAAACGGCAGGGGTTCCTGCGGCGCACGCGGAAGCCGAGGCCGAAGCCTTGGCCGAAGTGTTGGAAATAAATTTACAAAGCCTTGCTGAGTCTGAATCTAAAAACGGCAAGGCCTTAGCGCGCCTTGAAGCTGATATGAAGGAAGGCTTTGCGCAGGTTGACCAGCGCTTTGCGCAGGTGGAAAAGACCATGGACCAGCGCTTTGCGCAGGTGGATACGCGCTTTGCTGAGATAAAAGGCGAAATGCTCCTGCTCAAGTGGATGCTGGGCGTGCTCGTGGCGGGCGTTGCTGCACTGATCATCAAAGCGTTTTTCTGAGTCACGCCAGCACCTCATCCACGCCTTGCAAGGAATCGACCACGACCACGCGCAACCCCATGCCGCGCATACGCTCCTGCTCACGGACTTGATGCGGTGCGCACTGCTGACCGGGGGCTTTGAGTTCCACCCACAGGGTGCGCCCGTTGGGCAGCATGGCGATACGGTCCGGCGCACCGTGACGCCCGCTCCATTTCACCTTGCGGATTTCACCGCCCTTGGCCCTGACCTGGGCCACTAAATAACGTTCAATTGTCCGCTCACGGGGGATGGTCATCATTGCTTCCTATACCGGTAGGTGTCGAAGCCTTCCGCCGCTAAGGGCAACCCCTGGGCCCAGGGGGGCGGTGTCGCCATGAGTGCAGCCAAGTGCGCGGCGTTGAAAGCGGCGTTGTCATCGGCTTCGGTGATGATTTCGTCATGCACGGTTAAAACGATCTGATACCCCGCTGCTTCAATCGCAGGCATGCAGGCGGCCAACACGTCGCGGCTCACGGCTTGGGTGATGTTCTCGACCAGCTTGCCGCCGTAGGTGGTGAGGCGCGTCCATTTGCGCGTCACCGGATGTGTACCCATGTAGGACAGCGCGCCGTGCTCATCGACGCTGGGAGCGGCGTAGTAAAGCACCCGCCCCGACGGCAGACGCAGCCGCAGCCAAGCACGGCGGTACTGCACTGTGATCCCGCAGCAGGTGTGCGTCGTTTCGGGGTGGTGGATCGCATCCGTCACCGCGAACTGCAACGCCTGCCAAAACGCCGCAATGGCCGGATGCGCATTGCGCCATGCGCGTTTGAACACATCGCACGCCAGCCATGCGCGATCGGAGAGGCCGAAGGTGGGCCGGTGGTTCGCCTTGGTCCATTCAAGCAGTTCCGTTGCCTCCTGAAGTAGCAGCGGCGGGAAGACGGCCTGCGCGGCCATCGCCTCCAAATCAATGTGGTACAGCGCTGCAAAGGCAGCAAAGGCCCCGACACCGCCGCCATACCCCAAGGCCAATTCCTGCACTTTGCCGATTTGGCGTTGCTCCTTGCTCACGGCCTGGGGCGCGATCCCGAACGAATGGGCATACGCCCGCTTGTAACTATCCTCCCCTTTGCGGACAGGCGCGTCCTCGGCATTGCGTTGCAAGGGGATCGGCGCACCGCACAGCGCCGCGTGCGTGATGGCCTCGCCGCTGTGCCATGTACCATCCACCCCTTGGCACGTATCAAACTCACGAAACGCGTGCAGTTTGGGGGTTTCACCGGCCAGCCACGCCAACACCCGGCCTTCAATGTTGGACAGATCGGCCACGACCAGCTTTTTATGTGTTGGCGCAATCAGACAACTGCGCAGCGCGCTGCTGGTCAGCGCCATGACATCGTCAAAGACTAAATCCACACAACCGGCTTTCATGGCATCGATGCCGACCGCGATCACTTCTTGGCTGAGCGTGGGGCGTGGCAGGTTGTGCGGCTGGAACAGCCGCCCCGCCCAGCGCCCGGTGCGACTGGCCCCGTTAAATTGCAGTGTGCCGCGCAGGCGACCGTCAGGGCTGGTGCAGTGCAGCAGCGCCTGGTACTTAGCGGTGCTGGTGCTGCTGGCTTGTCGGCGGATGGACAGCAGTTCGCGCACCGTCTCTGGGAGTGCCGGATCGTCAATGCACCGCGCGACCGTGTGTTGCTGCATGTCCGGCAACGCCACGCCGTGCGCGGTGTTCAGGTGCTGCAACAGTGCATCGCGCTGCGTCGCGGCCTGCACCGCGCCGCCGGTCAACGCCTCGGTACGCTGGGCTAACGTTTGCTTGGCGCGTTCCACAGCGCCAATCGCGGCCTGCACCAAGTCCGTATCGATGAGGACCCCGCGATCATTGATGGTTTGGTCCAGAAACCACAGCGCCAGCTCCGCCCCCGCGTAGTTGTGGGACGGCAACCGCTTCACCACCTCCCGCATCGCGCCCACATCGCGCCTGGCGTACTCCACAAACTGTGCCCAGTCCGTCGGATGGGTGTCACGTGTGGCGCGGCGCAGCGTGCAATGGGCGGGGCGTGGTTTGCAAAACAATGCAATGAGCCGTTTGCCGTCCTTCTCCTTGGCTTGCTCCACGGGAACGCGCAGCAGCTCGCATAACGTGCCCAACGCCCCGGGCAGCGCATGGGTCAAAGCCTGGGCCATTGAATCGCGCCAGCGCTCCAAGGGGATAGTAATGCCGCAATGGCGTAGTACGGTCCGATCAAAATGAGAGTTGTGGAAATACAGCAGCACTGCGGGATCATGCAGCGCGGCGGACAGATCGTCAGGCATCGTGGCCGTGGCCGTGCAGTCCCACACCTGCACCGGCCCCTCACCCAAGGCGTAAGCAAACAACAACAGCTCGGCGTGCTCGGCATACGCATGCACTCCATGGGCCATCGGTACGGGGGAGTACGTCTCGAGGTCCCCCCATAGGATCGGTGCGGGTGGCTGCGTGGTGGCCATCTCAGGCGGCGACCTTCAGCGAGTCAACCACCGTCGGATTCCAAAGAATCTGGTAGCTGCTATGCCCGTTGCGGGAGTACGGAATGGCTTCGCCCCATACGCGACCGGCTTCGGTTAATTCCCATTCGTCGCGTTCATTACGGAACTGCAAGCCGCTGGAGGCTAATAAGTGGTTCGCCTCTTTGGCCGAGCAACGGAGCTGTTTGCCTAGTTGCGTGGCGTTGAGTAGGCAAAGCGGGTCCCGCAGTGCAGGCAATGCACGGCGTATTTCTTCGGTCGTTAGATTCGTATTGCTTTTGATGCAGGCCAAGGTTGCGGCGGCGGCAATTCCTGGTTTCACGCCCGGCACCGTGGAAATGTATTGGCCGATTAACAGGAGTGCGGCAATGCGATCCTGTGTCGGCCCAGGCAAGGTGGGCAGCGCCCCAGGGGTGGAGTACGTGCCTGTTTTGCGCAGGGTGGGCAGGACTTCCTCAAACACCCAACGCTCGAACCGTTCTGCGGCAGGGAGTTTGCTGCTCACAATCAAGCGGAGCATGTCAGGCTCGGAGATGATCCGGACTTCTTGAACTCCGCCTGGTGTCTGAAGGGGTGTGCGTTTCGCACACCCCTTGCAGTGGGCATCCAACGCTTTATGGGGATTGGCGTAGCCTAATACCGTAGCAACGTCTGTGCCGACAAACCACACTTCACCGTGATCATCGACCACGGTACGCACGGCGTGCGATTCGAATTGGAATGGAGTTACTTCATTCATTGTGTGTTCCTCTGTGGGTTGGAAGGGAATTGAGATGAAAGGCGCGTGATGCAGGGGGACACTGTGTTGGCCCGCTTTGAGGGCTGCGGCTGCGGGCAGCGCTTCATCGGTCAGCCACTGTCTAAAGCGTTTAGCCGCCTCTTTGGTGCTGCCGATGAGCAGGGCGTACATTCCAGACTCATTGAGATAGTTGGCGCGTTGGGGGCCACCTGCCGTAAAGGTGGCGCGTTTCGATACATTCGCTGCATCCACGTGATGAGCAACTGCGGCGCACGGATTTAACAACGCCAACGCCGTGCAAATGTCATTGGCGTTAAACCACGGTGCACCGGCCTCATCGACCTGGACACGCACGGCTTGCGACTCGAACCGGAGCGTAAACTCTTGTGTTTTATTCATGGTATTGTCCTCGGTGGTATGGCAGGGATTGGGGCGTGGGAGGGCGAAACGCCCTCCCACATCGGGGTTCACCCCCACGGCATGGCGCCTTCAACATCGGCCAGCTCAGCAATGGCGCTCAGGTCCTCGAAGTCCTCCACGCTGGCCACACCGCCTCCAGCGAACGCCTCACCATCACCCACGAACTGCACACCACCCAGAGAGGCGTTAATCCGCTTGCCGTAGTTGTTGTCCTGTGCCCAGAGTTCTATGTTGGCGTTGACGTAACACCCGGCATACGGCCTGCCGTCCTGCGCGGCGAGCGGGGCCCGATCACGGTCAATCACCAGTGGCCGGGACTTGTTACGCGCAGAGACGTATAGGTGCCCTGCAAACCCGTCATAACTGGCTTTCAGGTCGCCATCATGCAACGCGACTCTGTCGCCCATACGCATCTGTTTAAGCTGGGCCGCCGCCTTAACGCCCCATTTGTCATTGGCCATCTTGTCAATCGCCTGGTTAAGGGCTTTGACTTGCGGATCGGCAGGGTCGATGAGGAAGCAGGCGGAGAACGCGGCTTCGCCTTCACCATTCACTTTCTTAGGTTCAAACAACACGGGGAAGGCTAAGCGCACGTTTTTTAGGGTGAGTTTCATTACGGTGTCTCCTGAGATTGAGGTGAGGGGGCGGTGTCTTTGGGTGGGGGGATGGGCATGTCGCTCAAGTCCTCGAAATCCGTCGCGTCCTGAAGGGCGAGCGGGGGGCGTTGATCCGACGTCGGGACAACAACGGGTGCCCCTGTCGCCCTATGAATGAGCGGCTGGAGCTGGGTCCATTGGCTCTCCCCGATGATTCCGGCCTGGTGGAGTTTCTCGGCGCTCGTGGGGCTGATGAGGGACACGTCATGCAGGTGAGCGACTCCAATGCGCATCTGGATGAGCGCGTCCTCGGCGGCTGTCTCATCTACCCAACGGCGCGGCCCCTGTCGGCCTTGGACCAGCTTGTATCCAGGTACGGGCTGGCCTGAAAGCAATTCCGCTGCTGCCCTGTCGCGAATAGATTTACACCAGGATTCGATTAACGCTGTTGCACCAAACAGGGAGGCCAACGTGGTGTTGTCAAACGTGCGCAGGGCCGCGTGGCTGAGCTGCGGGGCCACGGGCTGGGTGAGATCAACAAAATCATCCGCGACCGTGGTCAGTACGTGCGTGGCCAACGCAGGGCAGCTCGCTTTGGCCTTGCAAAACCGGCAGGGCGTTTCTGCGGGGCCGAAATACTCCGAAGATAATTCGCCTACGTTGGTGTAGTGCCCAATCGCTTCCATACACCGCGTAGCACTGCGCTTGACCCGCTGTTTAAAATCCTCCATCTCGGGGAGGGTGCGCACCCACTCATCACTATGTCCGAGCCGTGGTTGCACGATCACTAGCCGCACCTGCTGGAAGTCTTCCACCCATCCAAATTCACTCAGCGCTGCCAGCGCATACAGCTGCAACTGCTCATTACCTTCGGCGAAGACTTTGACGCCTTTGCCGTATTTGAGATCAACGATGGTCAACGCATCCCCCGCCAAAATCACCACATCAGCGGTGCCTTTAGCGCCTTGCTCCCCCGTGATGGAGGCAATGTGTAAGGGCTGCTCGACCAGGCGTACCCCCGCAATGGCGCGCACGTAGTCCACATACTCCTGCACGGACGCGGCCATCTCTGCGGTCACTTCCCAAATGCGACCGTTGATCTCATGGCGTTCTCCTACGTACGCGCTGGCATCGGACCCGGTGCGTAATGCGTTGGCAGCCACCGTATGGGCCACGGTGCCTTCATCGGCAAATGGGCTAGCGTCGTCTTGGCAGGTGCGCGTTAACGGAACGCTTGCCGGACAGTGCAGCCAGCGATGCGCACTGCTTGGGGATAGCATGGCGTGCTGGCTCATGGCTCACCGTCTAGGGGCCAATCGCGGTCGTGGGCGTTGTAGTAGCTTTCGCAGCGCTCCACCACCTTCGGAAATAACTCCTCCGGTATCTTGGACAACACTTTGACGCCGAATGATTCCAAAACGTCGTAGGCGTACTTTTCGCCAAGTTCCTTAGACAGGGCTGTTAACGCCTTCGCCACCTCAGCATATCCAGGCGTGCGCATAACGTCCGTTGTGCTCTGAGCAGCAGCCGGTTTGGCAGCGCGCTGCGTCTTACCCGCAGCGGGAGGCGTTGCCGCCGTTGGTTTTTCAGGGGCGCTATCGCTGCGCGGTGTATCGTCAAACACAGGTTGCGCGGGGCTGCACCTGCTGGGCGGCTTAAGCACCGCCAAAACAGCGTTTAATTGGGCCTGGTCGGTAATGGTGACGGTCATAGGAAACATGGGTTTTTTCTCTCGTGTGTGGGTTATCTGGTGCTAGTGCGTTGTCCGTTGTCACCACAGCGCATCGCCGTCTTGCTCCAGTGCGTCACGCACCTCTTCGTAGTCTTCTAGCAAGCCTTTAAGACGCGATAACAACTCGCTTTCTACAGGCGTAAAACGCTCCACGGCTTGCCGGGTGGTTAGGTCATTCACAAGTTCGCTATCACTCATCGAACGCATGAACATTTCTGTCGGCATGGGAGGCGACATATAAAAACTCCTTCCCGAAAAACGTTCGGGGTTAGTGTTTGATCAGTAGGGATGAAAGCGTTTTGGCGGCGTCGTAGTGCGCGCGACGCACGCGGTAATTGGCGATGCGTAGTGCGTTGGGCGTTGCTCGGGTATCGCGCAAAATGCAGTGGGCTAACCAAGGGCGCGCGTAGTGATTGCAACGTGCAGCGTGTTGTTCTTTCGGTGTGCGATAGCGGTTCATGGGTGGGTTTGTCCTGTGTCAGATCACGCCGCACGCGGCGGGGTGGGCTGCGTGTTGTTTCGCATCGATGTGCGGTGAATGGCTGTAACGGCGATGACGGCGGGGAATCCAAAGCGCCGGTAGGCGTCAGACTTGGCCTCAACAGTTTTTTGGAACAGGCCGGTGTAGGTGTACACACCCTGCTTGGTGCGTGCAGTGATGGTGCAAGGAATCATGCGTATTCCTCCTGCATGGCATCGGCGATGCACTGTTGTTCAATCCATGCTTGCTCGTGAGGTTTAGCGCGTTCTGCTTTGCTGTGGGGACGTTGGCATGTTGGAGGCCAACCCCTTGGGGCGTTTATGATGGAAGTCCCAACAACCATCAAACCCCAAGGGGCCAGCCATGACTGAGGAACAGATTGCGGATGAACAGGATTTTGAGAAAAGGTCAGGCGTTCCCCTACGCGGACCAACGCAGCTTCCCCCAGCACCCATGCCCCAGCCACCACCGTCAGAAAAACAGTGAGGAACTCATGAATACAACAGCGCCAGAAGCACGTACTAAATATGAAGCTGAGTTTGATTTGGCGTATCACGTTCGCTTGTGCGAACGGCATATCCGGTTTTATTGCAGGCTGCGCAAGCTGTTTGTTTTTTCCAGTGTCCTTGCTGGAACGGTTGCAATTGCTAATGTTGTGAGTGGATTGCCTTGGTTGGTTTCGCTGCTGAGTGTGGTTGTTGCGGTGGCTGGATTGGCTGATCTTGTCTTTGATTTGAGTAATCAGACTGTTGCGTATGAACACCAACGTCGTAAATGCGTGGAGCTTCAGGTGGAGCAGTCGGCATTGACGTTGGAGGAGCTTGATAGCCAGATGCGGAAAATTCTTATAGATGCTCCACCAGAAATTGAGGCACTCAGAATGCCTTCTTACAATGATGTTCTTCGCACACTCGGCCATGTTGCACGTGTGCAACCACTTAAACGTGTTGAACGCTTGTTGGATAAAATTGCCTGAATCCTTTTTATGCGGTTGTAAACGCGGATCGCTATAACTGCTATACCCAATGCCAGCCATTACGCACCTGCCTTTGGTGTAGCGGCGGCTTTGTGTGCCAAATGGGATAGGACGGATTCATTAAAGCTGTATAATTCTTCACACGCATCTTTTATCTGCGGATACAGTGGATGTGTTGGTTCTACACGTATATATTCGTACCCCATAGACGTACGCTGTATATCGCCGTCTGGCCTACCTACAAACCATGAGCGCACCAAAGGACTGAACTTAACGTAGTGAGCTGCAAAAACTCGTATCGTTCCTTCTGAAGAATTTACACCTGGCTCTTTAAGGTAATCAGTAATGCATTGCCGCTCAGCACCTACAGCGTCCTGGATGTAAGTGTAGTAGAACAGCGGCGCTTCTTCAGGCGTGTTGGCCTGTACTTCTTTGGCTAAGGCACTCATGCGGCCACCTCTTTACTAACGGCAGCTTCAGCGGCTTCGTATGTAGCTAAAGCAGCACGAGCAGCAGCAAAAGCAGCATCACGCGCTTCTTCATCTTTAGCGGCGTCGTACGCAGCACACGCTTCTTTTTTAGCGGCTTCGAGCGCAGCACGAGCAGCATTGCGCTTTTCTTGTCGCTTTTTATCCGATGCAACGAGCTGCGCCGCAGATCGATTACGCACCGCCTCAAGGGCAGCTTTAACGTGCGGATACAGTGGATGCGTTGTGGCGACAGTGAACTTATCGTTGTCGAAATAATCCGTCATCACGTCGGTGCTGTTGTACACCGTAAAACAGGAATGCACTAAAGGGCTAAAGCGCGTGTAATGCGTGGCGATGACCCTAATTGCCGAGTTATCCCTGTCGTGCGGCTTTTCGTAGGAGTAATTGGCGCGTTGTAACTCCGCGGCTTTCTCATCCCGAATGCCGTTCCAGTAGAACAACGGCGCTTTTCGAGTCCCTGATAAGGCCTGGTTAGCCTGAGGCTGGGCTTGCTCGCTAATGCTCAATGTCATTTTGATATCTCCTAGCCCCTGCCGCCGTGTGCGGGTGTCGTGGGGCGTGTTTGGGTGTGGGTGTTGAGCGCGGTTATGCTTGGCGCCATGAACTGGACGAATGGGTTAACACTTGCTTTGGCGGTGCTTGGTGCGACGCTTGGCGTTTTTAACGCGGTGTGGATGATTCGCCGCGACACTATTCGGCTGAAGGTTACTTGCTGGAACTCGTATCCAGTCGCCGGAGGGGCACCATTGAGGTCTGTGGACGTTACAAACCTGAGTTACCTGGCAGTGACAGTGAAAGAGGTTGCCTTTCAAAAAGGGCGCACAGCCGACAGGAGAACACCCATCGTTGGAGACCACCTTGGCCGGACCAAACTTCCCCGCCGTCTTAAGCCGCGATCCGCATTGACTGTCGTTGCCTCCCCAGAGTATTCCGCCCTCTTCAAGGGTTCCGGCTTCACTCACGTGCGAGTCGTCACCGCTTGTGGTGTCGAAGTCATCTCCCCAATCCGAAGGGTGCGGCGGTGGTGGGGATCTTAATAAGTTTATTTCCTGGTGGAAGGCCCCTGTACCTAATTTGAATGCAACCCATGCGTTGACTGCGGCACTGAACGCAGCTAAGCAGAGTATGAAAATTTGGGTGCTGTCTAACGACATCTGATATCTCCTGCCCCTGCCGCCGGTTGCGGGTGTCGTGGGGCGATGTGGAGATAAGATCACATATCGTGATCTTATTGTCAACACATTTCGTGATTTTTGATTAAATTTTCTGCGTCGCACGAACATCGCTTGTTTAAGGCGAAAAAAACCCCCGCGCTGGCGGGGGAGGGGTGTTTTTAAAGGTTATGAGCCGTTTAACGGCAACTGGTGATTAAGGCTGCTTGGCCGCCTGCGGCGGTGGCTGCAATGCCTGAGCAGGAACCTGGATGATGATTGGGGGGGACTGAGCCGGTAACGCTTGATAGCTCCCCTTGATGCTGCCGACCACGAAGCCGCCAACACCAAGAATGCCTGCAAAAAGGCCGATGACCGTAGCAAGCATCCATGTGCGGTTTTCTTTTTGAGCCTTCTCGAAATCAGCACGCAACTCACCCGCCGACTTGTTTAAGTCGGCCCGCAGTTCACCCGCCGACTTGTTTAAATCGGCTCGCAAGCTTTCAACATCGGCCTTGGTGGCAAGTGTTGGGATGATGGTTTCAAGTTGAACTATACGTGCTTCCATGCTGGCATCATGCGGCATAGTGGTTGCCACTGGCAAGCTACGCATTCCCCCACGTCAACCACTGAGCCGTAACACGCTTGAACCAGGGCAGTTTGCGTGATGGGTGGTCCTTTAAATCGGCATAAGATCGCGTCACCTGGTTTTCACATAAAATATCCAAGGCAACAAAGATCGGCGGTTCATCACTTTCTATCCCCAGGCGCTGTGCAGTCCAGGCAGAAATTTGTTCTTGCGTTGTGTCTGGATGCTTGACGATGTCGGACTCAAGTTGAGAGAAGCGGCGGCGTAGGTCGCTATGGATACGGGCCATCTGTGCCGTTCCAGTCACCAGGTTAATGCTCGTGGCGATGGTGACGGTAACTGCTCCGGCAACAGCCATCCACTCTGCTGCGCACTTGCCGAACGAAGCAATGACGGCGGAAGCGCCCAATAGGCCAATAAAAGAACTCAGCGTGTTGCAGCGGTCAAAGAACGCCATGCGGGAGGAGTGATAGCGCTGTGACTTTTGCACTCCCCACAGGAGTTCCCATCGCTTGGTATGCAATTCAGTGTTGTTGGCGTCCATGTCCAACAGCATAGCACTACCGTGTTGAAGAGGGTGGCGGCTCCTATATAGGTTTACGTGGACCTACAATCCACCATCACCGATCTTCATGATCACACGACCAAGAACACAAACCGTATCCATCTCTTTAGGAGGTACGACCTCGTCTTGGTAAATACGGCGGCCTTCCGAGTCCTTGTCCTGGTTGTCGCTGACGATACGCAAGCTATTGTCGCGCAAGGTGTAGAGCCGTTTAACCTTCGCCTCACCGCCAATGGCGATGGCGTACATTTTCCCGTCACGGATACGGGTGTCATCGAAGTTCACCATCACGTGGTCATTATCGAACAGGGTGCGCTCCATGCTGTCGCCGTGCACTCGCATCAGCTTCACATCTTTTGGGTTGATATGGGAGCTGCGGAACCAAGGCAGGGGGAAGGGTGTTCGGAACTTTGTTTCAATGAATTCAGGAATTAGAAGACCGTTACCAGCGGAGAGTATTACATCTACTTCGTCGATCAGCACATCAGCTTCTATATCCAAATCTCCATCTCCATCAATTGCTTGAACCTCGTACGCATCAAGTTTTACTGGCTTAGAGATGGCTTGCACATCTTTAAGTGCATACCCTGGTGGTGTATCTCCTATAAGCTCTGCTTTGGTTACACGCAATGCGCGTGCAAGCATTTCAATGTCATTGAGCGATGGCTCACGGGCGCTACGGCCTCTTGATTCGTAATTAGCTATGCGACTTTGCCCCCAATCACAAGCGAGAGCTAGTTGTTCTTGGGTAAGTCTGCGTTCTTTTCGGATGCGGCGGAGGTTTTCAGGGAAGCTCATAGGGACATTATTCACGATCTGTGATATTTATCTAACACGATTGGTGTTGACTGATAGATCACGATATGTGATCTTATGAGGCATGAACGCTATTGACATCGCTGTTAAGGAATTCGGGAGTGTTAACGCGCTTGCTGCATCTCTTGGTGTAAGGCAGAGCGCGATTAGCAATTGGCGTGCTCGTGGCCGGGTGCCAGCGGAGAGATGCATCGTCATTGAACGCGTCACCAACGGCGCTGTTAGCCGCTATCAACTCCGCCCCGACATCTTCGGCGTTTCCCCCACAGACCACATGCAGGAGGTGTCCGATGCAGCCTAAACCTGAGTTTTCAACTTCTTTTCTTTCCCGATTACCAAAGGTAGTGCGTCTCTGGTGGTTTCGATTACACAAACAACCGCACTGTGTGGAATGTGGAAAACGGTTGGCTGGGTTTGAATTTCTCCGGGCGGGGGTTGGCCTTCTAGAACTACTGAAAGGTAGTGGTTTTCCATGTCCACGTGCGTGCAAATCCAAAACGCGCGGCTGCCAAAACGGCCATCTTGGGGGCGAAATTTCCCGATGATAAATTGGCTCAAGGCTACATTCGTATGCAGTACTACAACGAATACTTTTTCTTCCATGCCGATCTCCGGTAGTGATTTGGTTGATTGGAAACACCAATTCTACCGGCAGGTTGGCTCCAACCCGATTTCGATGCGCTGTCCTCGATCTTTTCAATGACATTGAATAACCCTTGGTAATGAATCCATGTATGCCGATCCAACCCACATTCGTAGCCACCCAGTGAAGGTGCGTTTTAACGATGCCGAGCGCAAATTGATCTTTGCGTTGGCTCAATACAACGGGATGCAACCGGCGGCGTTAGTTCGTGAATTGGCGTTATCGGTAGCCACTGCTGCGATAAAGAATGATAAGCGGCAAGCTGACGCGGCTTGAAGTGTCTAACCAGGCCCTTTGGAGGCCCTGTGGAAATTGATCTAAGCCCTGCTGATCGAAAAATATTTGAGCAATACGCACAAATCTATGGACTGGCTTGTGTTGATGAAGCGGTAGAACACGCAGCAAAACAAGCACTAAAGGACGCTTATCTGTTACGGGCCAAGAATGGGCATTCGCCTCTTGGAGAAGGCGTGGTGCTTTATTTGAAGGGACTTAAAAAGCCCTCAAGGAATCAAGAATGAAAGCAAGCGCTAACACCGTGAGCTTGACCCGTATGAATGACCGTAAGAGGAAAGGTTGTTATGTATATCTCAGTGGTTCCCTTTGATGACCCTGTAGGCAGCCTCGTTGGCGAGGGCAACAAGCGCCTTATTATCGATATTGCGGCCGGTCCTCCGGCACCAGGCAACGAAGTCAGCGGATCGTATCTCGGCCTTGACGGTCCTGATGCCCTGGTCATTGAGGCGTTTGAAGTGTTGCTCCGCAGCGGCTTCCCATTCAGCGTACGTCCGATGCCAACGGCGCTCGGGAAGGATGGGCTTGAATGACTCGTAATCGTCTTCTTTAAACCATGCAAAGCCTGAGACTTGGATTTTCCCTTCTTGCATTGCTGCCCTCCTTACGGGCTGTCGTTGTGGTGACAACAGTTTACCGCAGGGCGGGCAGCATCTTTTTTCTATACAGATTTCATCCGCTGGAACAAGGCGCGCAATGCGTACTGATTTTGATGAGCAGATGCAGGCGCTTTTTCGCCGACAGTCACGGTGACAGCGTGAGCTTGACCCACATTCACCGCTGCGGTACCGTCGCCGGTAAGGAGCTTAGAAACTCCGAGAAAGCAGCGGTATCCGCACTCGTCAGCTCGCGGATTTTTTGTGCCTGTACGTTTTTACGTCGGGAGGCAGCAGCTATACAACACCCGCAAGGGGAAAGCTGCTGGCCGGTCTGCTTTCCGGTTTCTAACCTCCCGACATTCTCGGGTCGGCGCTTAGAAACGTCTCCCCGAGATCACCTCTCAAAAGCAGGAGACATTTTTATGTCGCAGTCCATTATTCCGTTCGATTTTCATTCTCACGCTGTGCGCGTTGTGATGCGCGATGGCAATCCGTGGTTTGTTGCTACCGATGTAATGGGGGCTTTGGATTACGCAGCAACCAGCAATCCGGCTCGTGTCACTGAGCACATCCCCAGTGAATGGAAGGGTGTGAATCCGATTCACACCCTTGGCGGCGAGCAAAAACTGTTGTGCTTAGCCGAACCTGGTTTGTACTTCTTTCTTGGCCGCAGTGATAAACCAAAGGCCCTGCCATTCCAGAAGTGGTTAGCTGGCGAAGTCCTGCCCTCAATCCGCAAGACGGGGAGCTACTCAGCTTCGCACTCTCCTGCTGTCACTTTGACAGAAGTAGAGGCATTCCGTTTGTACGCACTGCTGAGGATGGTCGCGGGGCATCTGTCACGGGAACGCATTGAACCGATTGAACAAGCCTTGCGCTTGATGCATTCGCCGTTAGCCGGTGCGGTGAGTGATCTGTGGCGGGAGGTAGGGCCGCGGGCTAAGCGCATGGAGAATCTCGCTGGGCGTTGCCGCAGTGCCTTATACCGGTTGCGCTAAGCCATCCGGCTGTCTGTCTGGCCGTACTCCTTAATTAGTAAGGAGTGACCCTCGCATTGCTAAACCACCCCCGCAGTTAAAAAAGGGCGGGCTGAGGGGGTGACCTCAACTCGCCCTGAATAAAGGAAAATAAGGATGAAGAATGATTCTATCACAATCCTAAAACACCCCGTAAATACCCTCGCCAAAACATGGTGCGCTGATGGCACGGTGAAAGCCTACGACAACGCCAAGTTCTTCGAGGTGGAGCAACGACCGCTCAACAATAGCCGCGAGCTGTCTGCCCTGCTCACGGAGCTGGAGCATAACCGGCATGCCTGTGTCATCCGTGGCGTGTATGTGGGCGATACCAAAGCCGCTGCGCTTGATACAGAGTTCCAGAAAGGAAAAGCACGGCGCATTGCCGAGCTGTACGAGGATATCCCGCATCACTGGATGCTCGTTGAGATCGATAACTTCGAGCCACTGCGCCGCGATCCGGTCACCGATCCGGTGGGGAGTATCTACGAGTTCATCCACGCGCATCTTCCCGATGTCTTCGCAGGTGCGGACTACCATTGGCAGTTATCCAGTAGCGCGGGGCGGCCTGGGAGTGAAGGGAAGCTAAAGGCTCATGTGTGGTTTTGGCTGCATACGCCGTACACCAGCGCACAGCTCAAAGCCTGGGCCACTGCCTGCGCTCCAGCCCTAGACGCTTCTGTATTTAATACGGTGCAAATCCACTACACCGCCGCCCCTGTGTTTGAAGCCGGTGTGGCCGATCCAGTGCCAGTGCGTAGCGGCTTTGTGCAAGGGTTTATTGATGATTGTGTATTGCTGGAGATTGATGCAGAGATATTGGAAAGCGCCAAGAGTGAAGGCAAACCCAGCCGCCAACACAAGCTCATGGTTGCGGCGGCTAACGACCCTGTGGCTGTGCGTCTTGAAGAACGCGGGATGATCTTATCGACCGGCAAGGGCGGTGAACTCTTTATCGAATGCCCCTTGGCTAAGCAGCATACGCAAGCCTCTAACCCCACCGCCACGGTGTACTACCCCGCACATACCGGAGGCTATGCCAATGGCGCGTTTGTATGCCAGCACGCTCACTGCCGAGGGTTGCCACAAACGGCGTTTCTACACGAGATAGGAATCTATTCCGATGAGGAAATGCTAGCCATGTTCGAGGACCTCACGGACGAGCCTGCCACGCTAGCCATTGAGCGGCACGACGTGCCCGAAGCGCTGTACCTAACCACCGACAAAGCGAACGCAGTGCGGATTGCCAAGCACTACGGCAAACGGATCATGGTGTCTGCTGAGCGCTGGTTCGTCTGGGAAGGCACCCACTGGGCGCATGATACGGATGCAGCACGCCTGCTAACGTTAAAACTCTCCAAAATCATTCACGGCGAAGTGGAGCAATGGCGCACCAAACGCGCCGACACAGAGAAGGAGAAAAGCAAAAACGCAAAGATCGCCGCTGCACTGGAGGCATGGGGCAAGAAGTCGGAAATGCGCAGCACTGTTGAGGCGGCGATGGCGCTGGCCAAAAGTATGTTGGTCGTGAAAGCGGAACGGCTGGACACGGACCCCTGGCTATTGAACTGTGCCAATGGCACCGTGGACCTGCGCACCGGAACGCTCAAAGCGCATCGCCCAGAGGACTACATTACGCGGGTCGTTCCCGTTAACTACACGCCGGATGCCGCTGCACCTGTGTTTAGAAAGACACTGGAACGCATCACCTGCGAAGAGGGGCAGGCCCAGCAGCCACTCAGTGACTTCCTGCAACGCTGGTTCGGCTACTGTGCCACCGGCTCGGTGCGTGAGCACAAGCTCGCCGTGATGTACGGGATGGGTCGCAATGGGAAAAGCACGTTGCTGGACCTAATCTCGGGGATTCTTGGCGCTTACGCAAGCGCGGCAGCCCCTGGGTTGCTGATGGACGGCGGCCACGACCGGCACCCCGCCGAGATCGCTAAGCTTTTCGGGCAGCGCATGGTGACGGTGAATGAAACCAGCGAAGGCGGCGTATTGCGTGAAGGCTTCGTCAAGCAGGCTACTGGCGGCGATACGCTCACTGCGCGCTACTTGTACGGCGATTTCTTCGACTTCAAACCCACGCACAAGCTGCAACTGCTGACTAACCATAAGCCTGTCATCAAAGGGCAGGACGTGGGCATCTGGAGTCGCATCATGCTCATCCCGTTTAAAGCGCGCTTCGGCACCGCTGAAGAGGTAGAGGCGGGGATCGCCCAATACCCCATAGACCATAAGATCACTGAGAAGCTGGCCGCTGAGCGAGAAGGCGTCTTGGCGTGGGTTATCGCTGGTGCCGTGGAGTGGTATCGGGACGGGCTGAACCCTCCGGAGATTGTGCGGGACGCTTCCAAGGACTATCAGACGGAGCAGGATCGCATTGCCCAGTTCATTGCTGAGGAGTGCGTATTAGGGATGGAGCACGAGGAGAAACTAACCGCGCCAATGGGTGGCGGCTTGTACCCCGCCTATACGCAATGGTGTAAAGAAAGTGGTGTTTACGCGCTATCCAAAGTCCGTTTTCTTGGCGAATTGGAGCGGTGCGTGCCGAAGTTTAGGAATAAACGGGTGGCCAGAACGGTTGACGGAAAGCGACGCGAGCTAGTGGTCATCCAAGGGATTGGGTTAATAGACGCTGGTATATAACGAAAAGTAGTGCAGCACCCTCTACATCTCGCAAATGGCTGTTAGCGGGATGCCGAGGGTGTTGTTCGTTTTTGGGGTGGTGAATCTGCAAACGCTGCGGGTTTGATGAAATCTGCAAAATTTTACGCGTTAATTTCGCCCAGGGTGTGGGGCGTGTGGGGTTTGTTTAGCCCTTTTTTACTACCTCGTCCCAACTCATTGTATAAAAAATATACAGTGTATATAGGGAGAAAGGGGAAAACGATAGAAAACGACCCACACTCCCCACACCCCTAATTGGCACCCCATCCCCGCACCGTACATCCAGCCATTGCCACCCCGACGGTAGAAAGCGCCACCGTCTCGCTTAACAAGCTGACCCCGCTTGCGATCGTGTTTGCCGCTTCGATGGCAACTCCGCGTGCGCCTATGTTGATAGTCCGTTTTCGTTTAGCGAAAATAACTTTTAAATCAATAACTTGAGATTTTTATGGGTGAATTGACTGGAATAAATGCTGATTTAGCCCAGCTTGTTCGGCTGGCGCTCGGACGCGGCTCGAAGCCCCCTCAGACGGAGCAGGATCGTATTATCCCCTCGCGCCCGTACATCTAGCCACTGCCCCCCGACGGAAGAAAGCGTCGCTGCATCACCCAATAATCTTCTTTACAATCAATGGGTTATACTAGTCCCCATGTTTTTTTGTGATGGGTGAGTGACCAATGCAAACAACATGCTTTCTGCAACGCTCCAATCCGCCTCGCTTGCTGGCGCGTTTGCCTTTGGGTGGGAAGCCCTCCGTTGCGAGATGTGGGGATGCGGTAGGGGTTGGGGTGAGGCCCGCCGTCGCTACCAGGTTGCCTGCCAGTGTGCAGGAGTTGGCGGATGTCATCGGACGGGAGCAAGCGTTAACCCTGATTGGTCAGTTGCCGCGTACGTATCCCAAAGGCCGCCGCAGTGGCAAGGTGATTTTGTATGTCCCTAAGGTTTTGTCACCCCATCACCGATTGGTATCCATTCTGGGATGGGGGGATGCACAAAAGCTGGTGGATGTTTTCGGTGGGGAGATTTTGCAGCCAGCCAATTGCAATTGCATTGCCCGCCATGCGCGGGATTGTGCTGTTGTGGGGCTTTTGCGTAGTGGTGTGCCCTTGGATGTCATTGCCGCGATATTTGGGATCAGTGTCAGGCACGTCAGGAATTTCGCTGGGGGTAGTCCCTGGCACCCGTCACGGAAAACCTGTCACAGGACGTGCGCCGAGGAGACGCGCAGGATGAGCGGCAATGAATGTCTCCGGGACGTGTCATGCAGACCATTGGTGAAGAAGGCATTGCACTGATCAAATTTTTGAGGTTGCAAGTTGAACCCGTACACCTGTCCTGGTGGAGTGTTGACGATTGGCTACGGCGAGACGGGCAAGCACGTTGTGCCTGATATGTGTCTTGCCAATGAGCAGGAAGCGGATGCGATGTTACGTGCACGCTTAGCCAAAGAGTTTGAACCGGCGGTGCGGCGTGATGTGCGTGTGCCACTGAAGCAACAGCAGTTTGATGCGTTGGTGTCGTTGAGCTTCAACATTGGTACGGGTGCGTTCCACAGCTCGACGCTGTTACGCAAGCTCAATGCCGGTGATGTGGCTGGTGCGGCGGAGCAGTTTCATGTGTGGAAATGGGCGGGGGGCAGTATCCAGTCGGGTTTAATCATCAGACGTGCCGCCGAACGTGCATTGTTTGAAGGCAGTGACTGGCGTGCTGAAGAGAAGCAACGGCGTGCTGCTTTAAAGGGTCGCCGTGATTGATCCCTCGAGCATGATGTCCTGGTGGAAAGAAGCGTTTTACACGTGCCTTGCGATGGTGGCAGGGATACTTGGCTACCTGATGCGTTCTCTAGACAACGGTGAGAAACCAACCTGGGCGCGTGTGCTGATCGAAGCCAGTGCGGCGGGGCTGGTGGGGCTGTTTGCGATGTGGGTGTGTGAGTCTCTGGAGTTAAGCCAGCAACTGACAGCCGTCACTGTGGGGGTGTTTGGTTGGCTTGGAGCCTCTGCCAGTTTAGACCTAATTCAAAGCTTCATAGTCCCCAAAGTGGGGGGTGGGAGAAGGAGTTCGGATGATCGTTAATACACTGCGTCGCGTCGCAACACGTTTGCCCAGTGTGCGGCTGTTGATTGAGTACATGATGATTGGTGCGTTGGTGGCGTTGGTCGCGCATGCGGTGCTGGCGTGGTCCGAGCGCAGTCAATTAGCGCAGCGGGCGGCGCAGCTGGAAGGCCAGTTAGCGGCGGTGGAAAGCACGTTGGATGCGCAGGTCGCGATCAACATGGAGCAAGACGCTGCAATTGGACGGTTACGCACTTTACGGGAGATTGACAGCCGCGCGATGTCGGGTTTGCAGTCTGATCTGAATCGGATCACGTTGCGCGACCGGGCATTGCGGCAGCGCATCACACATTTGGAGCAACACAGCGATGAGGCGAAAGCTTTTTTGGATATGGATGTGCCTGATGTGCTTGGGTGCTTGCTCGACGGCGGTTCCTGTCAAGCCAGTCACCCTCACGCAAAGCCGCGTTGAAGTCATCGCACCGCCGCAGGTGTTGTTGCAGCCGTGTGAGGCGCCGGAGTTGCCGCGTGTAGAGACCGTCCGCGATGTGTTGAACCAGACATTGGGATGGCGTTTTGCCTATGAACAGTGTGCGGCGCAAGTGCGCTGTGTTGCGGCATGGGTGCAGGCGGCACGGAGGGGGCAGCCGTGGTTCTCAGATGGCTGCGGAATGGAAGACAGCGATACCTCACCGTGACCATGGTGTAGTGGCATCTGGTGGATGTGGAAGCGTCAAATGAGCGAATTTAGCTGCAATTTGACAGATTTTCATGGGTCCTTCCTGATGGGGGAGGCCTGCGGGGTCGAAACTCCGCGAAGCTTCCATTGTGCGTGGCATTTTAATTCTCACTTGTTGTTTATATCGACCGATGGTTTTACAAAAGCAACAAGGAAAACAGGTTAATCGTGCAGGCCTTTCGGAGATATTCGGTGTAGCGTTGCCGACGATCGATCAATGGGCACGTAACGGCTGCCCGGTCGTGAAACGCGGTGGGCGTGGGCGGGAATGGGCGTTTGACACGGCTGTAGTTGCCCGCTGGTTACGTGACAAAGCCGCAGAAGAAGCGGCGGGTGAAGCGGTGGCCGATATTGAAGAATGGAAGCGCCGTAAGATCGCCGCTGAAGCGCAACGTGAAGAGTTGCACTTGGCCGATGCAAAAAAGCAGGTTGCTCCTTTGGAGCAGGTGGAAAAGACATTGGCCCGCGTCTTTGCAGAAGTGCGTGCCAACCTGCGCACTATTCCAGGGCGGACCGTCGCCCTCCTACTGGGTGAAACCGACGAGCGCCGCTACAAACGCGTGCTGCTGCAAGAAATTGATCAGACCTTAGAAAATCTCGCGTCCTTGGACCTGACCCAAGAAGACACGGACGCCGACGAAGACGAGGACGAGGAAACAGGCGATGTCTGAAACCTTTGGTTTAACCGCCCTAGAAAACCAAGAAGGCGTCGATCAGATGATCAGCAACGCCTTACAGATGCTGCGACCACCCCCAGCAATGAAGCCTTCCGAATGGGCACAGACACGCATCCGCATTCCTGAAGGCAACGCCATTCCTGGCCCCTTGCGCCTCGACAACGCCCCCTACCAACGCGAACCGATGGATATGCTGGTGGACCCGGACTGCTACCGCGTCACCCTGAAATGGGGCGCACAAGTCGGTAAAACCATGCTGGCCTTATGCGTACAAGGCTACTGCATCGAAATGGCCCCCCGCAGCCAAATGATGCTGCAACCCTCCCAAGGCGATTTACAAGCCTGGCTAGAAACCAAATTCTCCCCGCTGATTGCAGCCAACCAAGGATTGCAACACCTCATTGCAAAACCACGTGGTCGCGATGGCGTCAACAACCAGCGGATGAAATCCTACCCTGGAGGATTTCTGATGTTTGCCTGGTCAGGCTCCCCAAAGACCATGCGCGGGCGCTCAGCTCCACTGATTGTGTGCGACGAAATCGACGGCTACGAACGCACGGACGAAGGCCACCCGGTGAGCTTGTTGTGGCAGCGCGCCGCGACCTTTGGCGATGAACGGTTTCTTCTGGAGATCAGCACACCCACCATTGAAGGTGCCAGCTATATCGATGACGCCTACCGGGCCGGAGACCAGAGGCGATTTTATGTACGCTGCCCCGCCTGCGGATACGAACAAACCCTAGAATGGGAACACGTCAGCTGGGTTGGACGCCAAAGCGACCCCGACGCCGATTTGGCCGCTATCGACGCCCATCAACCGCACACTGCACGCTACGTCTGCCAAGGGTGCGGCGTATGCTGGGATGACGGCCAACGCATTGCAGCCGTTCGCCAAGCCCGCTGGCAGGCCAGCAAACCCTTTAACGGCCATGCCTCCTACGAACTGAACGAACTCTACTCCACCTTCCGCCGCCAAAGCGCCATCGTTCAAGACTACCTGGACAAACTCAAACACCAGGACCTACAAACATTCACCAACGTCAGCCTGGCCCGCGTATGGAGCGAGACCGCCGAACAGGCCGACATTGACGACCTACTGCGCCGCCTTGAAACCTACCTTGCCGATGTTCCTATGGGCGGCGTCTTTCTCACTGCGGGCATCGACATGCAAACCGACCGCCTTGAAGTGGAAATTGTCGCATGGGGCATTGACGAAGAATCCTGGTCCATCCATACCGCCGTTCTCTACGGCGATCCCCTCTTAGGCGACGTCTGGGACGCACTGGACCGCTACCTCTCTACCACCTGGCAGCATGAAAGCGGCCTACGTCTATCCATCCAGGCTGCCTGCTTAGATACCGGAGGCACCTCCGGCTACACCCAAGCCGCTTACCAATACCTGCGTACCAGGACAGGCAGACGCCTCTTTGGCATTAAAGGCGTTGGCGGCTGGGGCCGTCCCATCGTAGATAAAGCACAACGCAAACATTCCGGACGCAACGCACCCAGAATCAACCTCTTTACCGTTGGCGTGGACGAAGCAAAATTAATTGTGATGCGCCGCCTTGCCATCACCCAGCCTGGTCCAGGCTACTCCCATTTCCCCGCAGACCGTTCCCCTGACTGGTTTGCCCAACTGACCGCTGAGAAATTGCGTACCCGCTACCTCAAAGGCCAGCCCATACGCCAATGGACCAAACCCGACAAAACCCCCAACGAAGCATTGGATTGCCGCGTCTACGCCTACGCCGCCCTCAAAATCATCAACCCGCATCTACCCCATGAGGCCAAGCGTATTAAGGACGCCGCCGCCTTATTGCCCGAGGAAAAACCGCCACAGGACCCCACCCCAGAAGTGCAACACCATACCCCTCAATTCCGCCCCCAACGCCCCCGGTACCCCTTAAAAAGCCGGAGAACATGGGCTAACGACTGGTGACCCATGACATTCCGGCACACCTGCCCAACATTCCCTGCCAAAATCAACGCTGGATGCTCATTACAGATCGCCTTTACACTCAAAGACTACCCCTGGCCCGACTGGACACTCCATTGCCTGCTGCGTGGTCCGGCATCACTGGACCTCATCGCCCAGGGTGAAAACACCACCCACCGCTTCGACATCCCCGCTGCGGACACTGCACAGTGGACACCCGGCGATTACCTCTACCAACTGCGTGCAGCACACAGCCCCCACACCATCGAACTAAAACGTGGCACATTCCGTGTGGAACCGGACTTCGCATCGCTGCCCCAAGGCTATGACGGACGCAGCGACAACCAACGCGCCTTAGATGCCATCAACGCCGTCCTGCAAAAACGCGCCACCCAGGACCAACAGCGCTACCGCATCAACAACCGCGAACTGTGGCGCACCCCCATCGCCGAATTACTGAAACTACGCACCTTTTACGCCGTTGCCGTACAGCGCGAAACACCCACCGACACCCCCCGCAGCTGGGGGAACATCGTCCCTGTGAGGTTTGCAGGATGAACCTCTGGACATGGTGGGCACAGCGCACAGCCCATCCAGATCATCCCACCCCAGACACGGCAACACCCCAGCCAAACCACCCCCCGCGGCGCTGGTATCAGCGCCTGCTGCCCCTAGGCGGCATGTTCAAAGCCGGACAAGTGGATGCCAATGACCTGTGGAGCAGCATCCCCGTCTCCCCGGACGAATACATCACCCAACGTCTTCCCATCCTGGTCGCGCGCATGCGCGAACAATGGTCCAACAACGACCATGTCAAACGGTACATTGACCTATGCCGCCGTAACATTGTGGGTCCTCGCGGCATCGTCATGCAGGCCCAAAGCAGAAAATCGCGCAGCGGTGCCCTGGACACCGCCATCAACGACGCCATTGAAACCTGGTGGCAAGACTGGGGCCGCAAAGGCCATTGTGACGTCACCGGAAAATTATCATGGCGTGAAATCCAGACTCTCTGCGTCGAGACCTGCGCCCGTGATGGAGAGTGTATTGCCCGAAAAATTTATGGCACACACGCCGGACCGCATGGCTTTTGCTTACAACTGATTGACCCCTTGCGCCTGCCGGTGCGCTACCAAATGCTGAAAACAGACCAGACCGGCGGATTTGTCCGGCAAGGCATCGAATTTAACCGATTCGGAAAACCACTGGCCTATCACTTCAGCTCCATTGACGAACGTGACGCCTACTACTACAGCATCAATGGACGAGGCTACGTCCGCGTGCCCGCTGAGGAAGTCATCCACATTTTCAAACCCGTGATGGTGGGGCAACGCCGCGGCCTGCCTTGGGCCGCCACCTCCCTACTGCGTCTGCACCATTTACAAGGCTTTGAAGAAGCCGCCGTACAAAATGCACGCGCCGCCGCCAGCAAAATGGGCTTTGTCCACTACCCTGAGGGCTATGGACCGCGCGCCGACGAACAGGAAAACGTTGCTCAAACCATCCAGATGAACGCCGGACCCTTAGCCATCCACGAACTCCCCCACGGCGCAGCATTTCAAGACTGGAACCCCCAATACCCCTCAGGGGAATTTGGCTTATTCACCAAAGCCGCCAAACAAAGCTTGGCCGCGGGCATGGATGTCTCCTACCACGCCCTCTCCGGCGATCTGGCGGACGTCAACTACTCCAGCATCCGCCAAGGCACATTGGATGAACGCGAACGCTGGAAAGAAGACCAGCAATTTTTTATCGAATCCCTCCACACCCCTGTTTTTGAAGCGGCCTTGAAAGTGGCATTGCTGAGCGGACAGATTCGCGTCCATGGCAAACCACTGCCTGCCGAGCACTACGACCGATACCGCCGCGTTTCATGGCAAGGCCGCCGCTGGGCCTGGGTTGATCCCCGCGCCGACGTTGAAAGCGCACTGACCTGCATCCGTGGCGGCCTGACCTCCACCAGCCAAGTGATCCTGGAACAAGGCCGCGACCCCCAGGACGTCTTTCGCGAAATCGCCCAGGACCTGAAAGAAATGCAAGCCTCCGGCATCCCCAACGACTACCTCAAGTACCTGCTGTATGGCGCAGACCTCACTGTCGCCAACGCCACACCGACCGAGAAGGAACCCACCCCCCATGAACACAGCCACTGAGGTAGTACGGGACCTTCGCAAAGGCGGCACCCAGTACCGCCATGCCGACGTCCTGTCGATAGACGCACCCGCCCGAACCCTTGAACTTGCATTTAGCAGCGAATCAGCAGAAGTAAAGACATGGTCAGGCGTGGAGATTCTCGGCCACCGCCCCGGCGAAGTGCGCCTGCACCGTCTTGACAACGGTGCCGCCTTACTCCTGGACCACAACCCGCGCGATCAGATTGGCGTTGTCGAATCGGCCTCTATTGACAGCGACCAACGCGGACGCGCCATCGTGCGCTTCGGGCGCAGTCCACGTGCTGAAGAAATCTTACGAGATGTCCTGGACGGCATCCGTAAACACGTCTCAGTGGGCTATTTGGTGCATCAAGTCGAAGTGATCGGTCAACGCGACACAGGCCCCCTATACCGCGCCACGGACTGGGAGCCCATTGAAATCTCCATTGTCAGCATCCCTGCCGACCCTTCCGTCGGCATCGGGCGCGCCTTGGAAAATCCGCCACAGGACACCCCAGCCGCCGCACCACACACTCCATGCACCCCTGAGGATCAACCCATGACGGAACCATCACCCCCCACCCATGCCGACACCACCAGCACGCCCCCGCCGACATCCAACGATACCGGCACCCTCAACGGCGTCGATGCCGAGCGGACCCGTGTCAGACACATTGCGGACCTTGGCAAAACCTACGGGCACTTGGAACTAGCGCATGACTACATTACCCAAGGCCACTCACCGGAAGCATTCCAGCGCGCTTTATTGACAAAACTGACGGACAAAGCATCCATGCCCCAATCCGAACCACAGACCGACACTGACACCGGCATCGGCCTGTCCACACAAGAAATACGGCACTACAGCATCGTCCGCGCGGTTCGCGCGTTATTACCTAATGCCAGCCAGACCGACCGTAACGCTGCGGCCTTTGAGATTGCCTGCTCCGCTGCCGCAGAAAAAACCTACGGCAAACAGGCGCGCGGCCTACTGATCCCCTCGGACGTCCTGAACCGCGCCTTCTCCACCACCACCCCGGCGGACGGCCCCGGCGGCAACATCATTGCCACCGAACTGCACGCCTCCTCCTTTATCGAAATCCTGCGTAATAAAACCTGGGTCATGCAGCGCGCTACCGTGATGGGCGGCCTGGTGGGCAACGTCGATATTCCTAGGCAGAAAGGCACCACCCAAGCCTACTGGGTGGGGGAAGGCGACTCACCGGAAAAAAGCAAACCGGCCCTGGACCAAATCCACTTCACCCCCAAATCCCTGGCCGCCTATACCGACATCACCCGGCGTCTGCTCTTGCAATCCACCCCGGATGCCGAACAAATTGTCCGCAGCGACCTCCTGAACGTCATGGCCCTGGAAGTGGACCGTGCCGCCATCTACGGCAGCGGCTCGGATATGCAACCCACAGGTGTTAAACATCACAGCGGCATTAACGCCGTGTCCTTTGCACAAAAAGGGCAACCCACATTTGCTGAACTTGTCCAGATGGAAACGCAAATTGCACTGAACAACGCAGATGTGAACGCCATGTCCTACGCCTTCAATGCGGGCATACGTGGCTACGCCAAAACGGCCTTGAAGTTTCCCCAGACCGCCGCCAGCGGCACGATTTGGGAATCCGGCAACACCGTCAACGGCTACCCGGCCAGCGTGTCCAACCAGATTAAGGCCGGTGATGTGTTCTTTGGAAACTGGGCCGATCTCATCATTGCCATGTGGGGAGGCTTAGATATCACCGTCGACCCCTACAGCCTCAGCACCAGCGGCGGCACCCGGATTGTCGTGTTCCAAGACGTCGACTTTAACATCCGTCGTACCGAAAGCTTCTGCTACGGCGCAGCCGCCTGACCCTTAAGGAACACACCATGTCGACGACGACAAACACCCTCAAAATCAGCGCTGCGGTGGTGATCCAAGGCCTGATTTACCGCCCTGGCACAATCGTCCAGGTCCCTACGGCACTGGCGCACGATTTAATGCGCCGTGGCCGTGCTGAGCTTGCCGGTGATGCCGATGGCCCCGTGGGGGTGATCATCGACCCACCCAGCGGCGAAACGCCCACGCCCAACACGTTGACCCGTACAGAAACCAATGAGAAGCCATCCCAACGCGGCGGTCGCCGTTGATGCACCACCCCTGCTGGGACGATCTAGACGCCTTCCTAGAAACCGATGATTTTGCCGTGACAGCCCAGTTGCACTCGGAGAAAACGGGGCGCGTCCATGAATGCACCATTGTGTTTGACGCGACCTACATTGATGCGGACATCGGCGACTACAGAATGAACGCCCCGGAACCCTCCTTTACCTGCAAAGAGACCGATGTTATGGGCTTCAAAAAACATGACGACGCCCGCATTGAAGATCGCCACTACCGCCTCACCCACGACCCACAACCGGATGGAACCGGCATGGCCCTCGTGCGGCTGGCCCCGATGGTGCCCCCATGATTGGCGTCCACATCCACACCCACAGCCTCACTGCCATCGCCCAGGCACTCAATGCCACGGAAACCCAGATGCAACAGGCCCTACGTTCGGCCAGCATCAAAATGGCGGCCTGGCTGCGTACCCGCTCCGTGCGTGGGCTGAGCGATGCATTGCAACTCCAACAAAAGATCGTGCGCCGCCGCCTGCGCACCTATCGACAACGCGACCAGATGAAAGTGTGGTACGGCCTGAACCCCGTCCCCCTCCTATGGCTGAACCCCAAAGCCACCGCTAGCGGCGTCAGCGCCCTTGGCGGGCGTCAGATCAAAGGCGCATTCATCGCCACAGTGCGCGGCAAACGGCAGGTACTCAAACGCCTGGGCCGCGCCCGCTACCCCGTGGCCGTTCAAACAGCCGACATTTACGCCCCCTCCATCACCTATATTGAAAACGGCCTTCTTGACACAGCCTCCTTTGAAGCACGCTTTTACACCCTGTTTGAGCACGAACTGCAATGGCGGACACGCACACCGACATAAGCCTAGACGCCCTGCATACCGCCATCCGCGACCAAATTGCAGCGCAATTCCCAGACCTGGCCACCGTGACCTTTTACCAGGACGATGAAGACCACCAATTGCCCATGCCCGCCTGTTTACTGACCCTGAGCGAGATCGAACCCGCCCCAGAAAACGATGCAGGCACCGGACAATTCCCCGCCCTGCTGCGTTTTCAGGCACGGCTTGTCCTAGGGCACCGCGGCCCCACCACCCACCTACAAGCACGTCTGGCCGCCGCCGCCCTTGGCACCTGGCTGTACCAGCGCCGCTGGCGTGGCGTACCGACCGATCCGTGCCGCGTGATTGCCATCTACCCAGACGAATTTAACGCCGAATTAGATCGATACGTCGTCTGGACCGTGGAATGGCAGCAGCCCGTCTTTCTTGGTAACAGCGCCTGGACCCATGCAGGCACCCTACCCACCCACCTATGGCTGTCCTTCACACCGCAGACCGGCCCCTCCTTCCAAGACAACTACAACCAGATCGCCCCGTGAGACAGACACTCAACGAACACACCCGCCAATTAGCGCACCTGATCCTTCAAGGGACCGTCGCCGAACTGGACCCTGCGACCGCCTGCGTGCGGATTGAAGCCGGAGAACTGCTCACCGGCTGGCTGCCGGTGATGGCCTCACGTGCCGGAGCCGACCGCTCCTGGTGGCTGCCGCACCTGGGCGAACAAGTCATTGCACTGTGCCCCAATGGGGATTCAGCACTGGGCATCGTCTTGCCTGGCAGCCTCTACCAAGAAACCTTCCCCGCGCCCAGCAGCACCGCCCACCAGCCCTGCCTGTTGTTTGGCGACGGAACCCGCATCACCTACGACCGCCAAGCCCACGCCCTGACCGTGGATGCCTCCGCCGCATCCGGCACCGTCACCCTGATCTGCGCCACCGCCACCCTCACCGCTAGCGACCGCCTCACCTTGGACACGCCTAGCCTCCACCTCACCGGCAACCTCACCGTAGACGGCACCATTCACGCACAAGGCGACATCACCGCCGCAGGCATTGGCCTACAACGTCACCACCATACGGCCCAAGGACCCAATGCACCCACCACCCCAGCGCAGGGGTAGGCGTTCGAACAAAAGCGAACGTGAGGCGATCACGACCATTGACTGTTCAAGCCAGTACCTTTTAACGGTTAGAAACTCTTCACTTCGTTGAGCAAATCGGGGTGGCGATCCAGAAGCTTGAATAACTTAACCAAAGACAGCGGCGGCTTGGTTTTACCGTTCTCGTAACGTGAGAAAGCATTAACACCACCACCGAACAGTTCGGCAGCTTGCCGCTGGTCGAGATCAAGCTTCCGGCGTACCTTGGTAATGTAACCAGGATCGACGTAGGCCGAATTCACCTGACGTTGGAACAAGCCGACCAATTCGCTGTAACGATCACCATGTTCACGGTCCAAGACGACTTCGCCACACGCCGGGCAGAAGTCGCCGGTCACCGTTGGGATACTAGTAGTTTCGCTCTTATAGGTGTAAAGCATGTCGCGCGTGTCGTGGATCAGTTCTGCCGCGCCGCAGCATGGACATCTCATGGTCATAACTCCTTGAAGGAAACAATCAACACGTCATCAATGACAGTTAACTTCAGGTACACCTCATCACCGCTTGCCGTCTTGGCGTGGTACACATCCTGGAATACTGTGTGATCCGCGTAGGTCGTCATGCTCTTGTAGAAGTCGGCAGACGTGAGCGCCAAGACAACGGTGCACATTCCAGTTAAATCTTTGATGCCAAGCTCACGTGCTCCTTGGTAGGCGGTCGCTGTAGCCCTGACCTTGCCAGCTTTTACCAAGGCTTTGACGACTGGTAGCTTGTAGTGGGGTGTGCCTTTCTCCATGCACCATTTTAACTTATTAGGTTAATTTATCTAGTGGGTTAATTTTAAGATTTTCAGCAATTCCTGCTTAACGTGCGACTAAACATGAAGACGTGTGATCTTTTGGAGTGTGCGGGATTGTTCACAAACCTAGTTCGCTGTGTGAGCCAATGCGCACGAGCTGCAATGTCTCGTCGTCTGGCTTCCGGTATATCAGTACCAAGTCGGGTTTGATGTGGCAATCACGGTGATCTTTCCAGCTGCCAGTCAGTGCGTGATCGTGGTGGCGTGGCTCCAACGGATGATCACAGGCTAAGGCATGCACGACGTGTATGAGTTCCTCATCAAGCGTGGCGCGATGCTGGCCCTTAGCTTCGCGCTTGTAGTCGCGCTTGAACTGGCCAGTCTGGCTAATCCTCCGCATGCAAGTCCGCCATGAGCGCCTCAATGCTGTCAAAGCTCTTGAGGTGACCAGCGCGGGCTTCGCGCATGGCTGCGATGGTAGTTGCGTTCGGCACCAGCGGCTCGAACGGTAGTGCCTTCTCGCGAGCAATGCGGGTCAGCATCATGCGGAACGCATCAGACACGCTTAGGCCCATCGTCGCCAGTACGGTTGATGCTTCTTCTTTGATGTGCGCGTCAACGCGGGCACGGACAACTGCGTTTGCAGACATAGTGCAATCCTTCGATACCCAATGAGAGGCGAGCTACATTGTAGCTCAATAATTCCAAGACACTCACTCTGCGTCATTGCCAAGTGCATTGCGCCTTCGGAAAACCCGCCACAGGACACCGCCCGGTGAGTCCCCCCAAGCTGCTGACCATGCGCGGAATGAACATGCACACCGGAAAGCCGCTTGATGGCATCGACCACCTGCGCCAATCGGTGCAGAACATCTTGAGCACCCCCTTGGGGAGCCGGATCATGCGCCGTGATTACGGCAGCAGGCTACCGCACCTGCTTGATGCCCCGATCACCCGCGCCCTAGAAATGGAACTGTACGCGGCCACCGCACAAGCCCTTGCCGCCCACGAACCACGGATCAGACTGCGCCAAGTGACGGCCCGCGCCACCGCATCGGGCACGGTCATCCTGGACCTGATCGCCCAGTACCTGCCTGCGGGCAAAACCGTCACCCTGGACGGCATCCAGGTGCGCTGATGGATAACACCCTGACGGCGATTGATATCTCCAAGCTGCCCATGCCGGATGTTATCCGGCAAGTGGCCGCAGACGTGATTTTGCAAGAAATGCTGGCTGATCTGGCGGCCCGTGATCCGACCCTGAAAGACCTCCTGCCCTCAGACCCCATCTACACCCTGCTGGAAGTGGCCGCCTACCGCGAAGCCGTGCGCCGCTACCAAAGCAACGAAGATGCCAAAGCCGTGATGGTGGCCTTGGCCAGCGATGCCGACCTGGACAATTTAGCCGCATTATTCCGCGTCAAGCGCCTGGTGCTGGATGCAGGTGACCCCTCTAAGGGCATTGCCCCGACGATGGAGAGTGATGCCGCCTTTCGGCGGCGTATCGTCCTTGCACCGGAAGGCTACAGCGTCGCCGGTCCAGAAGGCGCTTACATCTACCATGCCATCAGCGCCCATCCCGACGTGCGTGACGTCAGTGCCACCAGCCCAACCCCTGGGGACGTCATCATCACCGTGCTATCACGCAGCGCCAACGGACAGCCCTCACAAGACGTACTTGACGCCGTGATGGCGGCGGTTAACCAAGAATCAGTACGCCCCATGACCGATCACGTGACCGTACAACCGGCACAGATCACTGACTACCAAGTCCACGCACGATTGCACACCTACGCCGGACCGGATGCAGCGGTCGTCCTGTCCGAAGCACACCGCCGCATCACCGCCTACACCACAGACACATTCCGCTTAGGCCGTGATATTGCCATCAGTGGCCTGTATGCCGGACTGCATGTGGAAGGCATTCAACGCGTGGAATTGCTCACACCACAACAGGGACTGACGATGGACCGTACCCAGGCGGCCCGCTGCACCGACATCACCATCGTGCATGGGGGTGTGGATGAATGACCCCCTGCACAGCCTGCTGCCCCCCACGGCCACGCCACTCATGCGCACCCTGGAGCAGGTGATGGCGCGCCTGGCCGACATCCCGATCCCATTCAAACAACTATGGGACCCGCAGACCTGCCCTGAACCATTGCTCCCCTGGCTGGCCTGGTCATTGTCCGTGGACACCTGGCGCAGCACGTGGCCCGTGCATATCAAACGCGCGCGTATTGCGGCGGCCATCGAGATTCAGCGTTGTAAAGGCAGCGTCAAAAGTGTGCGCGATGTGGTGCGCAGCTTTGGCGGAGACGTCCTCATCACCGAGTGGTGGCAACAAAACCCACCCGCTGCGCCGCACACCTTCACACTGCTGCTCACCTTATCGGGGCAGGGCGGTAGCGAGACAACTGCCGAATTTGTTGCAGATGTCATTACAGAAGTGATCCGCACCAAACCCGTTCGCAGCCATTTCACCTTTACCCAAGGCGTGCACACCATCGGACAGATTGGCCTGCTGGGTGGCGCACAGATCACCGCGTACCGACGCGTACAACTCACCCAGGCCGCATGAGGATGGTATGACCCCACTCCAGATCACCATCACCCCACAGGGCCGCGCCGCCCTAGTGAACGCCGAACATCATGGCACCGTCCCGGTGCGGCTGGCTTCTGTCGGCCTGACCGCGCAACACTTTGACCCCGCCGCAGCAACGATGCCTGATGAATCCAAACGCCTAACCACCTTCTCCGGTGGCGTGGTGGCCGCAGACACTATTCACATCACCATCCGCGATGCAACCGCCGACCAGTACGACATCCGCGGCTTTGGTGTCTACCTGGAGGATGGCACCTTATTTGCCACCTACTCCCAACAGGACATCATTCTCAGTAAATCCGCATCGGCCATGCTCCTGCTGGCGATTGATGTTCGGTTTGTGGATACCGATGCGACTCAACTCTCCTTCGGTGACACCTCCTGGAACAACCCTCCGGCGACACAGACAGTGGCAGGCGTCCTTACCTTGTCCAGCAACGCCCAAGCCATCGCGGCCTGGAGGATCGCAGCGCCGTAGCGCCTGCCACATTGAAAGCCACCCTGGATCACCGCCTAGGCGAAGCCGCCCCTTCCGACTACGCTAAAACACTGATGGCCAGCGCCGATGCGCCCGCCCTCCGTCACCTTCTAGGCCTGGGCGATGCTGCCGTGATGGACACCGGATCAGAAAAAGGATTGGATGCAGATTTACTCGACGGCTATCACGGCACCTACTACCTGCAATGGAGAAACCTCCAGAACACCCCACAGACCTATCCGCCCAGCCCCCACCAGCACGCCAGCAGCGACCTCCCTGAGCTGGCCTCACACCTAGATACTCTGGTGAAAAAAACGGGCAGCCTCATGACCGGCTCGCTCCAGTCCCAAGGCACCTTGATTGGAGACGCACTGGGTAACGGACGCATTCCGGCACTGAAAATCGGTAACGATTGTGAATTCTGGGACAACAATATCCCCTACGCGGCCACCTTCCGCAGCGGCACCTCCCCAGCCATCGCACAACTGTTCTTTGGCACCAGCAACCATTGCTATTTCGGCACCAGCACCAAAAACACCAGCACAGTGATTGGTGCCAAAACGGGCTTACTGTGGATTGAAACGGCAGGCAATTACTTCTATCAACAACACGACACGACCCACGTTGCCTTTTACAAAAAGAACGGAGGTCACGCCTTTTTCTGGAGACGCAGCGACAGCGGCGGCAGCGGCGGTACCAATGAAGCGCAACTGATGGCACTGGAAGACAATGGCAATCTATCCGTGAAAGGCACTATCGTCTCGGCAGGCGGCTACGCCCAAGGCTCCTCCCGAAAACTCAAAGACATTGAAGGCCCCCTGCCGTATGGCCTGGCAGAGATTGAACAACTCACCCCCCTGATCGGACGCTACAAACCGGCCTACACCCCCGACGGACGCCGCCGCCTATTTTTAGAGGCAGAACAACTACTCGACCTAATGCCGGAAACGGTCAATCCCGAAGGCATCCCCTTCCAAGGCGCTTACGTCCCCTCGGTCAACCTGGACCAACTCCTGCCCGTACTGGTGAATGCCATTGCACAGCTCTCAGCCAAAGTAAACGCACTGACCGGCGCGCCACGCCACGCGGAAAAATAGCCACAGGACAGCAAACAGCTGTCGCACCGATCATCTCCCCGTCTTACAGCAGATGAGGGGCCTGATGGCGGAACACTATCTACATGGCGTTGAAGTGCTGGAGATCGACGATGGCGCACGCGTCATCCAAACGGCCTCCAGCAGCGTCATTGGCCTGGTGGGCACTGCGCCTCTGGCCGACGCTACCACCTATCCCCTCAACACCCCCGTGCTGATCCCAGGATCAACCGCGATGGCGGCCACACTAGGGACAGCAGGCACCTTGCCCCAGGCCATGGACAGCATTTTTGATCAGATTGGCGCAGCCGTGATTGTGGTGCGTATTGAAGATAGTGTTAACGAAACCGAGCGGCTGTCTCATGCCGTCGGTGGCATCAACGCCGCCAACGGCACCTATGAAGGCGTCCATGCGTTGCTAGCTGCCGAAAACATCACCGGCTATAAACCGCGCCTGCTGATTGCTCCAGGCTTGACCCACCAACGCCCAGAACAGACACAGGCCAACCCCGTTGTGTCCGAATTGATCGGCATTGCCGAGCGACTGCGTGCCATCATCATTGCTGACGGCCCGGGCACCACTGATGCACAGGCCATTGCTTATGCCGGGGACTTTGGCAGCAAACGCGTGTTTCTGGTCGATCCGCGGATCACCACACTAGGACCCGATGGCACCACCATCACCGCCTACAGCAGCGCTGCGGTGGCCGGACTCATCGCCAAGATAGATAACCGCAATGGCTGGTGGTGGTCCCCCTCCAATCACCCCATCAACGGCATTCTTGGCACCTCACGCCCCATTGATTTCGCATTGGGCGATGCCACCAGCCGCGCCAATCTGCTCAATGAAAAAAAGATTGCCACCATCATTCGTCATGACGGCTACCGATTATGGGGAAACCGCACCTTATCCAGCGATCCCAAGTGGACCTACCTCTGCGTGGTCCGCATCGCCGATATCATCGCCGATAGCTTACAAGCGGCCCATCTGTGGGCGGTGGATCGCTCCATTACCAAGACCTACGCCAGTGATGTTGAGGAAGGCGTCAATGCCTATCTGCGCCGACTGAAAAGCCTGGGCGCGATTATTAATGGCCGATGCTGGGCCGATCCGGAACTCAATACGAAAGACGCCATCACCGCCGGGCACGTCTATTTTAATTTCGACTTCACCCCGGCCTATCCCGCCGAACACATCACCTTCCGTAGTCGGCTCACCAGTGATTATCTGGTGGAGGTGTTCTAATGTCCGCACCGCGTCATCTGCTCAAACACCTGAACCTGTTCATTGATGGCAAAGGCTATGCAGGGCAGGTCGAAGACATCAACCTGCCAAAATTGACCTTAAAAACCGAAGAGTTCCGGGGTGGCGGCATGCTGGCCCCTGTGGAACTCACGATGGGCATGGAGAAGCTCGAAACCGATGTCAGCTTGATCTGCTACAGCAGCGACGCACTCCTGCTGTTCGGCGTCACCGAAGGAAAGCATGTGAACTGCACCGTGCGTGGCTTTCTGGAATCCTTCGATGGGACGACGACAACCCTTGCGATCCATCTGCGCGGCAAAGTCAAAGAAATCGACCGCGGCACCTGGAAACCGGCTGACAAATCCACCCTAAAACTGGCCTTGGCACTGAGCTACTACAAAGAAGTACACAACGCCACCGTCATTCATGAAATCGACGTAGAAAACATGATCTTCCAGCAAAACGGCATTGATCTGCTCGCCCCCGCTCGCAACGCACTAGGACTCTAACCATGACCGGACCGACCACTGATAAACCGTACCTCCGCGAAGCAGAAGGCGGCGTACGCATCACCTTCGCCTCACCCGTCAGCATCAATGGCACCACCGTCAATGAACTATGGATGCGCGAACCGACCGCAGGGGATATGAAACGCTCCTTTGCACTCCCAGGCAACGAAGGCGAACGCGAATTGCGTATCTTCTCCAACCTTCTGGAAGTGGCCCCCGAAGCCTTAGAAACCTTCAGCCTGCGTAACTACAAACGGCTACAGGAGGCCTTCCTGATTTTTATCGAGTGAGGCTAACGCTGGAGGAACTCCGCCAAGGCGTTCTGGCCCTAGCCTCACATACAGGATGGTCGCTCGTGGACATTCTCGCGCTCCCGATGCGTGAATTCCTATTCTGGATCGACGGATTACCGCGCGATGGCGAGTAAAAAACAATTCCACGCAAGCCTGATCATTGCTGGGCACCTGTCCAGCACATTGAAAAGCGCCTTCGGGTCCACACAGCGCAACGTACAACGTATTGGCGCGGCGGTCACCACACTCTCGCGACAGCAACGCCTGCTTGGACAAGGCATCCACACCTTCGGACGCATGGGGCGCAATGTCGATGGACTGCGCACCCGGTATGCGGCATTAACCAGACAATTAGAACGCACCCGCGCCGCACAACAGCGGCTCAACCAAGCACAATCGGCCCTTGAAGGACACCGCGCCCACCTTTCGCAGACGCGCGGACAGCTCGGGGGTGCCGTAGGGACCTTGGGGGCCGTCTCGGCTGCCGCGTTTTTTCCCATCAAGGCGGCGGTTGAGTTTGAAACCGCCATGCTTGGCATTGTCAAGCAAGTCGATGGCGCACGCGACCCTACCGGCAAGTTGACCTGCGTGTATGAGGACATGGGCAACGCCATCCAGCAGCTCGCGCGTACGATCCCCATAGCCACCAATCAACTGGCCGACATGGTGACCGCCGGTGCCCGTATGGGCATTGCCGAAGGCATGAACCCGGAACAGGCAAGAAAAACACTGATCGAATTTACGCGCGTCTCGGCCATGGCGGCGACCGCCTTTGAGATGCCTGCTGATGAACTTGCCGACAACATGGGAAAAATCGCTGGCATTTTTAAAATCCCGATCAGCGACATTGAGCGTTTGGGCGACGCCATCAACTACCTCGATGACAACGCCATCTCTAAAGGTGGCGACATCATCAAAGTGATGCAGGGTGACCTGGCCGGAGCGGCCTCCACCATGGGCTTATCCGCCAAAAATGCGGCGGCGCTGGCGTCTACCTTCCTCACCCTGGGCGAATCCGCCGAACGCGCTGACACCGCCGCCTCTGGACTGCTACGGCAATTACAAATTGCCAAAATGAACCCCAAACGCTTCCAGATCGGCGTGGATATGTTGGGCATGACCGCTGACCAACTCCAAAAAGGCATGGTCACCGATCCCCAGTCCATGATTCTCGACGTTCTCACACGCATTAAGAAACTTCCTGTTGAACAGCAAATGGAGGCCGTCACACGCCTGTTCGGCAAAGACTGGGGCGGCGCGATTGCTAAGCTTGCCAACGGTGTCGATGAATACCGCCGCCAACTGGCGCTTGCCAATGGCGAAGCCGCCAAAGGCAGCATGTCGCGGGAATTCCAAGCCAGACAGCGCACCACAGCCGCGCAGTGGCAGATCACTAAAAATCGCCTCACCGAGCTTTCCGTAGCCATTGGTAACGCCTTACTGCCTGCTATCAACGACCTGTTAGCGTCCTCGGCTCCGGTCATTGAGCGATTTGCAGCATGGACACAACAACATCCCGGCGTAGTGAAAGCAGTGCTGGGAACCGCCCTGGCCCTGACCGGTTTTAGAGTCGCCGTCATCGCCCTGCGCTTTGCCTTTGCCGCCCTGCGCTACCCCCTGTTGCTCGGACTACGCCTGATCGCCTCATGGCGGGCGGTGGGCACCTTGGCGTCTATGGCCCAAGTACGCACCGCAGCGCTGGCCGTGGGGCGCGTGCTAGGCCGCCTGTTACCTGTAGCGTTTATGGTCGCTGGCCGTGCGGCACTGTGGATGGGCCGGGCATTGCTCATGAATCCGGTGGGACTGGCCGTCACCGCGATTGCTTCAGGTGCGTTGCTGATCATCCAACACTGGAACACCATCAAACCGTTCATGACCACCCTATGGGAAGAGGTCAAAACGATCTTCAGCGGTGCCTGGAATGGGATTACAGGCCTTTTTACCGGCAACTTCGACCGTGTGAAAAACGGATTCAAAACCATGTTTGATGGCGTCGGCACCATCGCTACCGCCTTCTTCGACAAACTCAAATCGCTATGGGATTGGGCCACCGAAAAGTTCACCACAATGAAGCAATGGTTAGGCATCGGCGACAGCCTAACCCAACACACCATTGCTACCGCAGGTGCAGGCGCAGCCCCCACAGCAACGGTGCGCATGCCGCCATTGGCGCAACAGCATAGGACAAACAATGCGGATTACCGTAGCTACGCCACCTACAACATCACCCAACAACCGGGCGAACGTGGCGAAACCCTAGCACGCCGCATCGCCGCACACTCCAACCCATCACAGAGGCCACCACGCAGCGCCCTGTACGACGATGCCAGAGGCCGAGAATGATCCGTCACACCCTGTGGAACACTGTCGCCGCCCCCCTGCAAAACGCATTCCAAACCAACACCAGCGGCAACCGGCCTGTCCTGATGATGCTAGGCGGCTACACCTTCTCACTGACTAGCCTCGTCTACCAAGAACTCGCCCGCGTGAACGAATACCGCTGGGCCGCCATCGAACGCTATGGGCAGCGCGATGCGCGCCAATACACCGGCCCAGGGGAGGAAAGTATCGAACTGCCCGGTATCGCCTACCCAGATTGGCAAGGCCAACGTGCCTCATTGGACGAATTACGCGCCTTGGCCGCCCAAGGCAACCCCTTACAGCTCATTGATAGTAATGGCGTCATCCATGGCTGGTATGTCATCGAACGCATTGAAGAACGCCAAAGCAACCATCACCCCAACGGCACACCACGGCGTATTGAATTTACACTCGCCTTACAACGCGTCAACGACGACCAGGCCGGAGAGGCCACCCCATGAGCCTGCACATCTATCGCACACGCCACGGTGACACCGTCGACTGGCTCGCATGGAAGTATTACGCACGCACCGATGCGGCCATCATCTCGGCGATCTATGAAGCAAACCACGGCTTAGCCGCCTGGGGGCCCGTGCTGCCGGAAGCCATCGCGATCACCTTGCCAGATCCTGCGGCCACACCGCACACCCTTCCAGGAGTCGCATTGTGGGAGTGACGCCCTCCTACCGGCTCATCGCCAACGACAACGATATTACCGCCCTCATCACCGCACGCATGGCAAGCCTACAGCTGTCTGATGAGTCCGGAAGCCATGCCGACACCTTGGAAGTGGTCCTGGCTGACCATCTGCCTAACGCCCCGCTCAAACTGCCACCGATGGGGGCGGAACTGGAACTGGCATTAGGCTACGACGGCCAATTACGCCCGATGGGCGTTTTTGTGTGTAGCGAAATCCAATTGTCCGGATGGCCCGCCACAATGACCCTGCGCGCCCACGCAGCCCCCTGGGAAGGCACCCCTAAAGGCAAAAGTGACCTGCAAACCCAAAAAACCCGCTCCTGGCCTGCCGGAACCACACTCGGTGCCATGCTGTCCACAATGGCTGCCGAACACGGCATGACCTCCGCGATTTCCCCCTCGCTCACAGACGTCGCGTTACCACACATTGATCAGACAGAAGAATCAGATATCAACGTCCTGCTACGGCTAGCACAGCGGTACGATGCGATTGCTAAACCTGCCGGAGGCCGACTGATCTTTGCCAAACGCGGTGAGTCTAAAAGCGTCACAGGCATTGATATGCCACGCGTCACCTTGACACCTGATGAGATCGCCTCCTGGCAAATGACCTACGCAACGCGGGATAGCCCCGGCACAGTGGTTGCCTTCTACCGTCTGGCACGCCGCGCTGAACTGCATCAAGTCAGCGTCGGCGACGGGCATCCCGTTCACCGCATCAAACAATACCTGCCTGATGCTGCTGCCGCCATCGCCGCCGCTCGGGGTGAACTGTCACGCCGTGCCCGCGCTGAAACCAAACTCACTCTAGAGATGGCAGGGCGTGCGGAGCTGTCGGCAGAAGCCGTCTTGACACTCAACGGCTGGCGGGAAGGAGTTAACGGCGATTGGCTCGTCACCCGTGTGCAACATTGCCTAGACAAAAACGGCTACCGATGTAGCGTCGAAGCCGAGCGGCCCAACAGCCATCCCGATGTTGCTGCCGCCATCAACACGCAAGAACGCGATCAAGTCGTACGCCCCTCCAGCACCCATCATCAGAAAACATAGGGACCTACTATCAGTTTCGCATTTTCTGATACCTCAATGCGGCATTCTCTGATACCACCGTCCCGCTTCATGAGGCATCTTAATCCTTGCCGGACGCGGGGCCATTGAGGCCGCTCAACCCGCGTGGCGCTGGAGCAGCGCCTCTACCGGCACCTTATCCACTTGGCAGAGGGGTTACCACAAGACGCCTTATCCATGTTCACTCCTCAGGTATGTGCAGACCGCAGAGACTGACACGCAACTAACACGCACTGCGGCTGAAAGCCGCATTTTTGTGAGGCTCAAAGTAGTTTGTATTACGTCTATGTTGTTGATTCTGCTAATCTTCATCTACCTTGACATGGTAGGGGTCACAGGTTCGAACCCTGTACCGCCCACCAATTTAACGTATTGATTATTATATGTTTTCTCTGTTTCTGAGGAGCAGCTAAAGCTTATGACTGACCCCAAATTGACCCCAAGAAGGGCGCGCAGTTTTGGGACGTCAGTAGCTAATTCCTCAACGATTGCCGTTAGCGCTGTGCGTGCTGCGCCCATATAGCTCGGGTCAAACTTGGCGTAGGCGTCGGTGGTTCCCCCAGCGTGGTGACCCAATAATCCTGATACATCCCACGCGGGAACACCGCGTTGGCGTAGCCACGTAGCAAGAGTGTGGCGAATAGTCTTAGGCACAAACCAGACTGGCAGCCCAGCTCGTTTGCGCAGTTTGCGCCAAGTAGTCTTAATAGATTTGATGGGCTTCCCATGCCAGTGCACCAAGTAGGACTCCGGTTTGACAGTCGCAATGTAGGCATTCAGTGCAGGCAGCAGCGGTACAGTGGGCCGGAATTTCTTTGTCTGCTGTCGTCCGGCTGGGTTGAGCTGTACTAGTTTGGCGTCTGTGTCGATCTGAAAGCGCTGTAAGCCGCGTGCTGCATCGCCACGGCATGCGGTGCACAAACGGATCAGGAAGTAGGCCCAGATGTGCTCGGGCATGTCTGTATTGAGCAAACATACGATTTGCTCCCGGCTCGCGTAGTGTGGGTAAGGCTCACCGATGCGTGGCAACTCAACGAACGGAACTTGCGTGATCTCGCCTCGCTTCCATGAGCGGTTTAGCGCGGACTTTCCTATCCCCAGAATACGGCGGCAGTAACCTTCAGTGTATCCATGCTCTGCTAGCCATTTGATGAAATCTTCTTGCCGCGTAATCGTTATGTCGGCTACGGATGCAGACTTGCCGAAAAACTCATTCCACATATCCACACCACGTTGTGCCGTGTCTTTGCTTGCAAGCTTGTTTCCGTGTTGCGTCATGTACCGTGTAAGTACTGTAGAAAGCAGGACATTGGTTGGGGGCTGATTTTGTAGCGTTGTGTGCTGTACAAACCATTGCGCTAAAGCTACCTTGGCTTCGCTAAAATCTCTTGTGCCAAGCGAAGCGCGCTGCTTGCATCCCGTAACGTCGCGCCATGCCTTATACCAAACGGTTGACCCTTTTCGCTGTTCGAGCCAGTATTCTCCAATGCGGAAGCGGGCAGGCATGTGTGTTGTTCCAGGTATTTAAGTAAGTGGTATTCGGTATATTTCGGAGTTTTTGCGATTCGGATGTAACCAATTCTTTTTTGTTTCCGGAAGCGTCGCAGCGTGACTTCCGAAACTCCTAGGTAGCGTGCGGCTTCCTCTTCGGTATACAACTCTGGAAGTTTCTCAGCAGCGCCCATGTGTGGGTTCCTCCTGTGCCAATACTGAGCTAAATGGAATCGTCGCCATGTTCCACCTCAGAACGGGTCGTCATCGTGGAAGTCGTCGCCTGCATACGCATAGGCTTTAGAGGCTTTATCGTTGTTACGGACCTTTGCCGGTCGCCGCTGTGGCGTGATGCCGCTGGAACCTTCATTACGGCTGCCAAGCATGTGCATTTGGTCAGCAATAATCTCAGTGACATAACGCTCCTGCCCATCATTGCCGGTGAACTTGTCGTAGCGAATGGCACCCTCTATGTAGCACTGCGATCCCTTATGCAGATATTCGGCAGCGATCTCGCCCAGTTTTCCGAAAAACTTGACGCGGTGCCATTCGGTCCGCTCCTGGGTATCGCCCTCCCTGTCCTTGCGTTTGCTGCTGGTTGCTAGGCTAATGCTGGTGATCGTCATGCCGCTTTGGGTGTATTTGATATCCGGCTCGTTCCCCAGGTTGCCGACAAGGATCACCTTGTTAATTCCGCGTGCCATTGTGAGTGCTCCTAGAGGGCAGTGGATGGGGAGGGGGCAGGTAGATGCTGTTATTGCTGATGTCGTTCATTAGAGATGCCTGCTTGCATTGCCCATGACCTTTTGGGCGGCCTGCTCCAGGTGGGGGCCGAGGGCTTTTTCTATTGGGCCAACGCCACCATGCAGGCCATCAAGCAAACGATCATAAAGTTCACCACTGATCTGCTTAGCTCCAAGCCATGCCAGTGCTTGCGGAACCTTATTGACGTGGGACATCTCGTGCAGCTTCTTGAAGTGGAAGCACAGAAACCAGATGGCGTAGAGCACATTCTCATTCACCAGCGTTCCCGTGGCGGAATAGCTCCCCGTCTTGCGGATTGAGGGAAGGACTTCCAACACATCCAGCACCCAACGGCGAAACGCGGCGGCAACTGAAGTGCGGGCGAACATCGCTACCAGGTGGCAGCCGCGAGGGCTGAAGATACGGATATCACGGGCCTGCTCACCCTGAGGGGTCAATTTGACCACGCAGGTCATTTGATCGGTGAACTCATCCGTGCGACGTGCATAGATGCGCAATACGGATCGTTCATCGGCATAGCCCAAAGCATGGGCTAACTCGCGTGCGCTCAGGTACGGCGTACCGTCACGATCAATGATGGAAAGGGATTGGCCGGAAAAACACACGGCAGCAGGTAACTGCGTCATGAGAACGTCTCCTGTTTCGTGAGATGACCACGGGGAGACGTTTTTGCGCGCCGCACCCGTAGGTGTCGGGAGGTCAAAAACCGGAAACAGACGGCGGGCAGCTTTCCCCAAAGGGTCTTGTATCGCTGCCGCCCTCCCGACGTAAAAACGTACAGGCGTAAAAAAACCGCATGAGTTTCGGGTGCGGTGACCGCTGTTTCCGGAGTTTTTGATCTCCTTACCGGCGACGGTACCGCAGCGGCGAATGTGGGTCAAGCTCAGGCCGTATCTGGAATCGAGATTGCCGAGAACGCGATCATCACACGTGCCGTTCATGGCATGGCTCCTGATATTGGTTGCCCCTGTCATTACGCGGCCTGCTTGATGGCGATGCGGGATGCAGCGTCGGACAACACCTGTTTCAAGGTATGACAGATCGCAGGAAATTCAGCAGCGGCGTACCACTTGGTGGCGCGTTCGGTGCTAACAGGAACAAACCCCAGTGCTGCTAATCCATCGGCATTGATGGATAGCGGGGCAATCAGTGCGTTGATCTCTCCCAGCTTGAGTGTGGTGTGTATGGATGCAGGTGTGGGAGCAGTGGTTACACTGGATTCGGTGGAGCAGTGGGTTGTTGGCGAGGTGGGTAATGGCGTTGCTTCGACGGTGTTCTGGCGCTCGCGTTCGGCTTGGATGCGTGCCTGTTCCTGCTGCTGATGATCGGCAATGCGGGCAAGGATCAGATTGCGCAGGTCATCGGGTGTTTTGCTGAGGCATAGACTCACCCTGTCTGGAAACAGGGAGCGGTAAGCTGCGTCACATGCTTCCAGCACGGTGATATTGGCGCGCACCCGTTCCACGTTGGCAGTGATGTTGATTTTCTCGTGAGCGACGGCGGCGCTCACAGCCTCCTGCATGCTGATCAGGGACTTCTTACCTTTGATGGTGTCACCGATCTTTGCAGGCAAATCAGCCGGAATCGGTAGGGCATACTCGCCTAACGTGGCGTTGCTGCTGGCGTAGTAGTCCCGCAGGGTCTTCAGGCCGGTGTGGACAATCTCAGTACGGCGGTGATCTTTCTCGGTTTTCACCAGGCGATCCAATTCCAGACGGACGCGGCGGGTTTCTTCGGCGATCTCGTCCAGGGTGCGGAAGACAGCATCAATGTCGGCGGTTTGTCCTAATACCTGTTGCTTGGTGGCGTCTAGGCGCGTCTCGACGCCTTTGCACCATTTCACGGTTTGTTCTGCGTTGGCAAAATCCTCATCGGTGCGCAGGTCACGGTTGATGCTGTGCAATACGGCCAGTGCGCAGGCTTTGAAGTGCGGCAGGTTGGAGGTGGTCACCGTTCCTGTGACTGCAATATGCAATGCCGGTAGTTGCTCTGGTGAACGGCCCAAGGCCGCAGGCGGTGGTGGTGGCTCAGGCTGGTAGGCGGCGATGTCCGCTTGCAGTTGTTGCCATCCGTTGATGATGCGGTTACGTAATTCGGGGTTTGAGGTGTACCAGCAATGACGTTCTTCTATGAGCTGTTCCCCGTTCCAGGCCGAGGCCATGAACAGGACACGTTGAGCACCGGACACCATGCACTGGTGTTCCATCTGTAGTTGATAATGGAATGGCAGGTCTTGGCCGGTGCAGTCGTCCGTCATGGCGGCGCGAATCGTGTCATTGAGTTGCTTGTGTTCCCAGACGGTGTCTCCAAGCATGGTCAAGCCGTCGAAGCTGGCCGAATACATGCCATCGACACCCACACAGGGATACAGGTCATCACCGATGATGCGTTCTGCCAAGGGGCGTGCCAGTTCCTCAGCGCGATGTCCTTCTGCAAAGCGTTGTAACGTGGCTGGGTCATAGTCGGGGGTGATCCCCGTAGCGCGCTCCCGTATCAGTTCGGCACGGCTTTTATAGGGGCTGCATCCCATCATGGCCGGTGCGTCGCTGGCATTGAGATGCTGGGCGCGGTGGGTGTGCCATTGCGGGGTGCCTTGGGTCAGTTCAATGATCTTCATGTGTTTTCTTCCGTGTGAGTGGTGTTGCTTTCCAGAGGGATGCTGTCTGTAGGCACAGGCTCAGCACTGGTGTCTTCGGCGCAGGCGCGAATGGCGGTGAGCTGCTCTAGGCTTAATTGGCCTTTGCCTTTGCTATGCAGCATCGTGATGATGCGATCTGCCGTGGTTTTTCCTGATTCAATCAGGTCACACCATTTTGGAAAATTCTTTTCAAATTCTTCGTGTGGGTAAGGGCCGCTGATGTCTCTGACGTCTTGGTTAACGGGGATGGGGGCAACATGGAGCGTTTCGCCCTCAATCGTGTGTCGTCCGGCATCCATTTCTTCAGCCGTCGGTTGAGCGCCCACGGCTTCTGGGAATGCCTTACGTAATGCCAAGGCTTCAGTGCATTTCTCCAACTGTCCAAAGGGGCGTTTTTGCCACATGCTGTTAGGGGCGGGGCTGTCTTTTCTTGCGGTGGCATAGGCTTCCAGCCAATACACGGTTGCCGCGAACCGAACACGTTGACCGGCCACCATGCGATACACCGCAACGCGACACCATGACGGATAGCGGATCTGCACGCCGCCCAGTGTTTCGCAGAGGGTGTCTCCAAACACGGCTTCATCTTGTCCGGCGTATTCGCCGGTGCGGTGTGCCTTGGTTCGATACAGTTCGATCCCGGGCATGATCACATCGCGCATGCCTGCCGATGACACAACGCGCCCATCGACTTTCTTTTCTGGAATCCACATCGGTACGATGTGAACGGGTTTTGTCATCGGGTCTAAATCAGCCGCCTGACAATAGGCCAACACCATATCTACGGATTCATTGGTCGCCCCTGGATACAGGCTGGTTTTCAATGCGGTACGGATCGACTGCCGGTATTCGGCTGTCATTGGTATGACATTGCTTGGTTTGATGACAGACAGGGAGTTCATGACAGCTTCGCTCTGTTAAAGGGATGGGGAGAATGTGCCAATGGTCAGCGTGGCGTGCCCTTCAAGCTCACGAAACAACACGCTTTTAAAATCCTGGGCGATCATTTCCTGCTGTGCTTCACGCTGTATGAGGCGCAGTGTGATGAGTGGCTTTTCTTTTTCTTCGTCGGTGAATACGGACAGCCGTAGCAGGAATCTGCGTTCCGGTAATCCAAGATAGGGCTTGGTCGTTAAGGTGAAACCAATCGGTAAGCCAAGAGATGATTTGGCTTGGATATCATCGAACTTGGAACGTGATGTATTGAATTCGCCCTGAGTCGATTCTGACTCTGAGGTTTTCTTGATGGTTAATTTGCGAATGGCATTAATCGCGGTTGTCAGCGGTAGTTCATCAAGGCTTTCTTGTGATGTGGCCGACAGCAGCGGTGCCCAATCTTCCAGGAAATCAATCAACTTCCGCTGATTGAGTGTTTTACCGTCAATATCCAGCAGTGCTTTGTAAGCTGCTGTGGGGTTAAGTGTGAGCGTGGCTGTCCAGTCGCCATGACCGGGTGATTCTGTTGTACCGAGATTGAAAAATATCTTGGCACTGAGATTTTCTGCATTAATAAAGCCTTCGCCATTTCCTTTCGTCTTGATGTACTGCACGAAGTCGACGATGGATTGCGTTTGCATTGCTCCACGAAAGCGGGAGCGCAACTGGAAGAGAGATTCAAGATCTTTGATTCCATAATCAAGAGGAAGCGCTACCGCTCTATCTTGTAATGCAGCAGGCAAACGGAAGCCATTGGCATCAATGGCGGTTTGTTGAATATGTTCTATCGCTGTTTTGTCCATGAATCAGCTCCTTTTTTCAGTTTATTTAATGGGTGATGACTAGTTTTTTTCAGCGAACAATTGCTGTTGTGTATCGGGGATGAGCGTTAATTTGCCGCGTGCCCCGACATACATTGGCGTGCTCGTGGTGTCTTCCTCTATGACTTTGCCGCGTTCCTTGGGTTCAACGTATTTCAAGGTGTGATCGATCATGACTTGTGAGGATTCGCCAATGGGCTTGATTCTTAAGATGAGCGCCACCTCACCTTGTTTGCGGGTGTAGCTGATGGCCAACGCTACATCGCTTAATGCCTTTGCAAGTTTTTGGGCGAGCACTCCGCCATCTGCAACTTCAAATAGGTGCTCGAGGTCTGTTAACGATGTTCTTTCTGTAGTGATAGACATGGTGTCCTCCAGCAGTGGTGTTAGTGCTTGATCAGGGTTGCAGAAAGCGTTTTAGCGGCTTCGTAGTGCGCGCGACGAACGCGGTAATTGGCGATGCGTATTGCATTGGGCATTGCTCGGTCATCGCGCAAAATAAAGTGGGCTAACCCAGGCGGTGCGTCGTCGTGGTAACGTGCAGCGTGTTGTTCTTTCGGCGTGCGATAGCGGTTCATGGGTGGGCTTCTCCTGTGTCAGATCACGCCGCACGTGGCGGGCTGGGATGCGTGTTGTTTCGCATCGACTTTCTGTGAATGGCTGTGACGGCGATGACGGCTGGGAATCCAAAGCGCCGGTAGGCGTCAGACTTGGCCTCAACCGTTTTCTGAAACAGGCCGGTGTAGGTGTACACACCCTGCTTGGTGCGTGCGGTGATGGTGCAAGGAATCATGCGTATTCCTCCTGCATCACATCACCCCACATCGCGTGAAAGCATTCCGCTTCTTGGCGCATTTCTTCTTTGACTTCTTCCTCAGCGAGAATATGCAATTGCTCTAGCCGTGCGAGTCCTTGCACTTCGGCTAATGCATACAGACGGGTTAAGACATCGCTGCCGATTAACTGAGCCGAAGGAAAGGCGTGTAAATCCGCTAAAACAATTTCCATCTCTTTGTAATGGGCCTCAGACAATGTACCGTCCACCCATGCATCGGCTTCTTCGATTTTTTCTGGATCGCTCAAATAGTCTTGAACGCGAGCATTAACCCGGTCGGCGAAATACTCTTGGGCATCGTCTTCCGGTGGTTGTAAACGCGGATCGTTATAACTGCTGTATCCAATGCCAGTCATGACTCACCTGCCTTTGGCGTAGCAGTGGCAAACTGGTGTGGTGCGGAATTGTTATAGGCTTCCGCTCCGCCAATATAACGTTTCGGTTTTTTCGCAGCAGCTGCAAATATAAAATTGCTGTACGCTTCCTGCGCTTCATAAGCCACCTTCACCTGCGGATAGAGCGAGTGCTCCGGCCCTACGTTTATACGGCGCTCGACATCCGATAACCTGATAATCCACTTTTTTATATCGCTTTGCGGGCCATTCTCAAACCATGAGCAAACGAGCGGGCTAAACTTGCCGGAGAGAGGCTCAATAATGGCGACTGTGCAACGGCCTTCAGGGTCGGGGTATGTGAAATCGAGAGACTTGAAATATATAACCTCCTGGAGCTCCGAATCTTCTTCATCCCGAATACCATGCCGACAAAACAACGGCGCTTTTTGGGTCCCTGATAAGGCCTGGTTAGCCTGTGCTTCTTCGGTCAAGGTGCTCATGCGGCCACCCCGTCACTAACGGCAGCTTCAGCGGCTTCGTATGTAGCTAAAGCAGCACGAGCAGCAGCAAAAGCAGCATCACGCGCTTCTTCGTCTTTAGCGGCGTCGTACGCAGCACACGCTTCTTTTTTAGCGGCTTCGAGCGCAGCACGAGCAGCAGCAATCTTTATCTGTGGGTACAGCGAATGAAAGGGATGTACGAGTATGAGGTGGGTTCTCGAATACCCTTTCATTACATAGCAGGTTTCAAGGACCTTAAAGCAGTCAAGCACCAGACGGCTGAAACCTGCTTCACTGATGGCATGGATAAAGATCCCTTTTTCTGAGTTCACTATTAACGGCGCTTCCGTATAGAAAACAGGTTGCAGCTCTTCGCCCTTTGCGTCTTTGATGCCGTTCCAGCAGAACAGTGGCGCTTGTTCGATCACGCGTGCGGCTTCGTTGGCTTTGTAGTGTGCTTTTGCCAAGACGCTTTTATCGATCATGTAATCCGACCCGTTAGGTTTGTATTTCACTGGGCCGTAGGTACCTGATGCCATTTTCGTATCTCCTGGCCCCTGCCGCCGGGTGCGGGTGTATCGGGGCGATGGAGATAAATTACCATATAGTAAAATTAAGTCAATACCAAAAGGTAAAAATATTTGTCGTTCGAAAAGGGTTCTGTCTGATTTGGTGGCATAACGACAGGTAATGATGCTCCGTGAGTAGACTCAGCATGTATCAGCATGTAGATGACCAAGCGGATCTAGAAATCAAGTGAAACTTGCATTGTCTTGAGATCTCCCATGATGCAAATGGCATTACTTTTGGGTAAGTTTTGCACCAAGAAAAAATAGAATTGTTTAGCTGATCGATTACACTCAAAGGATTGATATTTCTTGGATTTTGTGCGAATTAAAATGGCGTTCTATGATGCAGATACATTGAAGGGGTAAAAATCATGCTGACAGATCATGAGAAAGCTGAACGCCGTGCTGTGGTGCAAAGCGCACTCGCAAGCCAACGCATTGAGGGGTTAGAGCCGGATGCGCAGGCCGTGGTTGATGCTGAATGCTGGGCGCGTGGTGAAATGACTATCGCTGCCGCCGTGGACCAGTACAAAGCGCGTGTTCGGCTCCAGATGGCATGAAATACGCAGGGGATCGTGGTGATCCTTACCTGGACAGCGAAACAGGTGTTCTTCGTAATCTCCTTGGAATCAGGGATCAGGGGTGGCTCGATAAAATAGAGTCCACCCTTTCTTTTTTGCGAACCAGCGAATTGCGTGAGCGACCCGTAAAAGGCAAATTTGATCTAGCGCATTTACAGGAAATCCATAATCGCCTTTTCCAGGATGTGTACGACTGGGCGGGTCAAATCCGTCAAGTTGAAATCTCGAAAGGCAACACGATGTTTGCCCAGCAGATTGCGATTCAGAGTGCGGCGCAGCAGATCTTTGGGCAGCTTGCTAAAGAGCAATTTTTGTGTGGCCTTGATGCTGAGGAATTCAGCAAACGGGCAGGTGATTATCTTGGTGAAATTAATGTGCTTCACCCATTCCGCGAGGGAAATGGCAGGACGCAACGGGAATTCATCGCGCAATTGGCTCAGCGTGCAGGTTACAGGATCGACTGGGGCGTGGTCAGCCAGGCGGATATGATTAAAGCGTCAATCGACGCTTACAACGGGGATTCAAGCGGATTGGCTAGTATCATCCGCGATGGAATATCTGATCAGCTTTTTAAAGATAATGAGTAATCCACGAATACTGGAAACAATTCATCTCTTTGAAGAATTGGCAAGGGACATCAAGAAACTCTTTCTAGGTGCTGAATGAGATAAACGCGCCCACCAATAATTGTATTTTCATCGGCAACGAAGTCAGGATAAAGATCTTTATCCATGCTGGTAACGTAGATGTATCCGTTTCTATCCTGTAATGCTTTTATTTGTTGTCCGTTACCTGTATTGACCAAATAAAGCCCATCCCCAACAAATGTATTACAACCAGTATCAACAAGCACGGTTTCTCCTGGAAGAATCTTTGGCGACATTGAATTACCGGTTCCGGTAATCAGCTTGAGTCGGCCTGGTGGTGGTAAGAATCCAATGAGTGAGCGGATGTAATTTGGTGGGAACTCAACAGAGTTTATAACTTCAGGTAAATCCTCATTGATACGACCTGGTCCCATATGTGCTTCCGCTTCAATATGATCAACGCGGATATAATTGTTCCCGGTTTTAATGTTAAATATTGATGATTTCTGTTTCTCAGGAATCTCCTCTTCTGTGGTGTCTAAATAGTTATCTGGCATCCCTGCTAACTTTTCGATAGTCCGTGCTTTTTTCTCGCCGAATGACTTTTTCCCATTGAGTAGTCCGGAAAGTTCTCCCTGATTGATACTAATTTTTTCTACGAAAAAAGCTTGCACCCCGTCGTGCTGATCTTGAATCCATTGTTTTAGGCGACGTCTACGTAAGGCAACGGTAGCAGAATTAAGAAATGTCATTGCTTTATTTTCACTTACCGATTGGTAATTTACCAAAGGGTATTGACTTGTAATTATCATATGGTAATTTGAGTGCATGAAAACCCTGCGTACCTACCTCGCGACACTCACCCCAGCCGAACAGGCGCACTACGCTCGTAAAGCGAATACCACCATTGGTTACCTGCGAAAGGCTCTCTGCAAGGGACAGCGATTTGATGGTGCACTGGCGCGCCGACTTGATGAAGCCAGTGGTGGCCGTGTTTCTCGTTACGATCTTCGCCCAGACGTATTCGGCGCTCCCCCCACAGGCCACGTGCAGGAGGTGTCGGATGCGGCCTAAGAAACCCAGTTTTTCCAGTCTTTTGCGCGGTCCAAAGGCAGTGCGTCTTTGGTGGTTTCGAGCACGCAAACAACTGCACTGTGTGGAATGTGCAAAACGATTGTATGGGGTCGAGCTTCTCCAGGGCGGGGTTTGTTTTCTAGAAATACTGAGAGGTAGTGGCTTTCCATGTCCACACAAGTCAAAACCCAATACGGATGGTTGCCAAAATCGCCATCTGAGGGGCGATATTTCGAGATGACAAATTTCGCTATGACTGAATCTTTTTCCAGTATTAACGCGAATATTTTTTCTTCGCTCATGCCGATCTCCGGTAGTGATTTGGTTGCTTGGAAACACCAATTCTACCGGCAGATCGGCTCCAACCCGATTTCGATTGGAACTGCACTTATGGAGGTTTCTGATGCTGCGTGAGGAAGAAATCATTTCGCCCGAAGAAGCGTCATGTAATGGAGCGGAATTAGCTAAACGCATTGTGTTTTTAGAGTCCACGGTTTCGACCTTGTTGACGCACCTTATATCTCTTCAAGTGGTCGTTCTTTCTCTTCAAGAAACTGTTTTTTCGCAAGATGGAAACCCAAGAAATCCGATGGAGTCTTTTAGATTGCAAATGGAATTTGCGAAAACTCATCAGCAATTAGAGTGTTTTAAGAAGCATCAAGAGGCCGTGGGGAAATCCCTGTGACGTGTGATGCGCTGTATTCGATCTTTTCAATGACATTGAATAACCCTTGGTAATGAATCCATGTATGCCGATCCGACCCACATTCGTAGTCACCCAGTGAAGGTGCGTTTTAACGATGCCGAGCGCAAATTGATCTTTGCGTTGGCTCAATACAACGGGATGCAACCGGCGGCGTTGGTTCGTGAACTGGCGTTATCGGTAGCCACTGCTGCGATAAAGAATGATAAGCGGCAAGCAGACGCGGCTTGAAGTGGCTAACCAGGCCCCTTGGAGGCCCTGTGAAGATTGATCTAACACCAGCTGTTCAAAAAATATTTGAGCAATACGCACAAATCTATGGACTGGCTTGTGTTGATGAAGCAGTAGAACACGCTGCAAAACAAGCACTAAAGGACGCTTATTTGCTACGACATAAGAATGAGTATTCGCCTCTTGGAGAAGGCAGGGTGATCCATTTGAAGGGACTTAAAAGGCCCTTAAGGAATCAAGAATGAAAGCAAGCGATGACAGCGGGGCCGTGGACACGGTGCACTCTGGCAACGGTGATGCCATGAGCACCGCTGTTCGCTTTTTCTTTGATATTTCAGGGATGCAAGAGCAGCTAAGGCAGCTTGTGAGCCTTGTTGAAAACATTCCTGTTGATTCCAGAAAGCGTGCTCTTGAGTTGGCTTTGGGCTTTCTCGATCAGCTTTCCTCTGATAAGAAGTTTGATTCTGATCTTGTCTTTAGTCAGCACGTAAGCACACCTGTAGCAGATGGCACCCTCCATGTGACTTACAGCGCGCTGTTCGGCGCTGAATTTGAACGTTTTCTCTCCGCACTGCCGATATTAGCGTCAGTGGAGGCGACAGCGTGAGCTTGACCCACATTCGCCGCTGCGGTACCGTCGCCGGTAAGGAGCCTAGAAACTCCATTGCAGCCAGCGGTTACCGCATCCGTCAATCTCGCGGTTTTTTTGTGCCCGTTCGTTTTCACGGCGGGAGGGTGACGGATAAAAAACCCCGCAAGGGGGAAGAAGTCCGCCTGTCTGGTTGCAGGTTTCTAGCCTCCCGCCTTCTACGGGTGCGACGCCTAGAAACGTCTCCCCGTGGTCATCTTGATCAACCAGGAGACGTTTTTATGTCGCAGTCCATTATTCCGTTCGATTTTCATTCCCACGCTGTGCGCGTTGTGATGCGCGATGGCAATCCGTGGTTTGTTGCTAAAGACGTTGCCAAAGCATTGGAGTATCGCTGGAACGCTAGTAAAAGCATCAGTCATGTTCCCTCAGAGTGGAGGGGGGTGGAATCCGTTTCCACCCTCTCTGGGCAGCAAGAAGTCATCGTTATTTCTGAACCTGGTTTGTACTTCTTTCTTGGCCGTAGCGACAAACCAAAGGCCCTGCCATTCCAGAAGTGGTTAGCTGGCGAGGTCCTTCCCTCGATCCGCAAGACGGGGAGCTATGTAAGCGATGCCAGCGTGAGCTTGACCACTGTACGTGGCTGCGGTACCGTCGCTCCTGCGCTGGCAAATTCTAGCGCCGGGTTTGGCAACCCGATGAACGGCGCTTCAAAAGCGCCCCGCATCCCGAGTGGCGCTTTTTTGTTGCCTCCCACGATTTACGGTGGGGCAGTCAGGAAGACCGCAAGGTCTGCCGGTTCATGCGCAAGCTCCGTTCCCGGTTTGCCAATCCTGCCTGTCCCATCACCATGGGGTTTGGCAACGTCTGGTGATGGGTTTTCCTCTCGAACGGAGACCTGCACCATGCATAACACCCTTCCTGCGTCCGTTGATTTTTCCGACGTATCCCTAACCATCATTGATCATGATGGCATTCCTTACCTGACGGCTGCCGATCTGGCCCGAGCTTTGGGCTACAAGGACGCCAGTGCTGTCTTGCGTATCTACTCGCGCCATACCGACGAGTTCACCAGTGAAATGAGCTTGACGGTCAATTTGACCGTCAAGGGTTTCGGTTGCGGCAACTCAGAAAAACCTGTCCGAATTTTCAGCCCTCGCGGCTGTCATCTGGTGGCGATGTTTGCTCGTACTTCAGTTGCCGCCGCATTTCGTCGCTGGGTGCTGGATGTGTTGGAAGTCCTTCCCTCAATCCGCAAGACGGGGAGCTATTCCGCCACGGGAACGCTGGTGAATGAGAATGTGCTCTACGCCATCTGGTTTCTGTGCTTCCACTTCAAGAAGCTGCACGAGATGTCCCACGTCAATAAGGTTCCGCAAGCACTGGCATGGCTTGGAGCTAAGCAGATCAGTGGTGAACTTTATGATCGTTTGCTTGATGGCCTGCATGGTGGCGTTGGCCCAATAGAAAAAGCCCTCGGCCCCCACCTGGAGCAGGCCGCCCAAAAGGTCATGGGCAATGCAAGCAGGCATCTGTCATGAACACCATCAGCAATGAACAGGGAGTTGGAATGAACGCAATCACACCGTTTCACTTTGAATCGCAAGCCGTGCGAACCGTGGTTGATGATCACGGCGAAGTGTGGTTTGTCGGCAAAGACGTTGCCGATGTACTCGGCTACACCAACCATAACAAAGCTTTGGGCGACCATTGCAGAGGGGTAACGAAGTGTTACCCAATCCTAGATAGCCTTGGTCGCTCGCGAGAAACTAGGATCATCTCCGAGCCTGACATGCTCCGCTTGATTGTGAGCAGCAAACTCCCTGCCGCAGAGCGGTTCGAGCGTTGGGTGTTTGAGGAAGTGCTGCCCACCCTACGCAAGACAGGCACGTATTCCACACCGGGGGCGCTGCCCACCTTGCCTGGGCCGACACAGGATCGCGTTGCCGCACTCTTATTAATCGGCCAATTCGTTTCCAAAGTGACTGGCGTAAAACCAGGAATTGCCGCCGCCGCGACCTTGGCCTGTATCAAAAGCAATACGAATTTAACGACCGAAGAGATACGCCGTGCATTGCCTGCGTTGCAGGAACCGCTTTGCCTGCTCAACGCCACGCAACTAGGCAAGCGGCTGCATTGCTCGGCCAAGGCGGTGAACCAATTATTAGCCTCCAGAGGCTTTCAGTTCCGTAATGAACGCGACGAATGGGAATTAACCGAAGCCGGTCGCGTGTGGTGTGAAGCCATTCCGTACTCGCGCAACGGGCACAGCAGTTATCAACTTTTGTGGAATCCAGACGTCATCGCGTGTCTAAGGGAGGCTGCGTGAATTACTACGCACGCCCCCTTGGCGATGATGTACGTAACTCGGAGGCAGCAGTGGTGGGGAAGGTTGTTCGCCAGTTGCCGGATGGGTTCTACGGGTTTGTGCAAGATGGAAACATTGTTTATGAGATTCATCCCTCCGACATCAGGGAGGCGCTGCGCTGGATCGAACATTTAGCGCAGAAAACGTGGATCACAAAGCATCACCTAGAACAGTTCGCGTGCATTGCGGCGGACACGTTCGAGATGAGAAGGCAGTGACATGCCGAATTGTTGCACATCGGGAGCCGCCTGATGGCCGGTGACTGGATCAAATGGAGCAAGGGCTTGGCCGATAAACGCGAAGTCGTTCTTGCTGCGTCCCGATTGCAACGGGACAGATATGAGATTGCAGGACGCATTATGAAAATTTGGGAATGGTGTGACGACAACATTTCCGAATCCAGCATTGACCCGGAAACGGGCGATGCAAGTGTTGTACTTGGTAGTGACCCCTTGCCCTTCCTGAGTGCTTTGTGTGGCCTCCCTGGTTTAGCTGAGATGTTGGCTTCATCCGAAATCTGCTGGATATCAGTCCGTTCCGGTGGCCGCCTCATCTTCCCAAACCTTGGCCGTCATAACGGAACCACGGCGAAGACGCGAGCTTCGGATGCCAAGAAGAAGCGATTGCAACGTAGTAAATGTCTTGAAAAATGTCCCGATGTAACGGGGACAAAAGTAGGGACTAGAGAAGAGAAGAGAAGAGAAGATATAAAAACTAAAAACAACAAAATACCTGACGGTATTTTGAGTGCATCGCTTGACAGCGAAGCACCTGACATCGGGGAGGAACATCAAAATCAGAAAAAACCGCCTTTGAGCGACAGGATTCCGTACCAGGGGATCGTGGATGCCTACAACACCACGATGACGGAGCTACCCAAGGTCAGGGAACTGACGCAGAAGCGGCGCACGTTGATCCGGTCGGCATGGCAGGCGTCGCCACAACGACGCAGCCTTGAGTTCTTTCAGGCATACCTGGACGAATGTCAGGAGGATCCTTTTCTCAACGGCACTGGGCCGTACAAGCCACCGGACTGGCGGCCAAGTTTCGATTACCTGATGAAAAACGAGGTGGTGACGAAAGTTTTTGAAACGGCGATAGATCGCGAGGAGCGTTGCCAGTGAACGCTCGTCTTTACGCTTTCGATGAACGTTGTACTGGGGAACTGCGGGTGCCGCCGTGGTCGTTGGAGGCTGAGCAGGCGGTGTTGGGGGGGCTGATGCTGGCACCGGAAATGCTGGTCAAGATCGCGGACTGGATCACGCCAGAAAACTTCTACCGCCGTGATCACCAGTTGATCTATCGGGCCATCCTGGAATTGGACAGCAAGCGGCAGCCTTGCGACGCCGTGACCTTGATGGAGTGGTTCCACTGGCAAGGGCTGAGTGCAGAGGTGGACGGTGGTGCGTATCTGATCGAATTGGCGAGTACCACGCCCTCGGCGGCTAACATTGTGGCCTACGCTGAAATCGTCGTGGACAAGGCGAGGTTGCGTGAGTTGATCGACGTGGGCACCCGTCTTCAGGATGCAGGGTTTCAGCCTGAAGGCCGGGAGACACGCGACCTGATCGCCGAGGCTGAACACGCAATTGCTCGGCTTGCGGATCGCCCACGCATCGGCGGCATCAAGACGATGCAGGAAGTCGCACGGCGCTGGTTCGACGATTTGCAGTGCCGTTACAGTGACAAGGGACGGTTGTACGGACTGCCGACCCCGTGGGGGAAGTTCAACGCGATGACAGGCGGATTAGCCCCTGGTCAGCTGATCATTCTTGCGGCCAGACCGGGGATGGGGAAAAGCGCGTGGGCGGTGAATGTGGCCACGGCAAACGCATTGCATGGCAAGCGGGTACTGTTTTTCAACCTGGAAATGACCGATGTCAGTATTTTTAACCGCTGTATTGCTTCGGTCATGAACGTGCCATTGCAATGGCTTCGTGAGCCTAGCGACGACTGCCCCGACAGTGAAATGTTCTGGAGTCAGGTCACTGAAGGGGTGCGCCGGATGCGTGATGCCGGACTCATGATTGATGACACGCCTGGACTCAATCGCGAGCAGATCATTGCGCGTGCGCGCCGAGAGCATCTGCGTCAGCCGGTGGACTTGATCATCATTGACCACCTGCACCTGATGCCTCTGCCTGGAAAGACGCGTGAAACGGTGGAGATTGGCGAAATCACCCGCGATCTTAAGGGATTAGGTAAGGAGCTTGGCTGTCCGGTGGTGTTGCTGGCGCAGTTGAATCGCGGTGTTGAAGCACGGCAGAACAAGCGACCGGTGATGAAGGACCTGCGTGAATCTGGAAACATCGAACAGGACGCCGACCTGATCGTATTTTTGTACCGAGACGACTATTACGCCGAACAGGAAGATCGCGCCAGCGAGTACCCTGGTTTTCTGGAAATCAACATTGCCAAACAACGTGAAGGGCAGACAGGCCGGGTGTGGGCACGCAGCAGACTGGCCTACGGATACATTGACGATTACGAAGGCGAACCACCTCAAGGCCGCGTTTCCGTGGTATCGGCACCCAGCAAAGCCCGCATGCGCTGGAGTCAATATAGAGGCGATCAGGGGTGAAGCAGATGCAATCTTTAACATTGCCGTGGCCGTCCAAGGACCTGTCACCGAACGCACGGGTGCATTGGGCACGGCGCAGCAAAGCCGTAAAACAGGCCAGAGGCTACGCCCAGATCATGGCACGGCGTGCCGGATGGGGTGGCCTGTCACTCCCTGTTGAGGGGCGCCTGGATTTATGGATTAGCTTCTATCCGCCCACACGCCGCTTGCCCGATGACGACAACATGCTGGCACGGTTTAAGCCGTACCGTGATGGCATTGCCGATGCCCTGGGCATTGATGACCGGCGTTTTGTATCGCATCCGTTGATTGAGGATGACAGGCGCACGGGTGGAGAGGTGGTGATCAGGATGACCGGCATTGATTGCATGAAAACAACAGGACATTGGTCATGATGAACCCCCGTCGTTTGCTGGCGCGTTTGAACCCGAGCACGATCCGCTACGACACGCTGCCTGGCGGCGTGCCTGAGTTGACAGCGCAAGACATTGCCCATGCCTTGGGGTTGGTGCCTGCGGGCTTGGGGCGCGAGGTGCTGGAAGCGTGCTGGTGGCCGGATGGCGCAGCGTTGCGGCGTGGCTCCTTGCGCGATGCGGCGGTGATGTTGGTGGTGCCGGAGATTCGACGGCAGCAGCAGTGTTTGCTGGAAGCGCGTACCGATGTGGGCATTGTCAAAGCGTGCATGGGGTGGACCAGAGCGACGACAAGCGCACAGCAGGCTGCGCTGAGGCGTGCGCAGGAACAGCTGGACAAGGTCAAAGCCCACCTGTGGCCGCAGGCGACGTTGGAGATGTTACCGGCACTGGTTGCGGCGGTGGTGGGTGAGCTGTCCAAGCCGCAGTTATGCCCCTGCTGTCATGGCCGGGGGGAACGGCGTGTAGGGGCGTTGGTGAAGGTGTGCACGGCGTGCGGGGGGAGTGGTGCGGTTCCCGCCAGTGATTGCAAGCGCGCCGCTGCGATTGGCCGGGATGAATCCACCTACCGCAGAGCATGGTGTGGCGTGTACGAGTGGCTGTTGGAGCGGATGGGTGTTGCGGAACGACAGGCGGCGACGCAGTTGCAAGAGGCATTGCATAGAAATGCCGCGTAGTTCGGGGTTGTTACCCCCGAACTTTCCCCCCTACTGTACGCGCCTGAGTGGTGCTATGCCCTCATCGTTTTAGCCGCACATGGCGGCCCGCCCTGTCCACTCTCAACGGGGCTTTTTTATTTACAACCACGGACCGCCTTCGGGCGGTTTTTTGCGTTCTGGAGTCCCCCCATGCAGACCATTGGCGAAGAAGGCATTGCACTCATCAAGTTTTTTGAGGGTTGCAAGTTGAACCCGTACACGTGTCCTGGGGGAGTATTGACCATTGGCTATGGCGAGACGGGCAAGCATGTTAGGCCTGATATGCGTCTTGCCAATGAGCAGGAAGCCGATGCGCGGTTACGTGCTCGATTGGCCAAGGAGTTTGAGCCAGCGGTGCGGCGTTATGTGCGTGTGCCACTCAAGCAACATCAGTTCGATGCGTTGGTATCGCTGAGCTTCAACATAGGTACGGGTGCGTTTCACCGCTCGACGCTGTTACGCAAGCTCAATGCCGGTGATGTGGCTGGTGCGGCGGAGCAGTTTGGGGCGTGGAAGTTTTCAAGCGGTCGTGTGCTTCCCGGCTTAGTTCGGCGTCGAAAAGCCGAACGTTGGTTATTTGAAGGTCAAGATTGGCAGGCCGCATTAGCAGCCGAACATGCGGCGGTGAAGAAGGCATCACGTGATTGATATTGCGGCGCTTCCTGCCTGGTGGAAGGAGGCGTTTTATGTGGGCCTGGCGATTACCACGGGGACGCTGAGTTATTTAATGCGTGCACTGGACGCTAAGCAGAGGCTGGCGGTGTCCCGCGTGTTGATTGAGGCGGGGATTGCGGGGTTTGTCGGCTTATTTGTGATGTGTGTGTGTGAATGGTTGGAGATGAGCCAAGCGTTCACGGTGGCGGCTGTGATTGCCTCCGGTTTAATTGATACACCGCAGACGTTAGAGCTGATTCAGAACGTGATTGTGCCCAAGCTCGGCACGGGGAGAAGGAATACAGATGATCGTTAATACACTGCGCCGTGTGGGGCGAGGTTTGCCCAGTGTGCGGCTGCTGATTGAGTACATGATGATTGGTGCGTTGGTGGCGTTGGTCGCGCATGCGGTGCTGGCGTGGTCCGAGCGCAGTCAATTAGCGCAGCGGGCGGCGCAGCTGGAAGGCCAGTTAGCGGCGGTGGAAAGCACGTTGGATGCGCAGGTCGCGATCAACATGGAGCAAGACGCTGCAATTGGACGGTTACGCACTTTACGGGAGATTGACAGCCGCGCGATGTCGGGTTTGCAGTCTGATCTGAATCGGATCACGTTGCGCGACCGGGCATTGCGGCAGCGCATCACACATTTGGAGCAACACAGCGATGAGGCGAAAGCTTTTTTGGATATGGATGTGCCTGATGTGCTTGGGTGCTTGCTCGACGGCGGTTCCTGTCAAGCCAGTCACCCTCACGCAAAGCCGCGTTGAAGTCATCGCACCGCCGCAGGTGTTGTTGCAGCCGTGTGAGGCGCCGGAGTTGCCGCGTGTAGAGACCGTCCGCGATGTGTTGAACCAGACATTGGGATGGCGTTTTGCCTATGAACAGTGTGCGGCGCAAGTGCGCTGTGTTGCGGCATGGGTGCAGGCGGCACGGAGGGGGCAGCCGTGGTTCTCAGATGGCTGCGGAATGGAAGACAGCGATACCTCACCGTGACCATGGTGTAGTGGCATCTGGTGGATGTGGAAGCGTCAAATGAGCGAATTTAGCTGCAATTTGACAGATTTTCATGGGTCCTTCCTGATGGGGGAGGCCTGCGGGGTCGAAACTCCGCGAAGCTTCCATTGTGCGTGGCATTTTAATTCTCACTTGTTGTTTATATCGACCGATGGTTTTACAAAAGCAACAAGGAAAACAGGTTAATCGTGCAGGCCTTTCGGAGATATTCGGTGTAGCGTTGCCGACGATCGATCAATGGGCACGTAACGGCTGCCCGGTCGTGAAACGCGGTGGGCGTGGGCGGGAATGGGCGTTTGACACGGCTGTAGTTGCCCGCTGGTTACGTGACAAAGCCGCAGAAGAAGCGGCGGGTGAAGCGGTGGCCGATATTGAAGAATGGAAGCGCCGTAAGATCGCCGCTGAAGCGCAACGTGAAGAGTTGCACTTGGCCGATGCAAAAAAGCAGGTTGCTCCTTTGGAGCAGGTGGAAAAGACATTGGCCCGCGTCTTTGCAGAAGTGCGTGCCAACCTGCGCACTATTCCAGGGCGGACCGTCGCCCTCCTACTGGGTGAAACCGACGAGCGCCGCTACAAACGCGTGCTGCTGCAAGAAATTGATCAGACCTTAGAAAATCTCGCGTCCTTGGACCTGACCCAAGAAGACACGGACGCCGACGAAGACGAGGACGAGGAAACAGGCGATGTCTGAAACCTTTGGTTTAACCGCCCTAGAAAACCAAGAAGGCGTCGATCAGATGATCAGCAACGCCTTACAGATGCTGCGACCACCCCCAGCAATGAAGCCTTCCGAATGGGCACAGACACGCATCCGCATTCCTGAAGGCAACGCCATTCCTGGCCCCTTGCGCCTCGACAACGCCCCCTACCAACGCGAACCGATGGATATGCTGGTGGACCCGGACTGCTACCGCGTCACCCTGAAATGGGGCGCACAAGTCGGTAAAACCATGCTGGCCTTATGCGTACAAGGCTACTGCATCGAAATGGCCCCCCGCAGCCAAATGATGCTGCAACCCTCCCAAGGCGATTTACAAGCCTGGCTAGAAACCAAATTCTCCCCGCTGATTGCAGCCAACCAAGGATTGCAACACCTCATTGCAAAACCACGTGGTCGCGATGGCGTCAACAACCAGCGGATGAAATCCTACCCTGGAGGATTTCTGATGTTTGCCTGGTCAGGCTCCCCAAAGACCATGCGCGGGCGCTCAGCTCCACTGATTGTGTGCGACGAAATCGACGGCTACGAACGCACGGACGAAGGCCACCCGGTGAGCTTGTTGTGGCAGCGCGCCGCGACCTTTGGCGATGAACGGTTTCTTCTGGAGATCAGCACACCCACCATTGAAGGTGCCAGCTATATCGATGACGCCTACCGGGCCGGAGACCAGAGGCGATTTTATGTACGCTGCCCCGCCTGCGGATACGAACAAACCCTAGAATGGGAACACGTCAGCTGGGTTGGACGCCAAAGCGACCCCGACGCCGATTTGGCCGCTATCGACGCCCATCAACCGCACACTGCACGCTACGTCTGCCAAGGGTGCGGCGTATGCTGGGATGACGGCCAACGCATTGCAGCCGTTCGCCAAGCCCGCTGGCAGGCCAGCAAACCCTTTAACGGCCATGCCTCCTACGAACTGAACGAACTCTACTCCACCTTCCGCCGCCAAAGCGCCATCGTTCAAGACTACCTGGACAAACTCAAACACCAGGACCTACAAACATTCACCAACGTCAGCCTGGCCCGCGTATGGAGCGAGACCGCCGAACAGGCCGACATTGACGACCTACTGCGCCGCCTTGAAACCTACCTTGCCGATGTTCCTATGGGCGGCGTCTTTCTCACTGCGGGCATCGACATGCAAACCGACCGCCTTGAAGTGGAAATTGTCGCATGGGGCATTGACGAAGAATCCTGGTCCATCCATACCGCCGTTCTCTACGGCGATCCCCTCTTAGGCGACGTCTGGGACGCACTGGACCGCTACCTCTCTACCACCTGGCAGCATGAAAGCGGCCTACGTCTATCCATCCAGGCTGCCTGCTTAGATACCGGAGGCACCTCCGGCTACACCCAAGCCGCTTACCAATACCTGCGTACCAGGACAGGCAGACGCCTCTTTGGCATTAAAGGCGTTGGCGGCTGGGGCCGTCCCATCGTAGATAAAGCACAACGCAAACATTCCGGACGCAACGCACCCAGAATCAACCTCTTTACCGTTGGCGTGGACGAAGCAAAATTAATTGTGATGCGCCGCCTTGCCATCACCCAGCCTGGTCCAGGCTACTCCCATTTCCCCGCAGACCGTTCCCCTGACTGGTTTGCCCAACTGACCGCTGAGAAATTGCGTACCCGCTACCTCAAAGGCCAGCCCATACGCCAATGGACCAAACCCGACAAAACCCCCAACGAAGCATTGGATTGCCGCGTCTACGCCTACGCCGCCCTCAAAATCATCAACCCGCATCTACCCCATGAGGCCAAGCGTATTAAGGACGCCGCCGCCTTATTGCCCGAGGAAAAACCGCCACAGGACCCCACCCCAGAAGTGCAACACCATACCCCTCAATTCCGCCCCCAACGCCCCCGGTACCCCTTAAAAAGCCGGAGAACATGGGCTAACGACTGGTGACCCATGACATTCCGGCACACCTGCCCAACATTCCCTGCCAAAATCAACGCTGGATGCTCATTACAGATCGCCTTTACACTCAAAGACTACCCCTGGCCCGACTGGACACTCCATTGCCTGCTGCGTGGTCCGGCATCACTGGACCTCATCGCCCAGGGTGAAAACACCACCCACCGCTTCGACATCCCCGCTGCGGACACTGCACAGTGGACACCCGGCGATTACCTCTACCAACTGCGTGCAGCACACAGCCCCCACACCATCGAACTAAAACGTGGCACATTCCGTGTGGAACCGGACTTCGCATCGCTGCCCCAAGGCTATGACGGACGCAGCGACAACCAACGCGCCTTAGATGCCATCAACGCCGTCCTGCAAAAACGCGCCACCCAGGACCAACAGCGCTACCGCATCAACAACCGCGAACTGTGGCGCACCCCCATCGCCGAATTACTGAAACTACGCACCTTTTACGCCGTTGCCGTACAGCGCGAAACACCCACCGACACCCCCCGCAGCTGGGGGAACATCGTCCCTGTGAGGTTTGCAGGATGAACCTCTGGACATGGTGGGCACAGCGCACAGCCCATCCAGATCATCCCACCCCAGACACGGCAACACCCCAGCCAAACCACCCCCCGCGGCGCTGGTATCAGCGCCTGCTGCCCCTAGGCGGCATGTTCAAAGCCGGACAAGTGGATGCCAATGACCTGTGGAGCAGCATCCCCGTCTCCCCGGACGAATACATCACCCAACGTCTTCCCATCCTGGTCGCGCGCATGCGCGAACAATGGTCCAACAACGACCATGTCAAACGGTACATTGACCTATGCCGCCGTAACATTGTGGGTCCTCGCGGCATCGTCATGCAGGCCCAAAGCAGAAAATCGCGCAGCGGTGCCCTGGACACCGCCATCAACGACGCCATTGAAACCTGGTGGCAAGACTGGGGCCGCAAAGGCCATTGTGACGTCACCGGAAAATTATCATGGCGTGAAATCCAGACTCTCTGCGTCGAGACCTGCGCCCGTGATGGAGAGTGTATTGCCCGAAAAATTTATGGCACACACGCCGGACCGCATGGCTTTTGCTTACAACTGATTGACCCCTTGCGCCTGCCGGTGCGCTACCAAATGCTGAAAACAGACCAGACCGGCGGATTTGTCCGGCAAGGCATCGAATTTAACCGATTCGGAAAACCACTGGCCTATCACTTCAGCTCCATTGACGAACGTGACGCCTACTACTACAGCATCAATGGACGAGGCTACGTCCGCGTGCCCGCTGAGGAAGTCATCCACATTTTCAAACCCGTGATGGTGGGGCAACGCCGCGGCCTGCCTTGGGCCGCCACCTCCCTACTGCGTCTGCACCATTTACAAGGCTTTGAAGAAGCCGCCGTACAAAATGCACGCGCCGCCGCCAGCAAAATGGGCTTTGTCCACTACCCTGAGGGCTATGGACCGCGCGCCGACGAACAGGAAAACGTTGCTCAAACCATCCAGATGAACGCCGGACCCTTAGCCATCCACGAACTCCCCCACGGCGCAGCATTTCAAGACTGGAACCCCCAATACCCCTCAGGGGAATTTGGCTTATTCACCAAAGCCGCCAAACAAAGCTTGGCCGCGGGCATGGATGTCTCCTACCACGCCCTCTCCGGCGATCTGGCGGACGTCAACTACTCCAGCATCCGCCAAGGCACATTGGATGAACGCGAACGCTGGAAAGAAGACCAGCAATTTTTTATCGAATCCCTCCACACCCCTGTTTTTGAAGCGGCCTTGAAAGTGGCATTGCTGAGCGGACAGATTCGCGTCCATGGCAAACCACTGCCTGCCGAGCACTACGACCGATACCGCCGCGTTTCATGGCAAGGCCGCCGCTGGGCCTGGGTTGATCCCCGCGCCGACGTTGAAAGCGCACTGACCTGCATCCGTGGCGGCCTGACCTCCACCAGCCAAGTGATCCTGGAACAAGGCCGCGACCCCCAGGACGTCTTTCGCGAAATCGCCCAGGACCTGAAAGAAATGCAAGCCTCCGGCATCCCCAACGACTACCTCAAGTACCTGCTGTATGGCGCAGACCTCACTGTCGCCAACGCCACACCGACCGAGAAGGAACCCACCCCCCATGAACACAGCCACTGAGGTAGTACGGGACCTTCGCAAAGGCGGCACCCAGTACCGCCATGCCGACGTCCTGTCGATAGACGCACCCGCCCGAACCCTTGAACTTGCATTTAGCAGCGAATCAGCAGAAGTAAAGACATGGTCAGGCGTGGAGATTCTCGGCCACCGCCCCGGCGAAGTGCGCCTGCACCGTCTTGACAACGGTGCCGCCTTACTCCTGGACCACAACCCGCGCGATCAGATTGGCGTTGTCGAATCGGCCTCTATTGACAGCGACCAACGCGGACGCGCCATCGTGCGCTTCGGGCGCAGTCCACGTGCTGAAGAAATCTTACGAGATGTCCTGGACGGCATCCGTAAACACGTCTCAGTGGGCTATTTGGTGCATCAAGTCGAAGTGATCGGTCAACGCGACACAGGCCCCCTATACCGCGCCACGGACTGGGAGCCCATTGAAATCTCCATTGTCAGCATCCCTGCCGACCCTTCCGTCGGCATCGGGCGCGCCTTGGAAAATCCGCCACAGGACACCCCAGCCGCCGCACCACACACTCCATGCACCCCTGAGGATCAACCCATGACGGAACCATCACCCCCCACCCATGCCGACACCACCAGCACGCCCCCGCCGACATCCAACGATACCGGCACCCTCAACGGCGTCGATGCCGAGCGGACCCGTGTCAGACACATTGCGGACCTTGGCAAAACCTACGGGCACTTGGAACTAGCGCATGACTACATTACCCAAGGCCACTCACCGGAAGCATTCCAGCGCGCTTTATTGACAAAACTGACGGACAAAGCATCCATGCCCCAATCCGAACCACAGACCGACACTGACACCGGCATCGGCCTGTCCACACAAGAAATACGGCACTACAGCATCGTCCGCGCGGTTCGCGCGTTATTACCTAATGCCAGCCAGACCGACCGTAACGCTGCGGCCTTTGAGATTGCCTGCTCCGCTGCCGCAGAAAAAACCTACGGCAAACAGGCGCGCGGCCTACTGATCCCCTCGGACGTCCTGAACCGCGCCTTCTCCACCACCACCCCGGCGGACGGCCCCGGCGGCAACATCATTGCCACCGAACTGCACGCCTCCTCCTTTATCGAAATCCTGCGTAATAAAACCTGGGTCATGCAGCGCGCTACCGTGATGGGCGGCCTGGTGGGCAACGTCGATATTCCTAGGCAGAAAGGCACCACCCAAGCCTACTGGGTGGGGGAAGGCGACTCACCGGAAAAAAGCAAACCGGCCCTGGACCAAATCCACTTCACCCCCAAATCCCTGGCCGCCTATACCGACATCACCCGGCGTCTGCTCTTGCAATCCACCCCGGATGCCGAACAAATTGTCCGCAGCGACCTCCTGAACGTCATGGCCCTGGAAGTGGACCGTGCCGCCATCTACGGCAGCGGCTCGGATATGCAACCCACAGGTGTTAAACATCACAGCGGCATTAACGCCGTGTCCTTTGCACAAAAAGGGCAACCCACATTTGCTGAACTTGTCCAGATGGAAACGCAAATTGCACTGAACAACGCAGATGTGAACGCCATGTCCTACGCCTTCAATGCGGGCATACGTGGCTACGCCAAAACGGCCTTGAAGTTTCCCCAGACCGCCGCCAGCGGCACGATTTGGGAATCCGGCAACACCGTCAACGGCTACCCGGCCAGCGTGTCCAACCAGATTAAGGCCGGTGATGTGTTCTTTGGAAACTGGGCCGATCTCATCATTGCCATGTGGGGAGGCTTAGATATCACCGTCGACCCCTACAGCCTCAGCACCAGCGGCGGCACCCGGATTGTCGTGTTCCAAGACGTCGACTTTAACATCCGTCGTACCGAAAGCTTCTGCTACGGCGCAGCCGCCTGACCCTTAAGGAACACACCATGTCGACGACGACAAACACCCTCAAAATCAGCGCTGCGGTGGTGATCCAAGGCCTGATTTACCGCCCTGGCACAATCGTCCAGGTCCCTACGGCACTGGCGCACGATTTAATGCGCCGTGGCCGTGCTGAGCTTGCCGGTGATGCCGATGGCCCCGTGGGGGTGATCATCGACCCACCCAGCGGCGAAACGCCCACGCCCAACACGTTGACCCGTACAGAAACCAATGAGAAGCCATCCCAACGCGGCGGTCGCCGTTGATGCACCACCCCTGCTGGGACGATCTAGACGCCTTCCTAGAAACCGATGATTTTGCCGTGACAGCCCAGTTGCACTCGGAGAAAACGGGGCGCGTCCATGAATGCACCATTGTGTTTGACGCGACCTACATTGATGCGGACATCGGCGACTACAGAATGAACGCCCCGGAACCCTCCTTTACCTGCAAAGAGACCGATGTTATGGGCTTCAAAAAACATGACGACGCCCGCATTGAAGATCGCCACTACCGCCTCACCCACGACCCACAACCGGATGGAACCGGCATGGCCCTCGTGCGGCTGGCCCCGATGGTGCCCCCATGATTGGCGTCCACATCCACACCCACAGCCTCACTGCCATCGCCCAGGCACTCAATGCCACGGAAACCCAGATGCAACAGGCCCTACGTTCGGCCAGCATCAAAATGGCGGCCTGGCTGCGTACCCGCTCCGTGCGTGGGCTGAGCGATGCATTGCAACTCCAACAAAAGATCGTGCGCCGCCGCCTGCGCACCTATCGACAACGCGACCAGATGAAAGTGTGGTACGGCCTGAACCCCGTCCCCCTCCTATGGCTGAACCCCAAAGCCACCGCTAGCGGCGTCAGCGCCCTTGGCGGGCGTCAGATCAAAGGCGCATTCATCGCCACAGTGCGCGGCAAACGGCAGGTACTCAAACGCCTGGGCCGCGCCCGCTACCCCGTGGCCGTTCAAACAGCCGACATTTACGCCCCCTCCATCACCTATATTGAAAACGGCCTTCTTGACACAGCCTCCTTTGAAGCACGCTTTTACACCCTGTTTGAGCACGAACTGCAATGGCGGACACGCACACCGACATAAGCCTAGACGCCCTGCATACCGCCATCCGCGACCAAATTGCAGCGCAATTCCCAGACCTGGCCACCGTGACCTTTTACCAGGACGATGAAGACCACCAATTGCCCATGCCCGCCTGTTTACTGACCCTGAGCGAGATCGAACCCGCCCCAGAAACGATGCAGGCACCGGACAATNCCCGCCCTGCTGCGTTTTCAGGCACGGCTTGTCCTAGGGCACCGCAGCCCCACCACCCACCTACAAGCACGTCTGGCCGCCGCCGCCCTGGGCACCTGGCTGTACCAGCGCCGCTGGCGTGGCGTACCGACCGATCCGTGTCGCGTGATTGCCATCTACCCAGACGAATTCAACGCCGAATTAGATCGATACGTCGTCTGGACCGTGGAATGGCAGCAGCCCGTCTTTCTTGGTAACAGCGCCTGGACCCATGCAGGCACCCTGCCCACCCACCTATGGCTGTCCTTCACACCGCAGACCGGCCCCTCCTTCCAAGACAACTACAACCAGATCGCCCCGTGAGACAGACACTCAACGAACACACCCGCCAATTAGCGCACCTGATCCTTCAAGGGACCGTCGCCGCACTGGACCCTGCCACTGCCTGCGTGCGGATTGAAGCCGGAGAACTGCTCACTGGCTGGCTGCCTGTGATGGCCTCACGTGCCGGAGCCGACCGCTCCTGGTGGCTGCCGCACCTGGGCGAACAAGTCATTGCACTGTGCCCCAATGGGGATTCAGCACTGGGCATCGTCTTGCCTGGCAGCCTCTACCAAGAGACCTTCCCCGCGCCCAGCAGCACCGCCCACCAGCCCTGCCTGCTGTTTGGCGACGGCACACGCATCACCTATGACCGCCAAGCCCACGCCCTGACCGTGGATGCCTCCGCCGCATCCGGCACCGTCACCCTGATCTGCGCCAGCGCCACCCTCACCGCTAGCGACCGCCTCACCTTGGACACGCCTAGCCTCCACCTCACCGGCAACCTCACCGTAGACGGCACCATTCACGCACAAGGCGACATCACCGCCGCAGGCGTTGGCCTACAACGTCACCACCATACGGCCCAAGGACCCAATGCACCGACCACCCCCGCGCAGGGATAGGCGTTCAAGCCACTCGCGGATGAATCCGTGACAGCGCATCTCCAAGATCACGTTTGGCACATTCCAACGCATAGTGCTGTTCCAAATTCAGCCAGCTTTGCGGATCGGTACCGAAGTAGCGCGCCAGACGCAAAGCAGTATCTGCGGTGATCCCGCGCCGCTCGCGCACAATCTCATTGATGCGTGCCGCCGTTATCCCAATGGCCTTAGCCAGCGCATTACTGGACAGACCTAGAGGGACCATAAACTCCTCCCGGAGAATTTCCCCTGGGTGAATGGGGGGAAGTGTTTTAGACATACTCATCTCTTGAAATCTCAACGCACACGGATTTCCACGCGTTTCCCAGCACGATGCAACAAACTGACAAGCTTATCCACGCTGAATCGATCTGTTTTGAGATGCATCACTTCAGAAATACGAGTCCGAGGCACGCCGAGTTCATCAGCCAGTTCCTGCTGCTTTTTGCCACGCTTGCGTAATTCCTTTTCCAGCGCGATCAACAACGTTTCACGTGCCAGCATGGCGGCGGCCTCATCAGGGGGGAAACCCAGATCCTCGAACACGTTACCGCAACTCACTGTCATTTTTTCGCTCATTTTATTTTCCAATTTGTTTGAATCTCTGCTGACCTAATGCAATGTCCTTAGGGCTAGTTGTCTGCGTCTTCTTGACAAATGCATGTAGCACATAAACAGCGTTACCAATGTTCGTGACGTAAAAGGCCCGGAACGCTCCGCCCGCATGGATACGCACCTCACGAACCCCAGGACCGATGGTTTTCATCGGTTTCCAGTCCTGTGGATCTAACCCTTCTTGTAATCGCAGAAGTTGACGGCCTAATGCTTGGCGCGCAGATGTTGGGAAATTACGGATATCCTCCAGAGTGCTCCCCATGAAAATAATCGTCTGCATGAAAATGAATGTACAAAAATAACGACATTTTGTCTAATATTTTGTACATCATCATGTGTTGAATCCCCCATGGAAGGGCTTTGGAAAACCCGCCACAGGACACCGCCCGGTGAGTCCCCCCAAGCTGCTGACCATGCGCGGAATGAACATGCACACCGGAAAGCCGCTTGATGGCATCGACCACCTGCGCCAATCGGTGCAGAACATCTTGAGCACCCCCTTGGGGAGCCGGATCATGCGCCGTGATTACGGCAGCAGGCTACCGCACCTGCTTGATGCCCCGATCACCCGCGCCCTGGAAATGGAACTGTACGCGGCCACCGCACAAGCCCTTGCCGCCCACGAACCACGGATCAGACTGCGCCAAGTGACGGCCCGCGCCACCGCATCGGGCACGGTCATCCTGGACCTGATCGCCCAGTACCTGCCTGCGGGCAAAACCGTCACCCTGGACGGCATCCAGGTGCGCTGATGGATAACACCCTGACGGCGATTGATATCTCCAAGCTGCCCATGCCGGATGTTATCCGGCAAGTGGCCGCAGACGTGATTTTGCAAGAAATGCTGGCTGATCTGGCGGCCCGTGATCCGACCCTGAAAGACCTCCTGCCCTCAGACCCCATCTACACCCTGCTGGAAGTGGCCGCCTACCGCGAAGCCGTGCGCCGCTACCAAAGCAACGAAGATGCCAAAGCCGTGATGGTGGCCTTGGCCAGCGATGCCGACCTGGACAATTTAGCCGCATTATTCCGCGTCAAGCGCCTGGTGCTGGATGCAGGTGACCCCTCTAAGGGCATTGCCCCGACGATGGAGAGTGATGCCGCCTTTCGGCGGCGTATCGTCCTTGCACCGGAAGGCTACAGCGTCGCCGGTCCAGAAGGCGCTTACATCTACCATGCCATCAGCGCCCATCCCGACGTGCGTGACGTCAGTGCCACCAGCCCAACCCCTGGGGACGTCATCATCACCGTGCTATCACGCAGCGCCAACGGACAGCCCTCACAAGACGTACTTGACGCCGTGATGGCGGCGGTTAACCAAGAATCAGTACGCCCCATGACCGATCACGTGACCGTACAACCGGCACAGATCACTGACTACCAAGTCCACGCACGATTGCACACCTACGCCGGACCGGATGCAGCGGTCGTCCTGTCCGAAGCACACCGCCGCATCACCGCCTACACCACAGACACATTCCGCTTAGGCCGTGATATTGCCATCAGTGGCCTGTATGCCGGACTGCATGTGGAAGGCATTCAACGCGTGGAATTGCTCACACCACAACAGGGACTGACGATGGACCGTACCCAGGCGGCCCGCTGCACCGACATCACCATCGTGCATGGGGGTGTGGATGAATGACCCCCTGCACAGCCTGCTGCCCCCCACGGCCACGCCACTCATGCGCACCCTGGAGCAGGTGATGGCGCGCCTGGCCGACATCCCGATCCCATTCAAACAACTATGGGACCCGCAGACCTGCCCTGAACCATTGCTCCCCTGGCTGGCCTGGTCATTGTCCGTGGACACCTGGCGCAGCACGTGGCCCGTGCATATCAAACGCGCGCGTATTGCGGCGGCCATCGAGATTCAGCGTTGTAAAGGCAGCGTCAAAAGTGTGCGCGATGTGGTGCGCAGCTTTGGCGGAGACGTCCTCATCACCGAGTGGTGGCAACAAAACCCACCCGCTGCGCCGCACACCTTCACACTGCTGCTCACCTTATCGGGGCAGGGCGGTAGCGAGACAACTGCCGAATTTGTTGCAGATGTCATTACAGAAGTGATCCGCACCAAACCCGTTCGCAGCCATTTCACCTTTACCCAAGGCGTGCACACCATCGGACAGATTGGCCTGCTGGGTGGCGCACAGATCACCGCGTACCGACGCGTACAACTCACCCAGGCCGCATGAGGATGGTATGACCCCACTCCAGATCACCATCACCCCACAGGGCCGCGCCGCCCTAGTGAACGCCGAACATCATGGCACCGTCCCGGTGCGGCTGGCTTCTGTCGGCCTGACCGCGCAACACTTTGACCCCGCCGCAGCAACGATGCCTGATGAATCCAAACGCCTAACCACCTTCTCCGGTGGCGTGGTGGCCGCAGACACTATTCACATCACCATCCGCGATGCAACCGCCGACCAGTACGACATCCGCGGCTTTGGTGTCTACCTGGAGGATGGCACCTTATTTGCCACCTACTCCCAACAGGACATCATTCTCAGTAAATCCGCATCGGCCATGCTCCTGCTGGCGATTGATGTTCGGTTTGTGGATACCGATGCGACTCAACTCTCCTTCGGTGACACCTCCTGGAACAACCCTCCGGCGACACAGACAGTGGCAGGCGTCCTTACCTTGTCCAGCAACGCCCAAGCCATCGCGGGCCTGGAGGATCGCAGCGCCGTAGCGCCTGCCACATTGAAAGCCACCCTGGATCACCGCCTAGGCGAAGCCGCCCCTTCCGACTACGCTAAAACACTGATGGCCAGCGCCGATGCGCCCGCCCTCCGTCACCTTCTAGGCCTGGGCGATGCTGCCGTGATGGACACCGGATCAGAAAAAGGATTGGATGCAGATTTACTCGACGGCTATCACGGCACCTACTACCTGCAATGGAGAAACCTCCAGAACACCCCACAGACCTATCCGCCCAGCCCCCACCAGCACGCCAGCAGCGACCTCCCTGAGCTGGCCTCACAACTAGATACTCTGGTGAAAAAAACGGGCAGCCTCATGACCGGCTCGCTCCAATCCCAAGGCACCCTGATTGGGGACGCACTGGGTAACGGACGCATTCCGGCACTGAAAATCGGTAACGATTGTGAATTATGGGATAACAATATTCCTTACGCAGCGACATTCCGCAGCGGCACCTCCCCAGCCATCGCACAACTGTTCTTTGGCACCAGCAACCATTGCTATTTCGGCACCAGCACCAAAAACACCAGCACAGTGATTGGTGCCAAAACGGGCTTACTGTGGATTGAAACGGCAGGCAATTACTTCTATCAACAACACGACACGACCCACGTTGCCTTTTACAAAAAGAACGGAGGTCACGCCTTTTTCTGGAGACGCAGCGACAGCGGCGGCAGCGGCGGTACCAATGAAGCGCAACTGATGGCACTGGAAGACAATGGCAATCTATCCGTGAAAGGCACTATCGTCTCGGCAGGCGGCTACGCCCAAGGCTCCTCCCGAAAACTCAAAGACATTGAAGGCCCCCTGCCGTATGGCCTGGCAGAGATTGAACAACTGACCCCCCTGATTGGACGCTACAAACCGGCCTACACCCCCGACGGACGCCGCCGCCTATTTTTAGAGGCAGAACAACTACTGGAGCTGATGCCGGAAACGGTCAATCCCGAAGGCATCCCCTTCCAAGGCGCTTACGTCCCCTCGGTCAACCTGGACCAACTGCTGCCCGTGCTGGTGAATGCCATTGCACAGCTGTCCGCCAAAGTGAACGCACTGACCGGCGCGTCACACCCCACGGAAAAATAGCCACAGGACAGCAAACAGCTGTCGCACCGATCATCTGCCCGTCTTACAGCATACGAAGGGCCTGATGTCGGAACACTATCTACATGGCGTTGAAGTGCTGGAGATTGACGATGGCGCACGCGTCATCCAAACGGCCTCGAGCAGCGTCATTGGCCTGGTGGGCACTGCACCTCTGGCCGACGCCACCACCTATCCTCTCAACACCCCCGTGCTGATTCCAGGATCAACCGCGATGGCGGCCACACTAGGGACAGCAGGCACCTTGCCCCAGGCCATGGACAGCATTTTTGATCAGATTGGCGCAGCCGTGATTGTGGTGCGTATTGAAGATAGCGTTAACGAAACCGAGCGGCTGTCTCATGCCGTCGGTGGCATCAACGCCGCCAACGGCACCTATGAAGGCGTCCATGCGTTGCTAGCTGCCGAAAACATCACCGGCTACAAACCGCGCCTGCTGATTGCTCCAGGCTTGACCCACCAGCGCCCAGAACAGACACAGGCCAACCCCGTCGTGTCCGAATTGATCGGCATTGCCGAACGGCTGCGCGCCATCATCATTGCTGACGGCCCGGGTACCACTGATGCACAGGCCATTGCTTATGCGGGAGACTTTGGCAGCAAACGCGTGTTTCTGGTCGATCCGCCTATCACTAAACTAGGAGCCGATGGCACCACCATCACCGCCTACAGCAGCGCTGCGGTGGCCGGACTCATCGCCAAGATAGATAACCGCAACGGCTGGTGGTGGTCCCCCTCCAACCAACCCATCAACGGCATTCTTGGCACCTCACGCCCCATTGATTTTGCATTGGGCGATGCCACCAGCCGCGCCAATCTGCTGAATGAAAAAAAGATTGCCACCATCATTCGTCATGACGGCTACCGATTATGGGGAAACCGCACCTTATCCAGCGATCCCAAGTGGACCTACCTCTGCGTGGTCCGCATCGCCGATATCATCGCCGATAGCTTACAAGCGGCCCATCTGTGGGCGGTGGATCGCTCCATTACCAAGACCTACGCCAGTGATGTTGAGGAAGGCGTCAATGCCTATCTGCGCCGACTGAAAAGCCTGGGCGCGATTATTAATGGCCGATGCTGGGCCGATCCGGAACTCAATACGAAAGACGCCATCACCGCCGGGCACGTCTATTTTAATTTCGACTTCACCCCGGCCTATCCCGCCGAACACATCACCTTCCGTAGTCGGCTCACCAGTGATTATCTGGTGGAGGTGTTCTAATGTCCGCACCGCGTCATCTGCTCAAACACCTGAACCTGTTCATTGATGGCAAAGGCTATGCAGGGCAGGTCGAAGACATCAACCTGCCAAAATTGACCTTAAAAACCGAAGAGTTCCGCGGCGGCGGCATGCTGGCCCCTGTGGAACTCACGATGGGCATGGAGAAGCTCGAAACCGATGTCAGCTTGATCTGCTACAGCAGCGACGCACTCCTGCTGTTCGGCGTCACCGAAGGAAAGCAGGTGAACTGCACCGTGCGTGGCTTTCTGGAATCCTTCGATGGGACGACGACAACCCTTGCGATCCATCTGCGCGGCAAAGTCAAAGAAATCGACCGCGGCACCTGGAAACCGGCTGACAAATCCACCCTAAAACTGGCCTTGGCACTGAGCTACTACAAAGAAGTACACAACGCCACCGTCATTCATGAAATCGACGTAGAAAACATGATCTTCCAGCAAAACGGCATTGATCTGCTCGCCCCCGCTCGCAACGCACTAGGACTCTAACCATGACCGGACCGACCACTGATAAACCGTACCTCCGCGAAGCAGAAGGCGGCGTACGCATCACCTTCGCCTCACCCGTCAGCATCAATGGCACCACCGTCAATGAACTATGGATGCGCGAACCGACCGCAGGGGATATGAAACGCTCCTTTGCACTCCCAGGCAACGAAGGCGAACGCGAATTGCGCCTCTTCTCCAACCTTCTGGAAGTGGCCCCCGAAGCCTTAGAAACCTTCAGCCTGCGTAACTACAAACGGCTACAGGAGGCCTTCCTGATTTTTATCGAGTGAGGCTAACGCTGGAGGAACTCCGCCAAGGCGTTCTGGCCCTAGCCTCACATACAGGATGGTCGCTCGTGGACATTCTCGCGCTCCCGATGCGTGAATTCCTATTCTGGATCGACGGATTACCGCGCGATGGCGAGTAAAAAACAATTCCACGCAAGCCTGATCATTGCTGGGCACCTGTCCAGCACATTGAAAAGCGCCTTCGGGTCCACACAGCGCAACGTACAACGGATTGGCGCGGCGGTCACCACACTCTCGCGGCAGCAACGTCTGCTCGGGCAAGGCATTCAAACTTTTGGGCGCATGGGCCGTAATATTGACGGGCTGCGCACCCGGTATGACGCATTAACCAGACAATTAGAACGCACCCGCGCCGCGCAACAGCGGCTCAACCACGCACAATCGGCCCTTGAAGGACACCGCGCCCACCTTTCGCAGACGCGCGGACAGCTCGGGGGTGCCGTAGGGACCTTGGGGGCCGTCTCGGCTGCCGCGTTTTTTCCCATCAAGGCGGCGGTTGAGTTTGAAACCGCCATGCTTGGCATTGTCAAGCAAGTCGATGGCGCACGCGACCCTACCGGCAAGTTGACCTGCGTGTATGAGGACATGGGCAACGCCATCCAGCAGCTCGCGCGTACGATCCCCATAGCCACCAATCAACTGGCCGACATGGTGACCGCCGGTGCCCGTATGGGCATTGCCGAAGGCATGAACCCGGAACAGGCAAGAAAAACACTGATCGAATTTACGCGCGTCTCGGCCATGGCGGCCACCGCCTTTGAGATGCCTGCTGATGAACTGGCCGACAACATGGGAAAAATCGCTGGCATTTTTAAAATCCCGATCAGCGACATTGAGCGTTTGGGCGACGCCATCAACTACCTCGATGACAACGCCATCTCTAAAGGTGGCGACATCATCAAAGTGATGCAGGGTGACCTGGCCGGAGCGGCCTCCACCATGGGCTTATCCGCCAAAAATGCGGCGGCGCTGGCGTCTACCTTCCTCACCCTGGGGGAATCTGCCGAACGCGCTGATACTGCGGCCTCTGGACTGCTACGGCAATTACAAATTGCCAAAATGAACCCCAAACGCTTCCAGATCGGCGTGGGGATGTTAGGCATGACCGCTGACCAACTCCAAAAAGGAATGGTCACCGATCCTCAGTCGATGATTCTGGACGTCCTCACACGCATTAAAAAGCTGCCGATCGAACAGCAAATGGAGGCCGTTACACGCCTGTTCGGCAAAGACTGGGGCGGTGCCATTGCCAAGCTGGCTAACGGTGTGGATGAATACCGCCGCCAACTGGCGCTTGCCAATGGCGAAGCCGCCAAAGGCAGCATGTCGCGGGAATTCCAAGCCAGACAGCGCACCACAGCCGCACAGTGGCAGATCACCAAAAATCGCCTCACCGAGCTTTCCGTAGCCATTGGTAACGCCTTACTGCCTGCCATCAACGACCTGTTAGCGTCCTCGGCTCCGGTCATTGAGCGATTTGCAGCATGGACACAAAAACATCCCGGCGTAGTGAAAGCAGTGCTGGGAACCGCCCTGGCCTTGGCCGGTTTCAGAGTCGCCGTCATCGCCCTGCGCTTTGCCTTTGCCGCCCTTCACTATCCCCTGTTGCTCGGACTACGCCTGATCGCCTCATGGAGGGCGGTTGGCACCTTGGCTTCTATGGCCCAAGTACGCACCGCCGCCCTGTCCCTGGGCCGTGTGACAGGTCGCCTGTTACCTGTAGCGTTTATGGCCGCTGGCCGTGCCGCACTGTGGCTGGGTCGCCTCTTACTCATGAATCCGATTGGACTGGCCGTCACCGCGATTGCTTCAGGTGCGTTGCTGATCATCCAACACTGGAACACCATCAAACCGTGGATGACTTCGCTATGGGAGGATGTCAAAACGATCTTCAGCGGCGCCTGGGATGGGATTACAGGCATTTTCACCGGCAACTTCGACCGTGTGAAAAACGGATTCAAAACCATGTTTGATGGCGTCGGCACCATCGCCACAGCCTTCTTCGACAAACTCAAATCACTATGGGATTGGGCCACCGAAAAGTTCACCACAATGAAACAATGGTTAGGCATCGGCGACAGCCTGACCCAACACACCCTTGCTACCGCAGGTGCAGGCGCAGCCCCCACAGCAACGGTGCGCATGCCGCCATTGGCGCAACAGCATAGGACAAACAATGCGGATTACCGTAGCTACGCCACCTACAACATCACCCAACAACCGGGCGAACGTGGCGAAACCCTAGCACGCCGCATCGCCGCACACTCCAACCCATCACAGAGGCCACCACGCAGCGCCCTGTACGACGATGCCAGAGGCCAAGAATGATCCGTCACACCCTGTGGGACACTGTCGCCGCACCCCTTCAAAACGCATTCCAAACCAACACCAGCGGTAACCGGCCTGTCCTGATGATGCTAGGCGGCTACACCTTCTCACTGGCTAGCCTCGTCTACCAAGAACTCGCCCGCGTGAACGAATACCGCTGGGCCGCCATCGAACGCTATGGGCAGCGCGATGCGCGCCAATACACCGGCCCAGGGGAGGAAAGTATCGAGCTGCCCGGTATTGCCTACCCAGATTGGCAAGGCCAAGGCGCCTCATTGGAGGAATTACGCGCCTTGGCCGCCCAAGGCAACCCCTTACAGCTCATTGATAGCAATGGCGTCATCCATGGCTGGTATGTCATCGAACGCATTGAAGAACGCCAAAGCAACCATCACCCCAACGGCACACCACGGCGCATTGAATTCACACTCGCCTTACAACGCGTCAACGACGACCAGGCCGTAGAGGCCACCCCGTGAGCCTGCACATCTATCGCACACGCCACGGTGACACCGTCGATTGGCTCGCATGGAAGTATTACGCACGCACCGATGCCGCCATCATCTCGGCGATTTATGAAGCAAACCACGGCTTAGCCGCCTGGGGGCCCGTGCTGCCGGAAGCTATCGCGATCACCTTGCCAGACCCTGCGGTCACACCGCACACCCTTCCAGGAGTCGCATTGTGGGAGTGACGCCCTCCTACCGGCTCATCGCCAACGACAACGATATTACCGCCCTCATCACCGCACGCATGGCAAGCCTACAGCTGTCCGATGAGTCCGGAAGTCATGCTGATACCTTGGAAGTGGTCCTGGCTGATCATCTGCCTAACGCCCCGCTCAAGCTGCCACCGATGGGTGCAGAACTGGAACTGGCATTAGGCTACGACGGCCAATTACGCCCGATGGGCGTTTTTGTGTGTAACGAAATCCAATTGTCCGGATGGCCGACCACAATGACCCTGCGCGCCCACGCTGCCCCCTGGGAAGGCACCCCCAAAGGCAAAAGTGACCTGCAAACCCAAAAAACCCGCTCCTGGCCTGCCGGAACCACACTCGGTGCCATGCTGTCCACAATGGCTGCCGAACATGGCATGACCTCCGCGATCTCCCCGTCACTATCAGGCGTGGCATTACCACACATTGATCAGACAGAAGAATCAGATATCAACGTCCTGCTACGGCTAGCACAGCGGTACGATGCGATTGCTAAACCTGCCGGAGGCCGACTGATTTTTGCCAAACGCGGTGAGTCTAAAAGCGTCACAGGCATTGATATGCCACGCGTCACCTTGACACCTGATGAGATTGCCTCCTGGCAAATGACCTACGCAACGCGGGATAGCCCCGGCACAGTGGTTGCCTTCTACCGTCTGGCACGCCGCGCTGAACTGCATCAAGTCAGCGTCGGCGACGGGCATCCCGTTCACCGCATCAAACAATATCTGCCTGATGCTGCTGCCGCCATCGCTGCCGCCCGTGGAGAACTCTCACGTCGCGCCCGCGCTGAAACCAAACTCACTCTAGAGATGGCAGGGCGTGCGGAGCTGTCCGCAGAAGCCGTCTTGACACTCAACGGCTGGCGGGAAGGAGTTAATGGCGATTGGCTCGTCACCCGTGTGCAACATTGCTTAGACAAAAACGGTTACCGATGCAGCGTCGAAGCCGAGCGGCCCAACAGCCATCCAGATGTTGCTGCCGCCATCAACACGCAAGTACGCGATCACGTCGTACGCCCCTCCAGCACCCAGCACCCAAAAACATAG